GTCCGACTTCGAGGCCATCCAGGGTGAGATCAGGGAGTACGGCAAGGAGAAGCGGGACGCCTTCAACGACCACTTCCGGACCAACATCACCACCGTTGCAATCCCATACGGTGATGAGAAGGCGGTGCAGGTCATTTGCGCCAACCGGTACTCGGTCAAGAAGGACATCATCCTGAACAACAAGGCGGCGTTGGGCTCGACGGTGAATGATCTTTTCACGATTGAGACCACGCGTTCGCTCAAGGCCAAGGGAGAGGACCTGCTTCGTCGGCTCCTCGTCGAGGTCGGTGTTCAGGCGAAGGACGTGGAGTTCGTCCTCAACGAGCTTACTGAGGTCGAGCACACGGTCAAGACGGTGGAGGATTACGAGCAGAAGGCCAAGCTTGTGACCGATACCGGAGTTCAGGAGATCTTGGCTCAGGCGGTCTCCCGCGCCTCCCCTGCTCTCAAGTTCGTCGGTTAGTTCTTAATCCGATGTGGGGGGAGGGGTCTAAGCGACCCCTCCCCCCACATCTTTCCTGGAGGTCCATATGGTCCCGAACGTTCTTGTCAGCTATGTTCCCCTATTCTATGGTCAGCCCGGAACCATCCTTGAGAAGGATGGTGAAGTTGAAAAGACCCTTAAGGATGCCTTCGATCAGGAAGTTGGTCACTCCAAGGGAGCTGCCTGGTCTCTCGAGGAGGATGGGTCTTCCGCCGTGACCCTGATTCTCGACAAGGCTACTGAGATTTCTAAACACTTGATGGCGTGGTCTGAGAATAAGCCGAGTGATTGGTTCACATTCCAGATCGTAAAGAATGACGGTGGTTACGCGATTGCCATCATGCCCGAAATGGAAAAGTCGATGGTGCGGTTCAAGTCGACCTACAAGGTGGCGGACGAGGAGGCGAAGTCGGTGCGAATCATCTTCCGACCGCTCACCTTCTCATCTGAGTCCGTATCAGCGCTCAATGGAGCGGAACCGAACATCAAGGACGAAATTCGGGTCTATGTGTTGGACGCCGATCTGGTGAACGAAAAGAAGTTCTCCCCGAATCATTTGAACCACCGGGTTGAATTAGGTAAGTTCAAGGTGGTTCGTGACGGTTTCGCCAAGCAGTACCTGGAAGAGATGATCGCGAGCGAAAAGAATTAGGAAACAAGAGAAATAAGTAAAGTTTGGGGACTTCTCCTTCGGGGGAAGTCCCCAAACTTTTATAAGCATATATGAGTATGGATTTATTTGAAAAAATTGCTAAAAGAATCGCTTCTAACTATAAGCGGCAGCGATTTACATGTAAGGGAAATCGTTGGAAAGTGCCGGATCTGCTTAACTTCATCAAAGAGCAGGAGATAGAGCTCGTGATGTATCCGGTCGCTCCATTATATGAAAGAGTGTCAACCTCTCCTGAAGGATACTTCGACGAGCCCTTTGAGAGCCCCGAGTTTATCGAAAGAGCCATGAAGTCCGATTACAACACCTATCCGGTCGTACTCTTTGATCTTCCAGATAAAATCCGGATCGCTGACGGAAATCACCGGGTGTATAAGGCGTTCAAGGATGGGGCAGAATTCATCCCAGCATATGTATTATCTGAAGAGCAGGTATGGCAGGCCCCGCACGCTCCCGTAGAAGAATCTGCTTCAGATTAGGTAATTGTTTAAAAACCAATAATTATTTTGAAAATCACCCGAATGACTCAGGGCTGGGACATGTCTTGGGTTGTATTATGACTTAACGGAAATTTCCTGAAAACTTAGTTTCTTTTATGGGAGAATCATATGATCGAAAGATACGCGCAGCCTGAGATGACTGAAATCTTCTCGGACCGGACTAAGTTAGAGCTCATGATCTCGGTTGAGAAGGCTGCCGCCTCGGCGATGGCTTACAAGGGCCTAATCCCGGTTGATGCCGAGATTGCTATCAATAACTACAAGGTCGATTTCGACGATGCGCTCCAAAGAATTCCTGAGATCGAAAAAGAGACTCGGCACGACGTCCTGGCGGTTTTGAAGTACCTAGAGTCGAAGATCGGTCCTGAGGGAAGGTACCTTCACCGAGGGATGACGAGCTCTGATGTCCAGGATACCGTTCTAGCCATACAACTCGTCCGGGCCGGGCGGATTATCTTGAAAGAGTCCAAGATTTTGAGGGATTTCCTTAAAGAAACTGCGATCAAGTACAAGAAGACTCCGTGCGTTGGAAGATCCCACGGAATGCACGCTGAGGTAACGACGTTTGGACTCAAGGTCCTCAGCTGGCATGGCTATGTTGCCAGGGCCCTCAAATTATTTGAAACGGCTCTGTCTGAAGTCGGTTATGGGAAGATATCGGGCGCCGTCGGAACTTATGCCCATCTGAGCCCTGAAGTCGAGGAATCAGCTTTATGGCGAATGGGTTTAAAGTGCCAATACCCTTCAACGCAAATTGTGCCGAGGGATCGGATAGCTAATTTGATGGCGGCGATGGCCTCGATGGGAAATGCGATTGAAGTAATTGCCCTGGAAATCCGCCATTTATCTCGAACGGAAGTTTCAGAGGTCGCAGAATCTTTTGCAAAGGGACAAATGGGCTCGAGTGCGATGCCCCACAAGAAGAATCCGATTGTTTCGGAACAGATGTGTGGTTTAAATAGAATCCTTAAAGGATATCTAATACCGGCCTTTGAAGACGTTCCCCTCTGGCATGAAAGAGATATCTCCCACTCCTCTGTAGAGAGATTGATTGTTCCAGACGCATTCCATATCTTGAAATACATGATCTCAAAGACAACTGGGATGGTTTTGAATTTAGTCGTGAATTCCGAAAGGATGGAGTCTAACCTAAGGATGACTCTTGGAAATATCTTTTCGGGATCGTTATTACTTAAAGTGTCCGATCGGGTCGGGCGGGACGAGGCCTACACGTACGTTCAGCAGTTAGTGCATACCGAGTCGACCCATTCGCTTAATTTCCGAGTGAGGAAAGACGAGAAAATTATGGGGTGGCTGACCAAGGAGGAGATTGAAGAGGTGTTCAGTATATCTCACCATCTAAGACATGTCGATGAAATATTTGACCGAGCTCTGAGAGATGGCTAAACCAAACATGCTTAAAATGAGTTGCACGATTCAAGATGGGTGGGGTTATGTCGAATTTTCCAAGCGGGCCGCATATGAGACCCAAGAGCTCATAAGAGATTGTATCCACGAGCAATCTAAGTTCGGCTATGGGATGGCGACCGTTCACCGTCTTTCCCGTATGTATATGGAACTGGATAAATCCACGAACCTCGAAATGCTGTCGAGGGAAGACTTGGATTGTCTCAGGAAGTGCCTTCCGACTGTTGAAATTGAAAACCAAATGAACTGGTTCTATCGGGCGAATTTCTTTAAGCCAGATCAGGGGAAGTTCAAAGAGGCCAGTCAGATTTGCAAATCAATGTTCTCGATTCATGAGGAATAACGAGACAGTCTCACTAAACGATTGTTCATTTTGAGACATTAATTCGTTCGAAAAACAAATCTCTGTCTAAGTATATGGCAGAGATTTTCACAGTATATGGCATATATTTCGTCAATGTGTGGCATATATTTTAACAACATAACGGATAAATCGCTGTGTTGAAGGAATTTAAACAGGCATTCCTACAAGCGTTCGTTGAAACCGTCGTTCGGGGTTATCCGGAGAAATCTAGATTCAAGAAGGTCAAATTGGAAGATAGATCCTGGAGCGTTTGGATACTCGAGACCAAAGAGGGGATGCAGCTCCTCTCTGTCCAGGGCTATATCGACGATGCAATTCCGGAAGACGGCTCGTTTATTGGCGCGTTTGAATTGTGTGGCAATCTTACTGAAGTCGAAGCGGACCAGATGATGGATCGAATTGCTAAAGAGAGATCTGCAAGCCCCTAAAATCCCGAAAAGAGAATATAATACCTATACGGGGCCGTTCAAACGTATATTTGATTTTTTACGGGTTTCGAGGTTTTTACGGGTTTCGAGGGTTTTGCAGGTTTTCTCCGTATTTAGTTTCGAGGTTTATCCAGGTTCCCGAGTCATTTGCGAGGTTTTACGATTGATGGGGGGGGGTTGTGCAGGTTTACGAGGGAGTGATGGGTTACGGAGGGTTTATGGGATTCCAGATTGCTTTACAGGGTTCCGGATATTTATAAAATTTCGTGAATTTGATGTGATATAACCGGATTGAGTATTGTCCGGTATGAGAGCCCGGTTTACCTTGACTCCCGATCCCGTACAATTTCGTCTTATGCTAAACGAATTTCCTCCACGTTCCTCCCGTAAGCTTCCCGTTTTGGAGTTAGAACCCCGTAACGTCTTCTTTAATCTATCTCGTTCCGAAGTCCTTTTAAGCGGTTTCGGAACCGTTTCGGTTTCTCGTACCGATTCAACCCCGTTTCGTCCTTCCTGTGTTGTCCGAAGGGTGTTCCTTGCCTTTCCTAGGGGGTCTCGATTCGACTTGATTATCGAGTTCGTCGGTAAGACTTCCCGCAAATTAATATAATTATTATATCGGCTAAATGAGGCCCATATAGTGTGGCGCTTCCGACGTTTTCGGAATTCTAAGTGTCTAATTTATCGATGAGACCCTAATAAGCCGTGGAAACGGATCCGATCGATTTTGACGAATTCGTGAACCGCCGTTCATACCTGAACGAAAGTTCATGATAAAATTGTTACCCGATATCTATATACCGTTCATTTATCCGATCTTCCGAAGCCGTTTACACTTTTACTAAGATCTCATCGATATGAGCTTAATTGAAAAGATCGCTTCTCGAATTTCACGTTTAGCCGCCTTGGTTGAAATCGTCGATTTAAGTCAGATGAAGCATCCAGAGGATCTTGATAACATTCAGATCTTCGAGAAATCCGACCCCAAGTACGATTCGGTTTTTAAATTCTTCGAGACCTTTGACATCCCCGTTAGCGTCTTCCGCGTCACCCAGACGGTCCCCGGATATTTTAACAAGACCCCAGCCGAATTCCTCGAGACCATCCGGAAGATCCACAATCCGAACGCCATCAACGTTATCCACACCGAAACCGCCGATATGTCTCCCGGATGGGTCGCACACGACTTATTCCACGTCTTACTGGAGCGCAACCCCGATCACGACATTCTCGCGGGCGTCATAGGCGATAACGTTTTGGCGGGTTTACTCGATCTAGATCAGTGGCGCTCTGAATTTGATCGAGCATTCCGCAAGGATTTTGCCACCGCTTTATCCGAATATTCCGAAGGCGCCGACATTGAAACCGGTCCAATATCCGACATGGTTATGCGGTACATTTCGGACACACGTCTCAAGAATAAGTTGGTCTCAGTCAAGCTCAATCAAGACACCGATATGTACCCAGATCTCTTCATAAGTTGGGTCCTAAGGAACGGTCAATATCGTTCGGTTCCTCTCCGGTACGTCTCGACCTATCTCAATAAATTCGATAACTCCGAAGGTGTGGAACTCGGGAACACTTCGAATCCTGTATTCTATGAAGTAACAGTCGGATTTAATAAAGGGCGCGATGCCTACGGCTATCTTGGAGCCTTTAAGATACTTCCAGACGATCCATCACTTCCCGCACTGACCGAGACTCTCGATCGGTTTAATCGGACCGCTTACGACACAGTTCGAAGCAATTTCCAACGTTTCATCGGTCGTGACTTCATCGTTTAAGGATTCGACTTGACCTCCCCAGATTCGTCCTCGATCGCGAAGGTTCAGCAGAATCTTCAGCGGATCCAAGCCTTTAACGATTACATATACAATAACGGCGGTTCCTATATCGCCAATTGTTACTTGCTTCTGACCGCTCAGGACGACCATGACCCCGGTCTCCAAGTCGGCATCGATCTTCTCGAGGGTGCTTTCGGCGTCGTCGGATCCTTCGGCGCGTTCGGCGGTTTCGCCGCCTGTTTTATGTGCGCTGAGGTCTCCGCCTGGACCTCAGATACTCCCCCGAACCTAAATTCGACTTTCGCCGACATGACCACACGGTTCCAGAAGTCGTCGATGGCTTTCGACTATAAGTGCGCTTTATATGCTTCCGATCCGGTCACTTATTGGGATAAGACCTTCACTTGGAACGGTCAGACCATCACGCTTGGCGATCTCGCCACAATCGACTTTCCAGCCGAATCTGACCCGCAGTTCTTCCCGATGGCCGAGGCCTCTCTCGAGTCCCTTGATATCACCATATGGAAGACCGTCCTTCGGCAAAATTGTTGGCTAACCCTTTGGCTCACGAACGGGGCACCAGAGAAGCTGTATGTCGATGATATCCTAGCCTGGGATGAGAATTATATAGCTCTCCATCCCGCATGGTACTGCACATGGGAATGGCATAATAAGTCCGGTCTCTTCGACTCTTCCTATTGGGCCGTTAAGGAATGGAACCTGAATTTCGGGTCGGGTCGATATAAGGCTAATAACGTCCCGGATGCTGCCTGCGATTATCTCTTCACAGACTCTTCGGACGGACACGTCATAAATCCGGAAGGTCTCGCTTCCCGCCGTGATGTTTTTGAAAAATGGGGAATCCGAACCGACATCGTGTCCGAATGATATCGATTTTCGCGTCTTAATTTGTATATATACTTAGGAGACCCTTATGGACCTAAAGAATGTCGCAAACCGCATCGCGAGATCCGGACACACGGCTGGTATCCTAGACGACGCATACGCCTCAATATATCGGGTCCTAAGCGGAAAACCCTCAGACTCTCAGATTAAGAGCACCCTCAAGGACTTCGCCACGAGTCTTGATGAGGCTCTAGGCGACCTTTGCAATAAGGTCTTTAAAACCTACGCCGATCTCGATCGAGCAGGTCACGGCATTATGGTGACTTATAAAGACATTAAGTCGGGTTACCAACCTCACGATCGGATCAAAGACTATACTTCCTATCTCGCAAAATCCTTTAGAGAGTTTAGAGAAGCCAGCGAAGCCTTAACCAGGGCGGTTTCTGAGGTGCAAAAATCGCCGGTCCTTGCGGAGATGAAAGATAAAGCCTCCCACGATAACCGCTTTAAAACCATAGTCAAGGCGGTTGAGTCGATCAAGTTCCCGTCAATCGATGACTCTGAAGCTTACGGAGTTCGACCAAGCCAGTCACTCCCTAACGATTTGTCGATCGGCAAGATCTACGACAATATTGAAGTCGCTTATTCTTGGTACACCAACTGCCTGCAGCCTGGGAAATCTATACCAAACCAAGCCAACGACATGGTAAAGAAGATACAGTCGACCATTGAGAGTCTACCTAGGGTGATCGATTCAGTCAAATTCGTACCTGGCCGAAACCAGTAGGCTCACCAGATCAAGGCAGGTCACAATTCTGATTTGACCGGTGTATTCTGAATCATGCGACACATACTATCTGTAGCTGCTGTCATACTGATGTGTGATACTGATCCGAAGACGTGCTCGGACTGTATCGATTTCTGTCATCCCGCCACCTTAAAGCAGTGTCTGCCGTACAATGGCGGCGTCACCTGCGTATGTAATGACGACGCATTTCGGAAGCCGGACATCAAGCCGAAATTACCGGTCAGATAGACTCGCCGCGATTGCCTTCTTGAATTTAGTGGTTGACCATCCGTGTGATCGGTCCATGTATACTATCTTCCCACAATATTCTTGACCAGTAGCATATTTCCCTATATAGTCATCTCCTAATATCCGGATGTCGAACATATGGTGTTTCATAATAGCATATAGATCTGCTTCCGTATCATATTCAATTACTTCATCTATATGGCGTATAGATAGTAGCATCATCTTTCGATCGTTAAGTGATAGTATAGGAGGCAGTTTTTCCGGACGTTCATATGATGGATCGTTATGTAATGCAATGGTCAAATGGTCACAATGAGCTTTTGCCTCTCGGAACATGTGGATATATCCGGGATGCAAAACGTCAAAATTACCGGCAATTATACCTTTCATTGTTTGTCCTCTGTAGAGTATTAAAACCCAGGAGAATTAAATGATCCTAGCAGACTGGATTTCAGAGAATACCGAAAACACGAAAGTTACGGTAGAATTCGGGTCCATGTTTTTTGATAAATTAAGTCATAGCCAGTCTTTAAAGAAGATAGGAATAGAAATTCATAAGCCATACATAGATCGAGCTAAATATTTTGATTGTTTAAAAATATGCGGGGACTTTAAGAACTTTGAAGACTATATCGCGGAATCTGATATGGACGTGGCTATGTTTATCGATACCTTAGAACATTTAAACCGATCGGAAGCTTTCGAGCTCATGAGTCGTGTGATGCAGAAATTTAAAAAAGTCATTCTAATGATTCCAGAGGGTTTGCATGAGCAACATCACGACCATTTTAACCTTGGAGCAGACAAACATCAGACACATCGAAGTACATGGTTCCGTGATGATGTTGAAGCCCTAGGATTCTCGAATATCGTAGTCGACCCTATTTTCCATCGTGGATCAAAGTCTCCAGGTTGTATCTTCGCAGTTTGGGAGAAACAGCGTGCTTGATTTGACTTCAGTGCCGCATTTTAGGTTTGCAGTTAAAAAGCACGGTGCTCCGATAATATATGATTCAGGAACATCTTGGAAGTTAACTAGTATCCCAAAGGAGGCTCACTTCTATTGGGGATCTTCCTCTATGCCATTTTTAAGAGCTATGACTATAGTATCATTCGCTAAACACAATCCTGATTGGTCCATTAATCTGTATATTCCATCAGCGGTTAACAATAAAGGTAGCAACGGGTACAATATTGAAGCATCCAGTCTATCGATCGACGATAGTATCGCAGAAGTCATATCGATTCCGAACTGCACCATCTGGAAAACGGATTGTTTACTGGAAAAATCCGCAAACATGACCGAAGTCCAGAAATCAGATTTAATTAGATGGGCTTTATTAAGCCATGTTGGCGGAGCTTGGTTTGATATGGATATATTATTCCTAAATCCGATAGGGTCTATCTATTTCAATACAGCTGAGAATTCATCGACTGATACAGTAGTATGCTTCGATCATCGACATGGGGGAGAGATGTTATATGGCGCTTTATTCTCATCGGTTAATAATAGGTTCTTCTTAGATTTATTCTCGCGTTGTGTCCTTAATGATGACTTGCATAACCATTTCTCGCTGGGCGCCCGGATGATAAAGAATTTGGGTATCACCGCTTCTACAATTAATGATCTTTATCGCGGCTTGAGTATAGTGTCTATGAATTTAGATAGTTTTTACTTAAAAAGTTATAAGGAAATGCGAACCGTCCACGAGCAGAATTGTTTTCATGAATATCTTAACCGACAGTGTATCGGAATACACTGGTTTGGTGGACTGACCATGTCTGCGGAATCAATACGGAGAATTACTAAACAAAACTACGATGACTTCGACGACACTTTATGTAAGGCAATTAGTCATACTATGAGAGCATAGCTAATTTATTCAGGTAAGCATATAAATGAAAGGTGTTTGGACTTGCTCACACAGACCGCGTAATGCATTTGAACGATCCCCAATCTCTACCTTGATTAGCCACCAGTGTGTTAGAATCCCTAAACAAAGCGAACAGTTTATCGTTTAAGGGTAATTTAGACCAGTGGCTACGTGGATGACATAGATGAAGCCCCGATATCTCTTCATCTAGTATTAGCTCCACTCCAGAGAGTCTCACGCGACGAATGAAATCATCGTCCTCATATCCTTGTCCGTTCATGAATAGCTCTTCAATTCCTTGGATCGCAACGAAATCCTGTTTACGCATGGCTCCGAGGAAGTATGCACAATCCCTCCAATTTGATCTATTGCATACGGCTTCTCCGCATTTAATCGAGTATTTAGACTTCAGGAAGGTGCTCGAGAAATCCGTGGATATGAACGGTTTGACATTTTCTGCTGGTTGTTCGTTTATCCACGCATAAACGAATTTCTTTTTTCCGTCTTTAAACTGGTTTTTTATTTGTTCAACATTCGTAGTTGCGTTTACGACTTCTGGTGATGTTAGTACTATTATGTCGCCTTTAGCTTTACGGACCGCGATGTTTTGCTGTAGTGCTGGATTAATTTTTTCTAATGAATGAGTTAGCTTCAAATCAATTAGTTTATGATCTACAAAGTGTAACTGAATTTGTAGACCCAATTCTCGGTATTTTTTGACTAGAGCGCATATAGGTGCTGTATCTGAGGAATTATCGGCGATAACCACCTCGAAATCTTTATCCGTTTGGTTTGCTAGCGATGATAAATTGATTTCGAAAAGGTCCGTTCGGTCTTTATGCGCTATACAATAGCTTATCATTTTCCGGACCCTCTTTCGAATTACCGAGTCAATTTAACAGACAGAATATCTAGAAGAGTTTTAACGAAGTCCGAAATGATCTTACAGGATTAATATGCACGCCTAAGTCGCCTGCTCAAGCATAGGTGTTTGGTTTTAACGAGCGCGCACACAAGAGGTAAAACGGGTACGGTTCTGATAAATTATTGTTAATTTACTCCATAAAAATACAACAGGGGATATCATGGGAGGCAAAGTAATCGTAACCGGAGGCGCCGGATATGTTGGTTCATTTATATGTCGAGACTTAAGACTTAAAGGATTCGATCCTATCGTCGTCGATGATTTTTCAACCGGATTCAAAGAGAACGTAAGATTTGGAGAATATGAGCGGTGTGATTTACGTAATTATATGGAAGTCCAGAGGGTCTTTGAATCAATTAATGCCACAGCTGTAGTTCACGCTGCAGGATCGGTATCAGTAGAAGAGTCGGAGAGAGATCCTTCTAAATATTTCAGAAATAATGTGACGACCACAATAAACATACTAGATGCTTGTGTGAATTTAGGTGTAAAAAATGTAGTATTTAGTTCTACGGCTGCCGTATATGATGAGTCAAACGCCGATATAGATGAGATGTCCGCGATTAGGCCAGTATCGAATTATGGTGTATCTAAACACTTGGCGGAGAAGATTCTGGAATCTTACTACAGGAGCTTTGGTCTTAATGTCATAATCTTTAGGTATTTTAATGCATCGGGAGCGAATCCGGGGTTAATGCTCGGTGATCTTAGGGCCAACAAGACACATTTGATCCCCAGAGTGGTCGAAAATGCTTTATCGGGAATCACCACCATAATAAACGGCAATGATTTTAATACCTCAGATGGTACTACAGTGAGAGATTATATTCATGTTGAGGACATAGCTTCAGCGCACTCCAAAGCTATCGAATTTTTGATGGATAAATCGACGTTCTATGACACCTTTAATCTCTCTACAGGTGTTGGGACAAGTGTTAAAGAGATAATCGATGTCGTCGGACGTCGATTATGTGTGTCCGAAGCTTCTTGGTTCTATAGGTATGGTAATAGAAGACCGGGAGACTGCCAAAAGCTCACTTCCGGATCAGAGAAAGCGAAAAGGGCATTAAATTGGATGCCTACCAAGTCCCTTAAAGATATCATCGAAGATACTATAGAATACTCGAAGGCGAGAGGTAATTTCATGAAAAACGCAGGTCAACCGTCTCCTTATAGTAGCATATCACCAAATCAGTCAGCAGAGTGGATTGCTGGATACGCCGCTGGGCATGCAAACGCAATGTCTCAGATGCATGCGTTGATATCTAAGATCATAAGAGACATTGAGGTTTCAGAAATCAGTAAGCAGGAAATAATTAATAAACTCACTAACGCTTTGTGAGGAATCGATGTTTATAGACTCGAGTTCGGTATCAAACCCTCAATCTTTTTCGTCTAATACAATCACGATCACCACAGGCTCTTCATCTCTAGGCGGCGTTCAGACCCTACAGTACTCACCACCACCCATTACCTTCTCGAAAGACTATGTGAAAAGTCTCCTGGATATGATAGAGGCAGATCAAGAGTTATCTGCTCAGTTCGCTCGCATCATTGCATCTACGCTACATAACGAATGATTCATCCTACAGACCTGCAAGATTTGAAGTTACAAACAAGCCGATTTTATGCGGTATCTACAGACACCGCTAAAAACCTTATATGTGAGATACAAGGTTTTCACAGAATCTTAGAGCATCTTGCAAATGTCCTGAATATTAACAAGGATGAATTATATTCAATGTCGCCCGACCAAATATGTGTCCTTATATCGAAGAAACTTTCAAGGCCGGAGTCAAAAAGTCATGATGTGGACTAAAGACTCGTTGATTACGAATTTATCATATAGATACTTTCAGATGTAAACAAATTAACCAGAGTTATCGTTAAATAGAGATCACTATGGCGACGTTAAAATCGAATTCTCGACTCGGTATAAGCCCTGTGTGTAGCTCCATGGTGGCCTGCGACGGCATAACGGTTACCAACGGTAAAGATATTTGTGCTAGGTGTTTAAAAGCTTTGGCGAAGCGTAATGCTCCTCCAAAGCCACTCCGTGGCGAGTACTTATCTGCAACAATGGATATTAAAAAGAAGAAGCTTTGACTAGTTTTAGACTGATGATCACAGTAATAGGGACTTCACCCCTGTGATGATCGTGTCATCGTGGTTAGCCTTGTACCAGTTAACCGGAAATCCCATCGATTCTACAACTGCCCAAATATTCACCTCCCACGTAATCCGGGGTTTTATTGATTTAATGATATTCTGGGTAGCTATATGGAAATTCTTTAATGACTCCGAATCACTCGAGAGAACACCACCACAAAATCTCCACGAAATTTCGTGAATGTGATTTGTCTTTGAATTCCAGCATCCTGGAATCGTAACACCACTTGGAAGTCGATCGAATTCGACCAAATATTTTAAATGGTCTTTGTTTTTTATGACGTGCGATATTCCGAAATCTACCCACGTTACGCGAGGAAGGTCGTACCGCTGGGCTGCTTTGACACAAAATTCAGTCTTCGCGTTTTGAATGATGTGAAAGTCGAGAGTGTTTTTAGTCGGATTATCGGAAACATAAACCTCCGGATTTTTTAAATCCATAAGCTTAAACGTATCCAATTCGCGTAGATCAGTCGGTATTAAATTCACATGCGACGGAAAACGCGGAACATCTAGATTCTTGTCGAAAAATACCACGATCGGCAAACCTGTGTTGACCAAATCATTAAAGTATCTAAGGTAAGAATCGATGGGTCGGGTCGTATGGCCGTCTCTTTGAGCGAAAAATGAAGTAACTAACATGGGATACCGGAGTTTCTAACCACTTCTAAACATGAATTTAATAAGTCTGGTCTGTTAGATTCTTTGATTCGTGTGAGGCATTCAAACACGTTTTTCGTGTTTTTGACTTTAACGTTATTTTCAATGATAGAAATGTAATCAGCAGGATAGCATCTAAACAGCTCCGGATTTTCGTGATAAACTTGGAACATTATCTGTTCGTCTGCGTGTCCATATCCAAGCTCGACCATTTCATTGAATTTCGACATTGCATGGTCGCAGTATAATTTCATATTCTCGATGCTGCCAGACCAAAATGTTCCTCCAAGGCCTGCGTGACCGTAAGCATAATACTTTTCGAGATCTCCTAAAAGTGAAGGCGAGTGAGAGTTCAGAATAGCCACGTTCATCTGGTCGATATTACTATCTAATATCAGATCTAAGTCTTCTCGTCGAACGTCGCATGTTTTATAAAGCCCGAAATCCGCCCAAGCAAAATGACTCGAACCAAAAAGATCCAGATCGACTGCTTTGGAAACAAACCAAGGCTTACTGCATGTTAAAGCAAAATATTCAGGAGTATTTCTAGGGTCCGGGTTATACTGTCTTCTGTGCCTATCTGATCGAATTTTATCTAGGAGTCTGTAGTTCGGCAACAAAGATTTCGGTACGGGGATAACTACCGATCGGTCCGATCGGCAAAGAGATCTTATGTGAGATCCCATATCAGGTTCACAGAAGGTCACGATGTTGCAACCATTATTCAATAATTTTTGCCCGCTTTCAAGGTATGTCCTGATCCGATCCGACTGAATTGGATTATCATCAAGACGATAAAAAGCAGTAACTAAAGTAAAGTTATTTGTGGCCATAAATGACACTACCGAGAGACCTAAATGAAAATATATGATTGCTTCATGTTTTTCGCGGAATTCGAAATACTGGAATTAAGACTACAAGAATTGAACGACTCGGTTGATTATTTCGTTCTTACGGAGTCGAATAAAACTCACGCTTTGAGGCCTAAGCCTTTATATTTTAAGGAAAATAATCACAGATTCGAACCCTATCGAAAGAAAATAATCTACATCGAGAACTTAGATACGAACAAGTATTCGGGAGTTTGGTCTAAAGAAAATGCGGATCGCAATAGCTTATCTCGAGGTTTAGTCAACGCAGACCAAGAAGATATTATTATGATTTCAGACGTCGATGAGATTCCCGATATAAGTAATTTAGATCTTGGTTCTGTTTCTAAACCCATTACTTTAGACATGGAATACTACAACTACTACGTTAATTGTCGTAAGAACAGGTGGTGGCCCGGTACGACGCTTCACAGGTTCAGCCATGGTCGCGACCCCCAATGGTATAGAGATAACAGAGTGGAATTCCCTAGAGTGCAGAACGGTTGGCACTATTCGTATCTTGGGGGTTTCGATCGAATAAAAGAGAAGCTCAGGCATGCTCCAGATTCGATTGAATATCGCCATTTCGACTACGTTAGCGACAATTCAAATGGGGAACTAATTAAGAAACGTTTGGATGGTATGCAGGATATCTTCGGTAGAGGTGGTGATCAGACTATCAGGGTCGTAGATGCATTTGAAGGTCGTAAACCACGTAGCTTACGCGAATGGACTCAGAAGTATCCCTACATGATAAGGACGGACTTGTAATGATCGATGTGTCGCTATGTATTCCATGCGGCGCAAAGCATGTGAAATACTTGCCTGCCGCCTTGAACTCTGTGCTTACAGCTCCGGTGTTACCGGACGAGATCATAGTCTCGGTGTCTGGATGTGAAGACCAAGAATTGGTTCGCAGCATTCTTTCGTCTGTTAGCTTCCCTCGTTCTTTGGTCTTGAAAACCTTCATCTATCCTGAACAAAGAACGGCTGGACGAAATAGAAACGACTTGGCTGAGAAAGCGTCTTGCTCGATTATCTCATTCGTTGATGCTGATGACTGGTCTCATCCACAGCGAGTGTCCACTATAAAAAACATCTTTTTATCTGATGGCATTGTTCACCTCAATCATGGTCTAACATTATGTCCACCGCATCCTTACGATTCTTTCAGGTCGACGAAATATGATAGTGTCGAAATTATCGATTTAAAACCCGCTCGCGAATTTCTAGCGAAAATAGGCTCACCCAGACTAATGGGAGGTTACGGGAATTTTGAAAGAGTCCCAGGATGCCGTAATGATTTCGGCGTTCATAATGGAGCGGTAACCGTGCACAAAGATGTGTTTAAAAAGGTCAAGTTTAAGGAATCTCGCCGGGACTGGATCATAGCTGAAGACCAGGACTTTAACTATGAGGTTATGTTCCGATTTAATAAGTCGGTGCTTTGTCGAAATTCTCTTTATCTTTATAACCTTAGTGACCGGCTTAACGGAGGGTACTGATGGAGAACGTTATTTATTGTTTCTGGACTGGGTCGAACCCCATGTCCGAAAATAGAAAGCGTTGCTTATACAGCATTTTAAATGCAGGGGTCGAAGTAAGACTTGTAACCCCACAGAATCTTTCAAATTACGTGCTTCCCGATCATCCGCTACATAAGTCGTATGACTTACTAACGCCTGTTCACAAAGCGGACTACTTGAGAACTTACTTCATGCATTTTCATGGTGGCGGATACACTGATATCAAGGAAACCAAGGTCTCATGGAAGCCGTACTTTGACCTCCTTAGGAATTCCGAGAAAGTATTGTGTGGATATAAAGAGGTAGGCCCTAATGGCGTAGCAGTTGTGGAAGAACCTCTTTATTCCTTTTTAAAGACAAAATGGGAAACGCTTCCAGGAAACTGCGCTTACATATGTAAACCTCGAAGCATCATAACTACGAAGTGGCTTCATCAGTGCGAACATATTCTGGATTTGAAGTATGAACTTCTATTAAAAAACCGGCCTACTGATTACCGAGACCACTACGAAAAACCTATGGGTAACTTCTTAAAATCCAACTATCCGCTTCGCTGGTCGGAGATTTTAGGTAGTGTGTTTCAGCCCATAGCCTATCTTCACAGGGATTTGGTGGACTTAAGCCTACCACCTCCAAATTTCAATGGTTATTGGTAACCGTTATAACCAATAAGACTTCGGAGGCAATTGATCATGACACAGAATGAGCTGAAGCAGATTTCAAATGCGTGTAGTAAAAAGATGTTAGATTTAAGAGAAGCGAATTTTAGCTCTGATCCATTCAGTCATTTTTACGTCGATAACTTTTTTCCAGCAGAATTCGCTGAAAAAGTCCTCAATAATTTTCCGCCGCTAGACGACGCTTCCTGGGAGTTGTCTCAAGAAAAAGACATTGAAATAAAGTATAGATCGACTTGGAGATCAGAGTTCGACATACCTGAAGAAATCGTTAATGCAGTAAGAATTCTTAACGGTGCCGAATTTCTTGAGTCCTTATCGAAAGTGATGGGAGTAAATAAGATAATTCCAGATCCGTATTTTACGGGCGGTGGATTAAATGTCAGCTCCAAGAGCGGACTTTTAGATGTGCACGTAGATGGGAATTATCACGATGCAACCGGCTTAAATCGTCGTTTAAATGTTCTTCTTTATTTAAACAAAAATTGGGATCCGGAATGGGGAGGTCAATTCGGGTTATTCGATGAGTCAGGAGATAAATGTATAAAGAAGATCGAACCAATCTTCAATAGGTTAGTAGTTTTCGAGACTCACGATCGCAGTTTTCATGGCTTTCCCGAACCACTTAAAGTGCCAGATGGTGTCACCCGTAAATCGTTGATTTTATATTATTACACGGTTGAGAAGCGTCCGGGGCATCTCGTAACGGTTGAGGAACCCCATAGCGCGTTATGGAAAAACAGAGCTTTTCATGATAAGCGTGGTAACAAGACCAGGAATTTCACATAGCTGATATTTGGTCTCGAATTTTCGGTATCTGGAGAAAGTCATTTAAAGTGTGAACACTTTTAAGCGTTCTGTTAATGCTTATATCTGTGTTGTGTGGCATTATATCCAGATTTAGATGGAATTTATCAGCGATGGCTTGGACTAGTTCATATTTTGAAATGGAGTCGGAGAATAAATGAACGGCCCCATTTTGATATTTCTGGTGTTTGACCATCGAATATATGCAGTCTGAAAGCTGCTTCGTCGTCATGCCGTTCCACATGTGATTCATGTAGCCGTTTATGCGACCTCCATTTTGGGATTTCACCCATTCAACAAGACCCTTACTGCCAAATCGTTCTTCCCCAATTATGCTCGTTCTAATGGTCATTACATTTATGGGCTCCCCAATTGATTTCGACTTTCCGTATAAATCTAAAGCGTTGTGGGGATCTTTCTCGTCGTAATTTCCTTTCTTGCCGTCATAAACACAATCTGTACTAATGTGGAACAATTGGATGTGGTTCGCTTTGCAATAATTCGCCAATTCTAGAGGAAAAACGCCATTTATCTTAATGGTCTCAATCGGGTCAATTTCAGCTATACTTTTCACTACCCCGATACAGTTAATAATTATGTCGCTTGAGCTTAGAGCGTTCAAAGAGCATGTTTTAGGATCAAATTTGATGAATCTAGCATCTTTAAATACAGGCTCATTTCTAGTCGAATGAATGACATCTACATTACGAGACTGGAAATATTTAACCAGTTCATAACCGAGCATACCTCTTGCGCCTAGCACTACGATTCTCATATGTAGCACCCTCTCACCAAGAGCTCTTTTGCCTTCTCTATATCTTGAACTTCGGATGAGTCGAATTTAAGCATCGTCGTCTTGCGAATCGTATTGTAATTAATAGAACGATTGCGGGAAATTTCAATTTGAGGCTTCACGTATAAATATTGATTTCCATATTCGTACGCGTCCGCGCACTCGGACTCTGAAACTAGAGTCTCGTGGATCTTCTCTCCGGGTCTGATTCCTACTATGTTTATTTTAGTATCTTTATTTCCGTGCGCTTGTATTAGGCATTTGGCAATGTCGGTGATTTTAAAACTCGGCATTTTCATGACATAGGTGCCCACTCCGCACTCTCCACTAGCAGCCTTGAACAACAGCCCGACCGCTTCGGGAAGAGTTAGGAAAAACCTTGTCATTCGTTCATCGGTTATGTTTATTTGGTTGTACTTTTTTATCTGTTCGATAAACAACGGCACAACCGAACCATTCGAGCCGAGAGCGTTCCCGCCACGAATACACTGGAATTCAGTGCCTACGGAGCTTGAATTCGCAGTAATAAATATTTTTTCGGCTATCGATTTGCTGTAACCGTATAGATTTATAGGAGCACACGCTTTATCTGTCGAAACCAGTATGGCTTTCTCGACTTCGGAAGATATGCAGGCATCGCGTAAATTTGTGGTTCCTTGAATGTTAGTTTTAATGAACTCGTCAGGATTAGATTCACCAATCGGTACATGTTTCAACGCTGCTAAATGAAACACTATATCAATGCCTTTAGTAGCTTTGATTAATGAGTCTTTATCTCTAACATCACCGATGACAAATTCTAATGATGCGTCTGGTATTGACCGCTTCATCATGACTTGGGCATTCTCGTTACGAGAATAAACCCTGACGAGAGATGGATTATGATTCCTTAGAAGCTGACGGGTTAGTTCATGGCCCCATGATCCCGTTCCGCCTGTGATGAGGATGCTCTTCTTGTCGAAATTCATATTTTATCCGATATGATTTGACTAACGTTTTTGGACACTTGAGGTTCTAAGTACTCTGGAGGAATGATCCATGATCGTTTATCCATTACCATATTCAGACTGCTAAGAATGTTGTCTGGATCGTAACCGCTACAAATAGTAGAACCAGCGTCCAGCAATTCCTGTCGCTCCGTCACCGGTCTTAAAGTGACAGAAGGTATGCCCAATAAACAACATTCCTCAGGAACAGTCCCGGAATCAGAGAGAACTGCCGTAGCTTTTCTTTCAATATGTTGGAATTCAAGAAATCCGCAAGCATCACGGAGTATGACGCGATCGGGGATTGCTACTACCGATGCCGAAAGTTTCGACTTTAACCTGGGGTGAACCATTAAAACGCAGGGCAATTCTAAATGCTCTGCACACTTCCCCAGTCCTATGATGGTATTCTGGAGATTCTTAAGGTTATCGACGCATTCGGATCTATGGAGAGTAGCCAGCAAAAATCTTTCCGGCATTGGGAATTCTGAAATGCAGCGTTTGTCTTTATAGAAATTCATTACTTCTAGGATCGGATTTCCAACAACAAAGCTGTCTGCTTCCGTTCTTCCGCACTTGTATAGGTTTTTTAGCGAATGGTTAGTGTAAGCAAGGTTAAATGCTGAAGTAGCGTCTATAATTTTTCGATTGCGTTCTTCCGGTACTGAGTCATCCCAACAACGGTTACCTGCTTCAAGATGGAAGACTGGTACTCCATATCGTTCACAAATTATAGCCGAAAGACCTGAGTATGTGTCTCCGAGTATTACGGCACCATCTGGTTTTTCGGTTATCAGGATCTTTTCAACTTGAACCAAGAGATGTGCTAAATACTCGCCGGTAGTAGATCCGCGTGTAGTCAAACGGTAATCCGGCGTCCTCATATTCAAGTCAGACCAGAATATTGAGTTTAAATTTGGTTCGAAATTCTGCTGAGTGTCTACCAATATCTGCTGGAAATTGCGGTCTAATATTCTACTGATTACCGACAGCCTGATGATCTCTGGCCTTGTTCCTACTATTGTAATTAATTTTTTCACTTCAGATGACCTTTACAAGCATGCACGACGAGCCCCATTCGAAACCACGATTGGCGACTACATCTCTCTGAGGGTTAAAGGTCTTATAGTACTCCTGATTTACGAATTGATTAGAATCTTTAGAATAAGATCGATCATGGGCCAAATGAATACCTGCTACCGAATCGTTTAGAACACATTTCATTCCGATAAGTTGCACTCTACGTCCGAAGTCTATGTCCTCCCAACCAACGCCCGCCATATATTTTTCATCGATACCGCCAAGAAGAGCAAAGTTTGATCGTTTCATTGCTCCCAGATAGTATTGATAAGCTTGGAAATCTTCATGCCTACACCGAGCCGATCTTTTCGAAAGATTTTCCTTGCATATTGATTTAATGGTGCTTACTGAAATTCCTTTTTCTACCTCGGAAGCCACCATTTCTTTAGGGCGTTCATCTAACCATCCATACAGAAAGTGATTCACATGCTCCGGATTTTTAAAATATTCGCGTATCTTCTGAACGTTGGTTGTTGCGTTTATGACTTCTGGGGAAGACAAGACTATTACATCGCCCTCACACATTTTAAATGCAAAATTCTGGATAGCAGATGGGTTGACATGCCCGTCATATCTTCGTTTAAAAAACGGCGATCTGGTCGGATCCACGATGGCTGCTTTAATTCTTAATCCTTTTTTACGATATTCTTCAACAGCAGCGACCCAACCACCGGGATTATCAGAATTATCGATGGTGACTATTTCAAAGTCTATATCAGACTGACGTAGTAATGATTCTAGGTTCACTAAAAATAAATCGCTTCTATCTTTGTGAGGGTATATGAAAGAAATCATTTTATATCCTATCTATATGTATCTTACTAAGATTGATTCCGAACCCATACCATACTCCGTCCTACCACCGGGAGCATCTTTCGGGTTAAATTCGAAAAGTAATTTTCTATTTATGTAGTGATACTTATGCCACCAAGTTTTTTCGTGGCTGAGATGAATTCCTGCTACATTTTCTGATATTTTCGGAACAATTCCATGCATTTGAATCCTTCTAGCAAAGTCATCGTCCTCACAAGCGACTCCTTGCATGTAACGCTCATCAATTCCCCCGATCGCTTCAAAATGCTTTTTAAGTAAAGACCCGAGATAGTAATTGCAAGGGTTAAATGACTCCGGTCTGCATTTTGAGCTAGCTCGGGTCCAAGGGCCGCAAAATGCTTTTATAGTCTCATAAGTTAAATCAGCTTTCCTTAAATCTGCTGTTTCCTGAACCGACCTGTCATCAACCCAACCATATAAGAATTTAAACTCATTTTCTTTGGATTCGAAAAATGCTTTTATGTTTTTCACATTGTCAATAGCGTTAATTACTTCGGGCGAGGATAACGTTATGATATCTCCCGAGCTCATTTTGACCGCAAAATTCTGGCTGGCTGCGGGATTTACGTTTCCTTCGTATTTTTGGACGAAATGTACACACTTGGTAGGATCAACGATGGCCGCTTTAATGTTTAGTCCCTTTAGTCGATATTCTAGTACCAGATCGATCCATGGTTGCGGGTCATCGGAATTATCAACTGTAACGATTTCAAAATCATGGTCGGTCTGATTTAACAGAGAGTCTAAATTATGGCGGAATAATGTCGTCCGGTCTTTATGTGGATAGATATAAGATAGGGATTTTGTCATGATAAATAATCATACCAGTTAGACAATTCTGTCTACGGCTTCATAAATACCTTTTAAATCAGGAAATGGATGCGCTTGACGAAGGGGTTTAAGTGAAGCGATCTCTCGAAACCTGACTATTTCCTTTTCGGAGGTCCAAAAGTATAAGAATAGATCTTTCCGAATTTTAGAATCTATAATATGTGTCGTGCGGTCTGAAATACGACCGAACTTTTTCATATCATAATAGACGAGGACGCTAAGTGGTCGGAATATCATACGTCGCTTTAAGAATGCGGGCCATGGTGCCATAAAAACAAAGAAAAACCAAAAGAAGGTAAAACTAGGATAGATCGGGCTTAGTATTGATAAAAACGAGAGTCCACAAAGCACAATAGGGATGATATGAGAAAGATGGTAGGATACAGGCACGGACGATTTTAAAAAAGCATCAGAAATGATAAAAAGAAATTCTCTGAAGTCGTCTTCATTCTGCACATTTAAGGTTAATCTTCTTAATACTCTTAAATGTCTTACCTTCTTTTTCAAATCCTTTTTCCTGCGTGCGAAAGATCCGCTTTTTGAGTACTCCTCGATCAAAATATTACAGGCAATCCCGTAATTCATAACTCACCAATAGTTCCACTTTGTCCATTGTGTCTTGCACGGACTTCCAGGGCTATAATGCAGTTCGCCTAACTGTGGAACCACTATCACCGCAAAACAAGTGGACCTGTCGGGAGCATGCCTACAAATACCGTCGTGACCTCCGTTGCCGTGGTCACCAGCGAGATCTTTTAACATATCAACATCAATTTTTCCATGGTGATTCAGCGCCCAGCTTTGCGCTTTTTGCCTTCTATACATCGAACTTTCCGGTCTTAAATTTAAATCTTTAGAGGTCAGAATATCATAGTGGTTCGTATGGACACATATGTCTTTGTCCGGCCTTATTTCGGCTGCAGATGATGAAGTACCTTCTACCATCTTGAAATCGCCAGACCCGTTTAAAACGATATTATTGTATGAACTGCTCCTGAATGGGTTTAAAAACATGCTCATTGCATCATGTATGTCGACTGACTCTAATCCCGCTCTATATGTGAGTAATCTCGGTATGCCGGGCTTTAAATCATCACATGCGAGGGCATTACCAGAAAACACCATTCCGAACGAGTTCACCGCAAAGGAAAAGAAATATGGGTCTCTCGTGATGCCAAGGATTGAAGGTTTTCCAGTTACGGAAATTCTAATTGTGCGAGGCGAGTATCCTGGTTTTTCGTCGTTAGTATGAAGAAGGCAGGTTAATTTTGATGATGTAGAACCAGGGGCACACAAAAGATCAGTACACCGTTCAGGGACGCTAGGCAGATCTTCATAGTCCCATAGCTCTTCACAAGACGCGAAGAACAAATCCCTAAATTCCACCTTTGCGGCTTCGCATATGCCCAGCATCTCCTCACAAATGTCAGGAATAAACTGCTTGGTTATTCTCATAGATTCATCGATATAATTATCTATGAATCTATCTTTAAGTCTTTTCGGTGGATTCGATAAACTCTCATTCACCAAATCATGGATCTCCATCGGGAATGTCTGACCGATTTGGCGGCCTACTTCCCGATGGGATCCGTAAAATTCAGTGACATCCATTAGTCACCAAAACAGAAATACTGAATGTAGTCGGTCGACGTAGGAGTCGAGATGACAACTAGTTCGCACTCTGTGATCGGCGTCGCTCCAGGAGTGGTTGAGGAAGCGAAGCAGAACTCGGAGTTTGGCGGCATGCTCAAGGTGTTAGTAACTGAACTGTTTAATCTGACACCGTACTCATTAGTCCCTAAGTTCTTTAGGATCAGGACGCGCGCGTTATTCACGGATCCGAAAGGAACGGCGATCGTATCGCCTGGAGATGCACTTGTATCGACGTCGATCTGTCCTACGTTCTGCGCTGCGCAAGAAGCGGTTACAGACAATGAGACAGTTCCAGAATTAGCAGCAGATCCTGGAGGAGTGTACTGGAGGCCGACGGTGGCGGTAGCGTTCAATGCTGGCATTTGAATCTCCTATCGAGAAAGGATGATATTTGGTGTTAGTCCTTTTAGTAGCAGCCTCTTATGAAGGACGGAAAACGTGGCTACTCAAGTAAATGCATATAGAACAGGCGGCACCGTCGAATTCACGGATGCCGTGATTAATGTTCTATCAGATGCCCCTCTTGATGAGCCTTCTACTCCGATTTTTGAGAATTTAACTAAAGTCTATGCAGATCTTGGTCTAGCTAGAAATCAATTTCAACTTCTATACTTGGTCTTCCAGAAAGCTACACGCCCGAGTCCAACGCAAGTAAGTTACAGCTTTACTGCCAGATTTGCCGCTCGAACCAGTAATTTAGCTGATCCATTTCGAGGCGCAAAAGGAGATGTTGGAGCTCGAGGACCTACCGGAGCATTAGGACCTACCGGACCCATGGGGTCCATAGGGTTAGTTGGAAGCACTGGTGCTACAGGAAGTACCGGACCTACAGGTGCCTTAGGTCTAGTAGGTCCAACAGGTCCAATAGGATTTGTGGGCCCCACCGGACCGATGGGTTTAGAAGGTCTAGTCGGCCCTACGGGAAGTATGGGTCATGTCGGTCCGACAGGTCCGACTGGATTAACGGGCGACACTGGTATTCAGGGGCCTACAGGCTTCGGCGAGACCGGTCCTACAGGCTCGTCTGGTATAGAAGGTGCCACTGGCCCCACCGGCCCATTCGGTGGTCCTCCCGGACCCACCGGTCCTGTCGGTCCCACGGGTCCGACAAACGGTCCGACAGGTGCTTCGGGTCCTACAGGACCATCCGGACCGACAGGTCCAAAGGGCGATTCAGGATTCGGTGATACCGGACCCCAAGGACCTGTCGGTTCCACGGGCTCAATAGGCAACACTGGTCCAACCGGTCCAGCGGGCCAGAATGGCATCGTAGGTCCTACTGGAAGCCACGGTCTCGTAGGGCCTACTGGTCCTCAAGGTCCTACGGGTTCCAATGCGAATATTCAGTTAAAGGTGCCGCTTGCCGAGCCTATTCTGGTCGGTCAGCTTGTTGCAATTACCTCTACAGGAGCGGTGGTTGCGGATAACAATGACGCATCTCGTCTTCCTGCTGCTGGATTTGCAGTCGTTGTCGGACCCACTGACGTATATCTAACAAACGTGGGACCTGTGTATAACTTGGCAGGACTGAATCAGGGTTTAGTATACTATTTGGGTTCGACCGGGGCTGCTACGGCTACCGCTCCAAGCGGCGTCGTTATAAGTCAAACTGTCGGAGTGGCTGCAGATTCGACGTCTATCTTTGCCAACGTGAGTCCGTTTGGAATATACTACCCTTAGTGAGGCTACTATGGCTGTAAACGTTGGCGTACAGAAATTAGCGAGTAACTCGAAAAATATAATTACCGCCACAGTAGTGCTGACTTCTGATGTGGCAATTCTTGATCCTATATCGGCTCTTTCGAATCCGTCGATAATTACTCGAATATATAATCAGTTATCTATTACTCCGGAAACATATCAACTTACTCAGGTGTCGTCTGCAGCACCGTCGATATCTAACTTAGGCTACATTTATAACTTCGCAGTTCGGTTTCAGAAAATCGGGACAGTTCCCGAAACAAACCAATTCCTAGGTCCTCCTGGACCTGTTGGTGTTCAGGGACCTCGTGGTCCGGTCGGTCCCCCTGGCTTCATCGGGCCTGTAGGTCCCCCCGGAATCGAAGGCAATACGGGACCAAGGGGTCCAACCGGGTTCTCCGGGTCGCCAGGACTAGTGGGTCCTACTGGTCCAGCTGGTCTAAGCGTGGTAGGGCCAACCGGAGCTCCTGGATTAGTTGGGCCGACTGGATCTGCAGGTCTTGTAGGCCCGACTGGACCCGCTGGTAGTGGGTTGGTGACTGTGACCGCAGTAGATGGTGGCGGTCCCGAAATACTTTTATTGGCGGAAATAAATAATTTCTTTGTCGAGCTTGAAATCGACGGCGGCTCGCCTTAACCTAGGTGTAAATAATGTCTACTTCGCAAATTCAACTTCGTCGCGGTACTGCTGCTAGCTGGTCCTCCATCAATCCTGTATTGGCTCAGGGAGAGATGGGGTATGAGACCGATACTGGCAAAATTAAAATCGGTAATGGTACTACTGCGTGGAACGCACTGAGTTATTTCGCTGGCGGCGGCGGATCTGGAGATACCGGTCCTGCTGGTGCTACGGGACCCGCTGGTGCGGATGGTGCTACGGGTCCGGTCGGTCCCGCTGGTGCTACAGGTCCCGCAGGCGGTGGAGGAACCGGAGCTTTAGTATACTTCGATGAAGACCGAAGCGTGGCTTATAATACTATAGCGCTAAAACCAGATAGCGCTTTGCCATCAGATGTTAACGTCGCTCTAGTGGCCGGTTCAGGCGCTCTATTAGCTTCAATACCCGATGGGACTGTCGCTGGTGGTAATGATCGTGGCGCTTACGCTTTAGACTTCCAGCGTCTACGAGGCAATGCAAACCACGTAGCTTCCGGTGATTACAGTTACATACTTAGCGGTGCATATAATAAAGTCCAGGGTACTGGTTCAGGTATACTTTTCAGTATCGATTCGGGAGTGGTCGGTGCGTCGAACTTCCTAGCAGTCGGTAATTCAGCTTTCTTGAATGGTGATGCAAACTCAGTTCTTTTAGGCGTGAATAGCGTCGTACAGGGTACCGGGAATTTCGCTGCCGTCGCTTATGGTGCGACGATTTCTGGTTTCACTAACTCAGTACTATCTTCACCTCAAGCCTTTATCTCGGGTGATTCCAACTCCATACTTGGTGGCGAGTCTCAGCGCATCACAGGCGACCACAGTGTCATCATCAGCGGCGAGAATAACCAAGTAAACGGCGGTTATTACGCGATCATTGGTAATGGTCGTAACAACATTGTGTCAGGAACCGGAACTGGCGTTCTAATCGGTGCCGAAAACAATGTATGGGGCGACTTATCGGCTGTACTTCTTGGTCAGCTTAACTCGGTAACCGCCTCGAGTTCCATAGTTCTTAATGGCCAAAATGTGATGGTGGTTGGCGATTCTCATTTAGTGGGTGCTGGATCTGGCCATACAGCTTCTGAAGGATATGGTGTAATCCTCAACGGCGTTTCGCATCGTGTGAGTGATCAATATGCAACGGTTCTAAATGGCGAAAATAACACTTCTGGAGCAAAGTTCGCAACGATTCTTAACGGTAAGAATAACTTTGTGGGTGGGACTGCTTCTTCTGTAATAAGTGGTATGTACAACAGTGTTAACTCCCACTGGTCCGTGGCTGGCGGTGAATCGAATTTCGTAGGTGGTCGTGCGTCTGCTGTTATCGCGGGTCAAGCGAGCAATGCCAACGCCGATCTATCATTCGTGGGCGCAGGACAGCAAAACACAGTAAACGGAACAGCTTCATTAATCGGAGCAGGTCAGCGAAATACCGTATCAGATCAGTCAGCCGCGATAGTTGCTGGTAATGATAACCAGGCTTCTGGAGCTCAGTCTTTCATTGGAGCCGGTTCAAGTCATGCGGCGTCCGGACAGTATAGCTTTATCGGTTCAGGCCAATCAAATCAAGCACAGCAGCAGAGTAGTGCTGTTGTAGGCGGAACCGACAATATAGCTTACAACTTCGCTTCATTTGTCGGCGCTGGTTCGACCAATGCTAGCGGATCCGCTTATTCTGCGGTGGTTGCCGGTTATGAAAACGAAGCTTTCGGGACTGCTTCGATAGTTGGCGCAGGTATTAGCAATAATCCCAACGGAACTGCGTCTGGCATTTTTGCTGGCCGCGATAGCTACATTGAGAGCGAAAATTCGGTTATTGTCGGTGGCCAGCAGAATACGATCGAGAGCCCGTCAGATAACGCATTCATAGGGGCTGGTTCACAGAACTACGTCGGAGGCGCTTCTGGATTCGTTGGAGCGGGTCAGTTAAATCAGGTTCAGAACTCCAATTCGCTTATCGGTGCTGGTCAAAGCAACGTTGTGTCATCGACAGAATCGTCAGTATTGTCGGGTACCGGAAACGAAGTGTCGGGTAATAACTCGGCTATTTTGTCTGGAAGCTTTAACGCGGTGAAATCCACGAATTCTGCGGTGTTAAGTGGATATCAAAACACCGTCGATACCTCGGCCACCAATTCGGTGATCTTAGGCGGTCAAGGAAACACGGCGTCGGGCATCGGTTCGTTTATCGGTGGCGGCCAACAAAATATAGCACAGGGCATTCGTTCAACGGTCGTTAATGGCTTATTCAATGGGGCCGGTGCGCTTTACAGTGCTGTGATATCTGGCTATGCTAATTCCGCCATCGGTCAGTATTCTACCATATTAAACGGCTCAGGCAACACTGCATCGGGTGATTACTCAGCTATCCTGTCTGGTATCAACAACGAGACCACAGGTTTATACTCCGTCATCATTTCTGGCGAGGGCCACACGGCGTCCGGAAGCAATTCATTCATAGGCGGCGGATACAGCAACGAAGTGACTGCCCAGAATTCGTCTGTTCTAGGAGGACGAGACAACGTAGCGTCAGGGCCGAATTCAGTGGTAGCCGGAGGTTATGGAAATAGCGCCCGCACCATTTACTCCGGAATACTGGGTGGTTGGAATAACGAATCGGTCGGGTCCGCCTCAGTGATCGTCGGTGGAACCTTTAACGAAGCAGGTTCTACCGCTACCGGTATTCTTGCCGGTACTAATAACCTTGCACAGAATTTAAATTCTTCGATCGCTTCGGGTAGACAGAACGTTATTACAAACTCAAGTGCTAACGATGAGTCTAGCTTTATCGGTGCAGGCATCAGCAATGATGTATCTGGAACCGCAAACACTATTGTTGCAGGGATCGGGAATCAAGTTGGCGGAACCGGATCGGCTATTGTTGCTGGTGATTTGAATTTTATCACCAACGGAGTCTATAATTTTATCGGCGCCGGAGAAAATGTTTCCATACAGAGTTTAGACTTCGCATCCATAGTCGGTGGGAAGTTTAATCAGATGCTCACGAACGCGGACTATGCTTTTATCGGAGGCGGCCAATCAAACTCTGTTAGAGGTGTGGCCTCTGTAGTCGCTGGTGGTCGTGATAACTTGACAGGCGATGATGCAGAATATGTGGGCGTGTTAGGCGGTCGACAGAATAACATTTATGCGAGTTATTCATCCATTGTTGGTGGTAACCAGAATTCAATAGCAGCTGGAGCCGAACTTAGCGGTATTCTGTCGGGTTTCAGCAATCAAGTGTCTGCAACAGGATCAGCCATCGTCGCCGGGTATGATAACACCGTTTCCGGAAAATACTCGATCGTAGGGGCCGGTTCCTTAAACCAGGTCACCAATGAACATTCGGCTGTCGTGGGCGGTCTAAATAACTTAACATATGATGATTATTCTACGATTGCAGGCGGTGCTTATAACGTAATATTCGACGGTTCAGCCTATGGGGCGTCTGGACTAAATGTGATTGCCGGAGGTTGGCTTAATAAGATACGCGCTGATCAAAGTGGCATTTTTTCTGGCGGTAACAATACAGTAACTGCAACTTCATATAGCGTGATCGCTGGCGGTAACAATAACACTATAGACGGCTCCTATAGGTCGATGATCGGATCCGGTACTTTAAATCACATAAAGGACGGACAAGAAAGCGTTATCTTCGGGGGAAATAGGAACTACGTGACTGGGGCTAGCTGGGGTTCAGTAATTGCTGGTGGATACCATAACTCCGTATCCGGTTGGTTTTCCTCGATACCTGGTGGTCGTGGGGCCAGCGATAGAGGCACTTGGGGAGTGTTCGCCTTATCTTCTAGCAGCGTCACGGGATCTGCGCAAACGAATGTGTCGCTCAGAGGAACCGCGCAGACTTCGATCTTGCCAGTAAAAACTATTACATTTGACGGTGTTACCGAAACCACGATGACTTCATTGCAGCCGGTGTTCGGAGCAACCTCTTACGGAATTCTACAGATTCCAAACGCTTTCGCCGCTAAAGTTCGTCTGGACGTCACTGCTCGCAACGGTAATCCTGGAGAAGTCAAAGGCTGGTCTTATGATTTCATAGCTTATAATGATAGCGGAAATGTTTTCGTCGATGGTTTAACCGGAATGTCTTATGGGTCATATGGTGGGTTTACCGACCCGACAGTGACTGGCAGTAGCTCACTTGGTGGCGTTATTGTTAACGTAATTGGTCCTGGCACTACAGCCACTACATGGGCAGGCACCTTCTACTCGACCGAAGTAGCCGGTTTAGGTGGTTGGACAGGCTAAATTAGAATCATGTGATCTGCCTAGACCGGATTCATTCCGGTCTAGGCAGGTACAGTTATACATGAATCTCATATTGGTGTGTATGACCGACGTCTTAGGCATTTACGGATCTTCAAAATCCGATTTTCCTAAGAGTATGTCATACTTAGCACCGGACGCAGCTCAGGCATATATAAACATCTGCCATATCAATCGTCTCCGAATTTCTGACATGTACCGATCGCCAGAGCAGTCCTTGATAGCTCGACAGACGAAGTCTGGAGTTCAACCGCCGGGCTTTTCCGCACACAATTTTGGGGTAGCTATCGATGTGGATGTAGACGACTGTCTTTCAAGGTTTAAGAAATCAAAGCCGCAGTTTGATTCGCTAATGGAAGGCTTCGGATGGTATTGCCACCGCAAAGATGGCAAGCGCGGATTCGAAGACTGGCACTACAACTTCCTGGGTGACATGAAATCAGACCCGACCATAAAGTCCAAGTTCGAGTCCGGTAGTACCACAGCTGATGCGGTCGAAGAGAAGATTCGGTTAATGTACGGCAGCCATTTCACGCTTACTAGTAAACAAATACAATCCGAATTGTCTAAGCTAAAGCTATACTCAGGCGATATAGACGGAATTATCGGACCCCGTACCAGAATGGCAGTCTCAATATTTCAGAAGACCTGGGGTTTAAAAGAGTCTGGTGAGGCAGACGAACGCACCATGCGTACATTAGTGACAGTCGCTGCCGATAAGCACGTCATTAGTTCAGCATCCACTTTAACACATCCAGTAGGCTAAATTTAGCAATCCAAGCTTCAGCATCCATGTACCCAAACGTTACATACAGATCGTTATTCTGAAGCATCATTCCAGCTGCAAATTCTATCTTCATTTGCTCTTTTAGGAAGAATGGTTTACTGTAGGCGTTTATGAAGCCTTCGTGATTGCCGTGAATGAATCGGTGACTGTAAACGCGACCGGTCGGGAATTCTGCGACTTCGTGTATAATCCCGATGAAGCCACTTCCGTAGTTAACAAACTGACTACCTCCTCGGAAATGTTCGGCAAGGCTGCCCTGAAGTTCTACTGCCCTGGTTTTTAACTCGTTTCCATCGTAGACCGTCTGAACGCAACGGTTGAAATGACTGCTTGCATACAGCCATTTCATCTCGTTCGAGGGAACAATTGGCATCCAGTTCTTTTCTTGTCTGATGATTTTTGGCGTGATGATCGTTAGATCAGTGTACTCTTCCGTCGCTTCGTTAATTTTGGCCACTCCGATCCGACAACTACCATCGTAGGGAGCCACATCTCTGACCGTAGCAGACACGTGCAGGATACCGTTAATTTCGAATAAACGGGCATCCTCAAGACCCTCGACTGAAAATCCATTCGAGACATAGAACGGATCCTTTAGTACTGATCTTCTATATACTGAAAGATCCTCATTACAATGTAATAAAATCGATTTCGTCCTGATCTTATTATTATCTTCTGGCGGCATGATGTAGTTGCCGCTATTATACTGGTAATTGGAGCTACGAACCATAATAACAACGGAGCCATCGGATCTTCTTAAAATGCTTGGATTGAATAACGACCAATTAGGAAATGCAGGTGGTATGTCGATCTTGGCTAGAAATACCTCCATGTACTTCGATAATTTCTGAATGTGCGGTGCCCTTGCAAGTCTTGCCCTGTAACAATTCATCTGATCAGTATTGTTGTTCAAGTACTGATCACAGGTCAAGATCATTGCTTCGTGCTGATCTGCCTGGTTTGGTGCGTTTAGATTGGTATCGGACATCTTTCACCCTGGGAGCTAATCGTGAAATTCGGTTCAATTACTTTATCAGGTAACAGCTCTTCCATCATCGCTGACGCCATTTCGTCAGTAGTTGATGTTGTCGATGTAGTGATTCTTATTGATACTGGTATTTCTGATGATACTATACAGAAAGCAAGCCTAGCCGCGAAGGGCAAACTCGTTATTAAGAAATTCGCTTGGATAAATGACTTCTCGGCGGCACGCAATTATGCGCTCGAAGCGGCCAAAGAGGAGGGATGTGACTGGGCGATAATGTTAGACACTGATGAGCGGATCATTTGGAACGACGAGAATCTTACAGCCATATTAAACTCAAACACAGAAGATAAACGGAAATTTGACGTTGTGATGGTTAATTCAGTAGACGACTCATATAGCAAAGAGCGAATTTTTCGCATACCGGTTCGAGAAAAGTATTTTGGTCCGACTCATGAAACGTTCCCAGTGTATAAAGTCGGCGGTTTAATCGCCAAACGTTTAAAGTTCGTCGAGCTACCGAAATCAGACGAACAGTATCGAAAGAAATTCACTCGCGACCTCCAAATTCTTGAGAAGCACGTGCTCGAGAATCCTAAGGATCCGAGATGGTTTTATTATTTAGGAGATACTAACAAGAACTTAGGGAGATTCAAGGAAGCGATTCATGCATATGATGCTTGTTACAGAATTAACGGCTGGGATGAGGAATCTGCCTGGGCCTGCTACAGAATAGCGGAGTGTTTTGTAGCTCTAAAAGATCTTCAGTCGGCTTTAGATGCCTGTGCCAGAGGGATAGGACGACATCCAGGTATAGGCGAGTTATACTGGCTTGCTGGTTGGCTATGTTTTCAGATGAACCAGTTCTCTAAAGCGGAGTATTGGTCATATCAGGCGATCAGCGCAGGGTTTCAAGAAGGCTTTGCTTCGAAAGTGTTCCGCATCGGATTCAGACATCCGATTGGACTGTATGATGGACCGTACGACGTTTTGCGCTGGTCACTACTAAAGCAGAATAAGCCAGTGTCTGAAGAACTTCAATCGAAATTGGTAAAGGCTATGGAGGCTAGAACAAATGGAATCAAAGCAGTCACCGGAATCTAATCAGCCGGAGTCTGGTGACCAGACCGTTGATACGATGTTGAAATTCCTTAAATCCCCTCGAAACACCTTTTTAGTCGGGGCTGTAGTCGGCGTGCTTTTTACTAATGCTTACAATATCCCTCACAATGCGGAAATCGAGGTATGTAAAGCCACTGTTAAAGAACGCAATGAATTTATTACGAAGATGATAGAAGAGAATCGAATCGAAGCGGCTAGTCGGGAGAAATCTCTTGCTGCTCAGCGTGATTCATTCATCGAAATGGTAAGAGAAATGACTCAGAGAATGTCTCGCCAAACTATAACTCCGGTCATTGAATATAGATACCGGACTAAGCCTGCCGAAAGCACGAAAGAATAAACGAGAGCTTCTCGTTCAATAGAATTTTTCTTCCTAGTGATATGTGATCATGCCTGATTTCCCAGGCATGAAATTCCGTATATATACGGAGGTCACATGTCACTCGTGCTCGCTTCACCCCTACCTAAAGGCGCTGAATACCTCGCCGATATTGCGGCGAAAGTCGCCCCTCAGGGCGGTGTTTCTCCGTATCTACTTCTCGGCATTCTTTATGCTGAATCAAATTTCGGCATGGCGCTTAAGCCGACCGGTCCATCTGGATCTGGCGACTTCATAGCCCGCCCCACTTCTCCAGATCGCGACAAGAGAATGGCTTCTAATCCGCTCCCTGGCGTGGTTAAGAAGACTCTGGCTGAGGGTATTAAAGCCCGTAAAATTGCTGGCCCCTGTGAAGCCTGGGTTCCCACCACCAACGGCTGGGGATGCGGCTTATTCCAAATCGATTATGAGGCCCACTACGAATTTTGCAAGTCTGGACAGTGGACTGACCCCGAGAAGGCTTGTGCGTACGCGGTTGGAATTCTCAAGTCAGCTAGATCTTCACTCGTCAAATTAGTGCCTGGTATATCGGGCGTAAACCTGGACCGCGCCATGATCGCCAGCTATAACGCTGGTGCTGGTCGTGTTTCGAAATTCCTGAAGGAGGGAAAGTCTCTCGATGACTGCACTTTCCACCCAGGGTACGTCGACAAGATCTGCAATAAAGCCGACGCTCTTGCCGGTCATTCAGGTTCCTGGATGACTGTGGGGTAAGAAAGACCTAATCAACGCCAAGAGGAGCGAAAAATGCGTAAACATATTTTTAGTATAACTATTTCTTTTCTCCTCTTGGCTCCGGTGGTTAGTCCTGCACTAGACTCCGATTCGGATGGTCTAGATGACGCCGACGAAGTTTTAGCAGGACTACCACCGCTGGTTAGGGATTCTGATGCAGATGGTATGTGGGACGTATCAGATGATGATATGGATGGAGACGGGATACCCAATCTATCAGAGTGCAGCCTTGGCGCTACTACAGTCGTTTCTTTGGTAAATGGAAGCTTTGAATTACCAACATTTTCCGGCACAAACTTATTTTTCCCTACTGAAGCTAATATGCCGGGATGGAAGTCTACAGCTCCGGACCACACCTTCGAGCTGTGGCCTAACGGAAATTTCAGTGGGTTTAACGCCTTAGACGGGCGAGTGTTTGTCGAACTGAATGCGAATTACGTTTCAACTCTATACCAAGACGTGCCCACCACACCGGGAAACAGATTTCTTTATTCGTTCGCCCATTCAGGACGCCAGGGTACGGACACTATGGACTTCTTGCTGGGGACCCCAGGAGGCTCACTAGTCCAGCAGAGACGCTGCATAACTCCGGCCCGCACCTGGACTAGGTACAGCGGCGTTGTTCAGATTCCTGCAGGCCAAACCACCACCAGATTTGCATTTGCAAGCATCTCTTCCTCTTGTGGATCTTCATGTGGAAATTTCTTGGATGCCATTAATTTTCGTCCCGCTTGTTTTTCTGATTTCGATCAAGACGGAATCCCAGACGCTCTAGACACTGACTCCGACAACGATGGTCTATCTGACCGCGTTGAGGGGATGTCGTTTTTCCGAATTGCCGACCGAGACGATGATGGGTGGCTAGACGGAAGCGATAACTGCCCATCTATATCAAACCCTAACCAAGCTGATTTAGATAGAGACGGTATTGGCGACCTATGTGACAATGATGACGACGGCGACGAGATCGCTGACAATATCGACAACTGTCCGCTTTACAGCAACTTTGACCAATTAAACACCGACCATGATTTCTTCGGTGATGTTTGTGATGGTGATGATGATGGAGATTCCATAAGCGACGTAGTTGATAATTGTCCTCTGCATTATAACGTAGCGCAAGAAGATCTAGACGGAGATTCAATAGGCGACATATGTGACCTAGACGATGATGGTGATGGGGCTAACGATGATGCGGACAATTGTCCTTGCCTGGCTAATCCTAGCCAGGCGAATCTAGATAACGATTCTGAAGGAGATGCTTGTGATAGCGATGACGACGGAGACATGGTACCGGATGATGTTGACAACTGCTCAAGAATCGCTAATGCTGATCAGTCCGACATGGACCATGATTTAGTCGGTGACATGTGCGATAGTGATCTTGATGGAGATGGGCTTGGAAATGATCTAGATAACTGTCCGAACATATCCAACGGCGATCAACGAAACATTGACGATGATGCATTTGGAGACTCATGCGACTTAGATAAAGATAATGACAGCATCTCAAATTCAGAAGACAACTGTGATGTCATACACAACCCACTACAGTCTGATATGGATCTAGACGGTATCGGCGATGAGTGTGACTCCGACGTTGACGGAGATGAAATATCGAATCTAACGGACAACTGCCCCTTGCTTCGGAACGGAACTCAGTTTGACCAAGATCTCGATGGAATAGGAGACATCTGCGATCCGGATGTGGACGGAGATTCAGTTGTCGATGGTATCGACAACTGCCCTGGGGTGACAAACGCTAGTCAGAATGATACAGACTCAGACGGAATTGGAGATGCTTGCGATGTAGATGCTGACGGCGACGGGATAGCGGACAATCATGATAACTGCACAGGGCTATCGAACGCTGACCAGACTGATACCGACACTGACGGGATTGGTGATATGTGCGACCCCGACGCAGATGGCGACGGCGTTCCGAATATCGAGGAAGAGAAGATCGGGACAAATCCGCTTGTAGTCGATACTGATGGTGACGGGTATTCAGATGCCGAAGAAGCAAAGCAAGGTAGTAGTCCCACGGACCCTGGCCAAGTCCCACCGGGAATCTATTCAGGTGGGTGTTCTTCCTCTGGTCCCGTATCAACTGGGTCGACTACGTTCGGGTCTAATGCTCCGAACGATCGATCATCCAGTGCTTTTTATGCCTTAGCTTTTATCCCACTCTTTATGCGTCGCAAGCGGAACTTTTTCCTTGCTTTGTTGCTTGTTTCTTCGGTCGCTTCGGCAGACCAAGGTGTCCAAGTCTCCGTTCCGCGTGAATTAGAACTATCTTTGACTTCACCGGAGATAGGATCGGAATTCGTTACTGTGCCTTCCAGTCAATTTAAGGACGGCACCCATTTTTGATTGCCCCGCTGTTCTCGGTCGATCTATTAAGATGGACTGGGCAGCGGGGCGAATCGCTAAATTTGATCCCAAATCTACTAAGTTCGAGCGCTGCTTTCGCTTACGCAGGGAAGTACTGGTTTGTGGGGTTGACCTCTGAACTAATTACGAGATTAGGCTCGGAGCGCATCGGTGGATTTCAGATCTTAAAACCAGAGGCGTTCGCAGGTGCTCAATTCCGAATCAAATTCCTATCTGCAAGTGTTCGGGCTGTAACGAATATTCCGATTTCCTATAATAGCTATTTCAACTCGAGCCAGTCTTTAAACGCGATTCTCGCTCTCGGTTTTAAAATCGATAAGTTCGATGCTTCATTATCTTCTTCTTACGGCACTAGTGGATTACGCCTAAAGTCAGGCGTTAAGTATAGCTTGTTCGATTGGTTGGGGTTTTCGATCGAATCAGATTTAAGCCACCAGATCGGAACGTATTCAGTGTTTCGACTCGGTAATAGATTTTCTGCTATCGCCGGAGTTGCATTCGCTGTAAAGAGCGGACCCGGAATTCCTCGATTCGACTCCGTTTTAGGGGTTCGACTTGTACCACCCGATCCTGTGGATAGCCCGGCCGTGGTCGTTGAACGGCCACACCCAGTTGTTGTGTTGCCATTAGACCCAAAATCGGATCCAGAATCGATCGATTCGACTGCGATAGTCACACCCGTAATCCAGCCTGACGTAACCAGCGATCCCGACCTAGGCGCAAGCCCGTTGCCGGTTTTAAGTCCAGATCCTTCACCCGAGATCGTTTCGGAAGCGCCGTCTGAAATAAAACCGGTAGTTTCTAACGATATCAAGCTTCCTACAGTCGAACAGAAGAAGGTCGTATTCGATAAAACCGAGTTAAAGCAATTTGAGCTCATCGAAAAATGGCAGTACTTTCTGAAAGGTCACCCCGAGATCGAGTTAGTGAGCATTAATTTCGTCGGTGGAAAGATGAGTATGAATGAGGGCTACAACCGAATTAAAAAAGTCAAGGAATTTTTGATTTCTTCCGGTGTCGAGAAAGAAAGGATACGCCTCGGAAAAATGATTAAATTTTCGGGTGATCCGTACATAAGAATCGACATCATAAGAATCCGGGGTGAATAATGGAGGATAATCGGCCCGTATGCGACATTACGCTAAATAAGGATGGATCGATACCATTCGAATCTATCGCTAACTTAGATCCTAACTGTCGAGTGCCTAAGGCTGTTAAGAATGTAATCATACCTATGGAAGGAGAGCGAGATTCTGTGAAGAATAAAAAACATACGGAGATAAAGACCACCGAAGAAGTTACCTTAAACCAGGAGGAAGTTCCAATGGCCCAGACCGAATCAGTAAAATCAGTAGACACCCAGGTTTCTGAAGCCCCCGCAACCGTAGCTACGGTAGGTGTCGACCAAGCTGTAAGTCAGGTAAAATCTCTTATACCGGCAGGGTCAGACGCCAGTCCGGCTTTGATGATTGGCGGGGCAGCGATTCTAGCAGTCGTGGGTGCTGCGATAAAATTTGGCCCGTCGATGCTAAAAGCTCGGGCTGAAAAGGCCGAAAGAGAACACGAAGCCAAGATGAAACAGCTCGAGATCGAAGAGAAGAAGAGCGAAAAACAGGAAGACCAGCACCAACAGTGCAATGCATCAAGGCTCGCTCTTGAAGCTAAGGTGGGTGCTCTCGCTTCTCAAGTCGAATCACTATCTGGCAAAGTGGAAAAATCAGGGTCCTCTTCGTTAAGTTTAGGAGATATGGACTCTGAAGAGCTAGTGGAAAAACTCGAAAAGCATGATAAAGCGATCAAAGCCCTCGATAAGAATGTGAAGGCGTTAAAGAAAATATTAGGGTAGTCAGACGGTTAATGGTGAGGAGGAATAAGATGAAAACTAACAAACTGCTCCTCCTCACCATTGGTCTAATGCTGTTGATAATCGGAATTCAACATAAACAGCTCCAAGATGCGAATAGTAAACTGACCAAAGTAATCGATCAAAAAGACATTGGCGGTGGGATAGTTCGGTCTTCCACGTCTGTAGGCACTAGCGCCGACATAGATTCGATGGCCTTGGATGCAGGCGTCGATATTTCTCGAATTCGTTCAGATGCCACCGACAACGGAGCAGTCGTTACTGGTATAAACGTTACGACCGCCAATACGTCTGGTTCCAACTCGACCAACGTTCGAAGCAGCCGCTCTAAGCCTCGAACGGATGTCGCCCAGCCGAATTTCGGATCGTGTGTTTGTCCTCCAAATCAAGGCTCAAGCTCGGATATAAAGATCCCACCACCTACGGCTCCCGCTTGTGCACCCGGAAGGTACGAAAATTCGGAGCAGGTGTTGGATATTAACGAGCCTGTAACGGACCAAAATATCCCATTCGGGGAAGTCACTTTTAAGGCTTGGAAAGAGGATCCGTGGAGTCTATCAGTGTTCCCCCGAAGCTATAAATCATCCGTGGTATTTGCAGAGGATGATGATGGAAGAAAAATCGCATATTCGCACATGGAGATCATACAAGGAGATAATAAAGTCACCTTGCCGATTTCAACGGCCGAAATGGTCATGACCCCGAAACCAGCTAAGTTTAGGTGGGCGAGTCGACTTCATCTAGGGGTATCGGGAGGTATCCACACCACCCTTGGAATTACTGGTAATGCTGGTCTAGCATTTTACTTTGCTAATTACGGTTCAGACAAATTCCTGCCTGATTTCACTTTCATCGGCGCTGGACTCGGATACGACTTCTTAAACTCATCTCCGGTCATATCATTAAACCCCGCATCCTATAGGATTGGTCAGCACTTACCCTTCGTACAGGATTTATACTTGTCGCCACAATTGACGCTAGATCTGTCATTGAAGGTCGGTTTGCTAGTTTCGATATCGACTGCTTTATGACATAAACTCAGACAAGACGACTTCTATTTCTTTTTTGGCTAAGTCAAGACTCTTAGCAGGGCCTTCTATCCAGGTCCTACCGTTTCGACTTATCCACCAATAAGCGTCAGATTTTGATATTTGAATAGCAAACGCGTTGTGTTCACGGTCTATAGTCTTTGACCACCCCGATGGAAGCTCGACCCAACTTTTCGACTCGGTTCTAGTCACGGGTCTACGAATTTTCGATAAAGCAAACCCGACGGCGAACGAAATTACCATACACACTATTATCATTTAATCCCCTAAGATACTATTACCAATCTTAATATATATCGGTCATCTATCATGTGTTCAATACTGCATCGGATTTTCTTATAAAGGTAAGGTTCTATGACTGAAACAAGGTCCGAGTTTATAGCGATTTTAATTTGGTTTAAAGGACCCGTAACTAGATGAATCCAGTAAGCTTCGTTTTCATATTCTATTGAGCGAACTTCACCAGAAATAATCACGAATCATCCTGATTTATTTTACCGAGTTTAAACATGAAAAGAAAGTCAAGACGAGCCAGTGTGAAGAAGCAGGACCGAAACATTAAATACGGTGAAAACGGATATAGATTATGCCGATTTTGCCGGAAAGAGGTGAAACCTCCGAAAAGAACTATATGTAGTGCAGTCTGCTTACATGAATGGAAACTAAGGTCAGATGTCAAATATCTCAGGGATCATGTATATCAGAGAGATCTAGGTCAATGTGCTATCTGCAAGATAGACACAAGATACCAAAAAATCAAAGTCGAGGACCTAAAAAGATCAGCAAAGACATCTGGGGCAAACGATGAACTTAATCAGTATTTAGCGGATATTCGGGTGACGCCGTTTGAGAGCAGCAAGTCTCTATGGCATGCAGATCATATACTGGCAGTTATGGACGGCGGCGGACAATGTGGAATCGACAACATCCGCACGTTGTGCGTCTCATGTCATAAGGGGGTAACACGAGACGCACAACGATCCCGCGCTAAGAAGGTAAAGCGATGAATCCTTCTGCAAAGGCAAATATCTTGTGTTCCTTACCCTTAATCGAGCGAGATCCTAAGGACCCGTCCTTCACGATTTCAATCGGAACTGAAAAGGGTTTCCACTTCTTGTCGCCAGCTAACTTCCAATTTTTACCCTTGAACTTTAGAACGTCGACACTTGCGCTGTCGTTGGTTTCGGACATTGCTTTGTACTCCTTAGGTAATAGAGACACCACCTTCATAGGGTCTCTGGGTGTTGCCTGTTGAAGTATTTCAACAGGCTGAGCATAAAAAGAGTCGTCCATACACTGAAATACCCCGAACTCCAACCCCTTGAATTTCTTCAATCCTAGAAAAGATTCATATCCGTTGGGCACATATGTTGGCCAGTATATCCAGTTAGAGGTAGGTAAATCCCACGCTTTATCAGAGCATGAAAGACCCTCGCCTCTTTTTAAACTATACTTATCAGGCATACTTACCTCACAGACCAGTTAATCTAATATCATACACTGACTACCATGATAAGTCTAGGGCTAGCATTAACCATAATTGCGATTATATTATATGCTTCTAGTGTATTATATGTTAACGACGGAGAAAGCATTCCCACGTGCGGTGCTTGTTTGAATGAATACTACAAATGCCACTTAGACAAAGACCATCAGGGTCAACATCAATGCGATGATTTCGGGTCAGTAGTCAAATGGTGAACAGCAAGAAGATACTAAAATCGATTGTGGCGCCCTCATTATCCGTGGTAGGATTAGCTTCTATATGTAAGATAAGCTATACTAACCTCTGGATTATCTTTATATTCTCAGCTGCATATAATTACTTGATTAGTGTCTTGTTAGGTATTGAATCGAATGATTAACCTTGCACCATGGGAATTAAGGGGATCGCTGCGCAGTCGCCAGACCGGTGGAAGGTCACGACTGGGCCGTTGGGGATCATCAACGGCATCCAAAAATGGGCCAGCCATTGATGTTGGTTTCGCGGTCGTGTTGTGTCGCTTATTCAGCGCTGGCCTCTTCCCGCGCCACTTTTTCGGCTTGCAGATCGATCCAAAATTCGCGTTTTATTATGCTTCTATGGAGTCGAGACCATGAGATAAACCATCATATAATCTACAGTAAATTTCACTGTCATACTATCTTACCCTCCAACCCTCTAACCCCTAACTGGCAACTTTCTAGGAATCAAATGGGCAACAAATTGTTCGTAGGCAATCTCTCCTGGTCGGCTACTGAAACTGAACTTAAGTCACATTTTTCGAGCGTCGGAACCGTGAAGGACGCCCGTATCATGATGGATCGCGAAACAGGTCGTAGCCGTGGTTTCGCTTTCGTCACGATGTCTTCCGATGAGGAGGCAAACCGGGCCGTAGGCGAATTTCACGGTGTGATGTTCATGGGACGCGATCTGATCGTGAACGAAGCTCGCGATCGTAATGCTCCCGGTGCTCCTCCTGCTGCTTCCATGCACCGCGAGTCGACTCACAGGCCGCGACCCAGACCCTCTGTTGATCAGGGTCATTTCCAGGACGCGCCAATGTTTGCGGAACCTCCTCCAGATCGCTCGCGTGGTCGTCGCTTTAACCAGAATGACCGTCGTAAGCGTGGTGGGTATGATGATTTCGAGTAAGTGATCCGGCTTTTAATCCCTCATGGTATCATTAGGAGATACCATGAGGGAAATCACTCTAAATTCTTATCCGTACGTTGTGAACGAGATTATACCGAATTTGTTTATGGGCGCGGCTCCTCCCATAAACGTTGACTATGACAAGTCATTCGGATGTTTAGTCCTGTGTGCGGCGGAGTATCAGCCTTCTTCTCATTGTTTCCCTGGTTTAGACGTGTTGAACTGTCCGTTTACTGACTCTGCCGATCCTATTAACGCAAGCATGTCTGATTTGATCGACCGAACTTCTCGCAGAGTAGCGGAAATGGTCAAGTCAAATGAACCCGTTCTAGTCACTTGTTTAGCTGGCCTGAATAGGTCTGGGTTAGTTACAGCTTTAGCGATGAGCAAATTTCTCAAACACGACATCAACAAGACGATCGGGTTGATTAAGAGTAACCGAGCCCCGGCGGCTTTGAGCAACCCATACTTTGTGTCGCTGTTAAAAAACGGATTCTAATGTATACTTTGGTGCGTTTATTAGGGTATGGAATTGGTATTCTAAGTCTTAACGGGTCATTGTCGGAACCTGCCGACATACTTGTCGATAATGGATTCCGAGTACAGGAACTACTGAAGATCGACGACAATCGATTCCTTTTTATGTGCGGGAACGGTCTTGAGCCGACCGAATGGAATATTAGGCAGTTCGATAAAGATGAAATTAGCGAAATGCGATCATTCATTGAAGACCATGCAAGCGATGCTTTGAAATCTCGATTCGATCTTGTATTTAACTGACGGAAATTCCTGGCTTATGTATTTTCTCCCGTAGCTGGGAGAATCGATGGTCCATCAGTGGCGCTTAGTAGACGGTAGTAACATAGTCTATCGATGTGATCTATGCAAATTGTTCGGATATATTGATAGAGATTGTCCAGAAGGGCAATTTCGAATTGTACCTGCCGCTAAAGTGGAATGTCAAGTCGAAACCGCCCGAACTATCATGGAGGCGTAGAGTGTCCATTCGTCCTTTGACGTTGTCAGAGTATATTGGTCAGTCCGACATTAAAAACGCACTGGCTGTATATCTATCCTCATCTCGGAAGACTAAGAAGCAGTTCGGTCATACACTTATTTATGGTCATGCAGGTCTCGGCAAGACTTCGCTTGCTTCGATCATTGCTAACGAATTAGACTACGATTTTGTCAGCATTAACGGAACAAGCTTTTCGATCAAAGGCGAGTTGCTATCAGTACTTATGTCGTGTGCAGATAAACAGACCGTCGTTTTCATAGACGAAATTCACGCGGTAAAGACTCAGCTGCTCGAATGCCTTTATACAATTATGGAAGATGGATTTATTGATCTGACGGCTCCCGGTGAAAGTGTTCGATTCCATTTCGGTCCAATCACAATCATCGGGGCCACGACAGAAATCGGGTCTTTGCCGAAACCGCTACTCGATAGGTTTAGTCATAAACTCGAGCTTAATGCTCTGGATGATAACGAGAAATCTCAACTTATTCGAACGTTAGCGAATAAATCATCGATCCTAGTAGACGACTTGGCTGTAGAGATCTCGGTGACGAGGCTTTCGGGGATCCCTAGGGAGATCGTATCTTTCTTTGAGCGATGTGTTGATCATATGGTGTTTCTTGATAAGGATAGGATCGATCAGGATGTGGTGTTATCTACATTTAATACACTTGGAATCGACGGTGTAGGTATGGACAAAACCTGTCGAAAATACTTAAGAATTCTGGGTAGCTCGAATCGAATGGGAGTTAAATCTCTGGCTAATGCGCTCGGAGAATCAGTGTCGACTATCGAAAATGTCGTGGAACCAAAGTGTATGTCTATGGGATTCATTACTCGATCAATTAACGGCCGCTCCATTACGGATAAGGCTAAGTCTTACCTTGCTACTCAAATGTAGGATTCATTATGAATGTCACTAATTTCACCATATCGTACGCCTTCGATTCCAATACATCAGGATTCCGTAAATCTAGCAATTTTGTATCTGTGACATTTTCTTTGCCTAACCCAGTCGACCCCGCTCAATTCGAACTGACTCGGTTAGAAGCTAGCAGGAAAGTGACGGTATGGGCCATACAAGACGCCGTAATGCGTGGAGAGATGTCTCAGTCGGACGCCAAAGAACGAATGGAAATACTTAAGCATAATTTCGACGGAATGAGCGAATCGATTTCAAAAAAGGTGAACGCCAATGAATGAGCAGCTAACTCCCGAGAAGCTTTCTCAGATTCTCGACGAAGTCGGGTCCTATGAGATTAACTTGGAAGTGGACCCAACACTGCCTCATCTAGGTAACGCATATCTGCAAAAGGCTATATCGACCTGTCGAAATTACATGAACCGTGTTAATTATTATATGCAGATGGTTAAAATGCAAGAGAGGACTTTACGTACGGCTCTTAAGACTGCCGAGTTAGACTTTGATATGAAGATCTCTGAGAAGCTTGCGGATGATGCTTTGGTACGCAAACAACCCTCCATTGAGGATCGTAAGGCATTGGCCATGACGATGTTGCGCACAGAGCATGAGCTGGTTGCGACCATTAAATCGGATCTTCAGGATATCGAAGAAACAGGTAAACTCCTTAAGATGAAGTATGACCATCTTAAGGGAACTGTTGCCGATATAAAAATGCAGCGCAGCTTAGTAAAGGATGACGCAATTATTAGAATGGGTGGAGAAGATGGCTATTCTCGTCCTGTGATTAATCAAAACGGGACGGTTCCGAATGGGATGAGAGCTCCTGTTACTGCCGATCCAATCGATCCTAAGGACCTTCTTGATCCTAATAAGCGGCCCGAGCACATGCCAGAACCGCTAGATAATGCACATGCTCAAATGATCGCTAACTTTTTTAAATCGACACCGACACATCCAAACGCGCCTTCACCAAAACCGGGAAATGATGAAGAGAATGAAGTTAAATCGATTTCATATGAGGACCTTTTGTCTTGAAGATAATTTCTAAATTTACTGATTATTATGACGTAGCGCTCGGACTTGGGATCGATCCTAATCTCACGTATGTGCGGAAGACTGAAGAACTCGAGCTGAAGACTCCTTATCATCAAAGAATAAGACATGACCGGTACATCCACAAGGGTGAGGTTATAGAGTATTTTGTAGGTCTTCTTAGCTTTTGCGGTGTGATTTATCCATACTACAAATTCACTAGGTCATGGATCGACAGGGATCTTGGTGGCTTACAGGTTCGTAAGTATGAAGACTACTATGCTTGGACTAAGGAGCAATATGTCGAGTATTTGACTAAATTCCCTCAGGACCCCAACAGATACTCAAAGTGGTGGTCCGGGAATATGCTTCCAGAAAAAAGCGCCGGTATGTGGGGAGGCAATTACCACAACCATTTTGAATCCGTGGGTCAATCCGACCACTCGTTGCACATCGATTGCAAAACTCCTATCATATTATTCGATTCCCGCACACAATCCATGTCAGGTAAACGGTTTATTCCGCCAAAATATACGTGCATTCTGAACCCTAATCTTAAGCAGATTCAGTTCTCTAAAAGGCTTGAAGCGCTTAAAGCTTACCAGGAAATTTCAATGTACGTTGGTGGTGTGCTGCCTCGTTCGGGTCGAGAGATGGTCGAGATATCAGACGTCGATAAACGAGATAAGCACGGATTTGATAACTCTTCGTTTAAAACTAGTTCACCTGGCAAAAAAGCCAACCGTCGCAGTAAATAACCGCCCTGTGGGCATCTGGAGGAAACGTGAAGTCATTTAAAATCAACGACAAGCTTACTTTGGTACAGCATGAGCTCGCATTCAAGGAACCTCCGAAGAAAGTCGAGCAAAAGACTCATCATATTGCGGTAATTGACTGCTCAGGTAGCATGACCTGGGACTTGCCTAAGGTTCGTGATCAGCTTAAGAAGAAGCTGCCAAAGCTGCTTAAGGATTCCGATACCGTTTCAATCATTTGGTTCAGCGGCAAGGGAGAGTTCGGAACCCTCCTAGAAGCAGAGGCGGTCTCGTCTCTTACAGATCTTAAGAATGTTAACTCTGCTATTGACCGGTGGCTCAAGCCCGTGGGTCTTACGGGTTTTAAGGAGCCTATGGAGGAAGTATCGGCTCTTGTCGATCGTATCCAGAAGAAGGATAGTGATGGCGTCTTCTCGCTGATGTTTATGAGCGACGGACAGGACAATCAATGGCCGAAGGATCAGATCATTAAGGCAGTCGAATCATCTTCCGGTAAACTAGCGTCCGCTACGTTTATCGAGTATGGATATTATGCGGATCGACCGACTCTGACTAAGATGGCTGAGGCGGCCGGTGGCGCTTTAGTGTTTGCTGAAGATTTCGATAAATTCGACCCTGTTTTTGATGCTGTTATTCAGAAGAAGATTTCGGGCAAGCCTAAGATCGAGGTGAAGCTTGACTTTAAGCCGATTCGTGATTTTGCATTTGCTCTTTCTGATGGTGAGCTCATTAGTTACGGTGTGGATGGTAGCAGCGTGAAGATTCCGGAAGACTCGTCTGCCGTGTGGTATGTTGCCGAGAGCGTTACCGGGTCCGAGAGTATCGATGTTCAGAGCAATGACCCGTCCGTGTCGGCGCTTTATGCTGCAATCTCGCTTTACAGCGTCCGTATGGCGCCAGACATCGTTTTGCCGCTCCTCAAGACGTCAGGTGATGTCACATTCATTGATGCTTTTGGTGGATGCTTCGGGAAGCAGAAATATAGCGAATTCATGGACATGACGAAGGCTGCAGCCTTTGATAAGAGCAAGAGACTAGTCGAAGGATATGATCCTAACAAGGTGCCCGCTGATGATGCTTTTACCGTTCTTGATGTGCTTAACGCTCTGGCAGATGATGAAGGTAATAAGCTGCTTCTCGACTCTCCCGAATTTAAGTATACAAAGATCGGTCGCGGACGAGTCGATGCCGATGAATCGCTTACCGCAGACGAGCAGAAGCAGATAGAGGATCTCACGAATCAAATGACTGCTACCAAGGACCCTAAGAAGGTGGCAGAGCTAGCTGCTCAGATTGCATCTATTACGGCCAGCAAGAAGCCCGCGCTCAAGTTCGTATCGCAGCCATCACCTGATGGATACTCGATCAGTAACCTCACTTATAACGAAGATCGTCCTAATATCTCGGTATTGGTGCGTAAGGAAGGAACGGTTGATGTCTCAGACCGTCTTCCTACTTCGCTCGAAGGAAAAATCCCGAAGCAGTTCCCCACTTCGATCTATCGGAATTATGCGATTCTTAAGGACGGTTTGGTAAACGTTTCGCTTTTGCCTGTAAAGCTTACCCCCAGGACAGTTACCAAGCTAGCTAACGCAGTGTCGACCGGAAAGGCGCCCAAGGAAGCATTCGAATTCAACCCGAATGGTGCGAGCAAGATCCACCTTAATAAGTTGCCGGTTATTAACCGTCAGATGGTTAAGTCGATCAGCGCCAGGACCTTCTTCGAGACCCAGTGGGAACTGCTGAAGTCTCAGGCAGAAAAGAAGGTATTCGACTCATTTAGCAAAGAACTATCACCCGAGAAGAAGAGCGAAGGGTTTGTGGCTCTTTATGGGGATGAGGGGGCTGCTTGGCTTAAAGAGAACGGCTTCACGGACTTCGGTTTTAATCCTAAGTCAGTGGTCGCGGAATCGACCGACTTTTATATGGGCAAAGAACTCAAGGCTTCTATAAAGGGGTATTCGACGATCCCAAGCCTTAAGGACCTTCGTGGACAGATGGCTAAGGGTAAACTCAATGGTCCTGGAAGTCTCATGAAGCCCTTCTTCGACGAAGCCGAGAAGATCTCCACCGGAACTGCACCGCTTGAGGAGCGTATCGCTATCCTTAATGAGCGCGGTCGTCAGGCGAAGTCTCGTTCTAACGGCTTCATTCGGAAGATCGCTGCTGACACATTTACCATTGTCGTCGGTCAGGTTTGGCCTTCTGAGTGGGCGAGCATTGACGATAATACCATTCAGCTGAATCTAGACGGTAATTCGGTTGAGTGCAAGCTTGAATCTAAGGAAGTACAGGTTAAGATTTAGATTTCAAGTGTAAAATCCAAACGGCGATTAAGCCAACCGGGCGGTATAGCCCACCAGCGAAGGACGGTACGATGTCAGAGATCATGGAATTCGGGTTCGACGACGGCAAGGTCATCAAGAACAATGCGATCGAGAACTGGAAGCAGACGCGCCCTGGAGAGAAGTCTCGAGTCTCCATCATCAGCTACAAGAAGTTTTCTGATGGTGTTCTGGCTCAGAAGGCTCGAGATAAGGGCGCAGCTCTTACTGACGCTGAGAAGGCAGACTTCATCAGCAAGATCGACAAGAAGCTGGCGGAGCAGCTTGGTAAGCCGGTCGAGGCGCTTACTGAGGTGGATCGCCTCGATATTAAGGCACCTCGTTTTGCTTTCGCTTACACCCATTATCGCGACGGCGTCGGCTCTATCCGTTGTGCCTCGAAGTATGAGGGTAGCACGGTTTCCAAGCCAGAGTTGTGCTGCAACAAGTTAGGTGATGCGGATCAGACTGTAGCTGCCATCATCATGACCTACCCGGTCAAGGATGGTATGCAGGTAGACGAAGAGCTTCTTGCAGCTCGTAAGTACGTGAATTTCTACATCTGGAAGATGAGCGCCAAGAAGTTCCGCAAGGTCGAGGACGCCTACAAGGAAGCGCGAGGTGATGATAAGTACACCATCGACCTCCTGGTTACGCTGGATGGCGACCCGAAGTACCAGAAGCAGCAGATCGCAGCTGGTTCGAACGCGGTGTGGGCCAAGGGTAAGCTCGATGCTGAGGCTCGTGCTTGGGTACTCGATCAGGGTCTTCGTAACTGGAAGCACGTCTCGAATAGCCTTGGCTTCGAGATGAAGATGGACAAGCTGGCGGAGAAGCTCGGAATGGGCGGTGCTTCTTCTGCTGCTTTGATGGGTGACTCTGGTGCGGAGACCCCAAAGCTCATTAGCTCGTACGACGATCTTATCAGCTAAGTCTGGCTAATTCGGAATGTGGCCTGGTTTAACCGCCAGGCCACATCTGTATTCGGAGTACTATGCGCACACTTGGTCTTGATCCGAGCTTGTCCGCTTACGGGTGGGCTATCCATGATAGTGATGCCACCGGAATGCAAAGAAGGGTAGCTTCCGGTCATGAAGGAACGCTTCCTTCCGCCGTTCCGGTAGCAAGATTCATGCACTATAGAGCACTGGTGGAAAGGCTTCTTCTTGAATACCAGCCTGATGTAGTCGGCATTGAGTCTCCTGCATATGATGCAGGACCGTTTCAAACCATCCACTTCGGATTGATGATGTTTAGTATGGAGAGCATATTCAAGCGGCGTAAAGATTTAGTGTTATTTGATCCAGCAACGCTTAAAGGGCTTGCTAGATTCGGTCTAAAAAACAAGATAGGGATGATATCGAAACAGGATATGCAGCGTTTTGTTCAGTTAGATACTTTGGATACAAACATTATCGACAATAATGAGGCCGATGCATACTGTGTGGCATATTTTTCTGCGAGGTTTATGGGCGTGATCAACGGTTCGATAAATCCTGAAGACCTGACCCAGTCAGAGTTGAACACTTTCCTACTTAGAAAGAAGAACGTGAAAACTGTAAGGGGTAAGAAAATCAAGATGGTATCACATGCATTTAGAGAGAATTCTAGGTATTTCCGGTTTAGTGCAGTGCCTGAGGGCGAAGTAAACTTACCTAACAAAGCGAGCGTAAATCCCGACCTGATCGAGTATCTTGAGGCTTTAGAACCTAACATCAAGCTCTGACATTTATAAGTGTAAAATATTCTAGAGGGAGAACACAATGGCCAAAGCTCAACCAGTCGCGAAGTTACACCCTAAGCTTGCTAGATTTATGGCAGGAATGGAAAAGAAATCCGGCATTGATATGCAGGATATTGTTGTTACTCCATCGCTTAAGATGGAACATATTAACACGGGTTCGACAGTATTAAACATGCTTATTGGCGGCTCTCGGGTTGGAGACGGTTCCTTCCTGTGCCCAGGATATCCTAGAGGCAAAATTATCGAAATCTACGGTCGTGAGTCGAGCGGCAAATCCACAATAGCGTTGATGGCGGCCGGTCAGGCTGTTGCATCTAACGGTGGAACTGGAAGCGTGCTTTATGTGGATCTTGAGCACGCTGTTGTAGATGCGTATGCATTGAAGCTTGGCGTTGACTTTCGGCCTATAGAGCTTGGCGGTAACGGTCAAGCTATCCGCGTTGCACCCCACATCTTCGAAGAGACTGAGGCTCTTGTTAACGGGGCTGCCCTGAACGGAGTCGATCTGATCGTGGTTGACTCGGTTGCTGGTCTTGTGTCGCGACGTGAGGCCTCAAGAGATCTCACCAATGAGAAAGAAAAGCAGGGCGTCGCTGAAATCCCGCGCTTGATGAGCGCTTGGATGCCTAAGCTACAGGCCATTATTGCAAAGACAGGCACCACCGTTATATTCCTTAACCAGACTCGAGACAAAATCGGAGCTATGGGATATACGGAAGAAGCTCTGAAGAGCACCACTGGTGGTAACGCGCTCAAATTCTGGGCCTCTCTACGCATGATGCTAAAGCCTAAGCAATCGGCGAAAGCGAAGGTGTTTAATCCGATCATTAAGGAGTATGAGGAAGTCCCCGTAGCTACCGACGTTGAAGTCAAAAACATAAAGAATAAGATTGATGCCCGCCAGGGACATACTGGTCTCATTACGATCCGTTATGGAGTCGGCATTGATGAAATGCGGACGATGTTAAACGTGGCAGAAGCGTATAACATCGTGAAAATGAGCAAAAACGCTCGCAAGCAGGAGGTTTATACTTATAAATGTGCAGCTACTGGTGATGTGATTGAAGCTATTGGGGTGGAGAAGTTCCGGGTTGCTATGCAGCGCAATTCTACTGCATTTGAAGAGATGATGAGCGCTTGCCGTGATCGTATCATTCAAGGATTCCGAGCTATTGACGACGAGCAGCTTGCCCAATTGGCTGAAGATGCGGTCACTAAGAAGATCGACGATGAAGATGAATATTTAGACGACTCGTCTACTGCGTTGGTGAGTCCAAATGATATGGGACTTGACGATTCGGAAGAAGACTCCGATTCGAATGTCACTATTTCAGCCGACGACGTCTAAGGAGGAAACCTATGGAAAACGCTTACTGGTCTCTACCTGTTATAGGTCCGCTGCTTCGTTCGCTTAATGTACAAGACCGAGAAGGTCTAATGTCTCTAAATATATCCGATCTCGTGACGCGCAATGGTGTGGGTCGCACCAAAATGATGGCGTTGGTTGACCTCATCAATGCCGAAAAGAAGCAAAAGGAAATCGCCGGAATTTCGTCTGATCTATATACGCTGTGTAAACCCTACCTCCATCTACCTGCTAAGTCCTGTTTGGGAAGGCTGAACTCCCGGTTAGAATCTAAGATAGATGAATATAACCTTCATACTGTAGCTGATGTCATTCGTTGGATCGAAGCAGTGGATGTTAAAGATGAACTAAACTACGGCCATAAAACACATGAATGGGCTAAAACAAGACTCTCTGATCTGTCTCGGGTAGGTCCGAACGTGTTAGTATTCGGACAGAATACCAGTCCTCAAACCGCTGATGAATTCGTGGAGTTGTACTTCAAGAATATCGAGAATCCTGCTTATCTTTCGATATTTAAGGAGTATTTTGCAGATGACAAAACGCTGGATGAAATCGGAAAAACTCGGACTCCACCCGTTACGCGCGAGAGAATTCGCCAGATTATGGACATTCAAGTCCGTAGAGATTCGGACGGATGGTCTCGAGTCGCAGCTGACATACTAGATGTCCTTACCAGAAAGCTCGATGCTCAAAACGGCGTAGTGACGGAGTCTGCAGCTTTAAGTCTTACTGGTGCGAAGTACACTTGGCAAATCGATTTGCTGTCAAAGATTGCTGGAAGAGAGTTACACTTCCCCCGTGGTCGGCGCGAGGGAATTGTGTGTATTTATAAATCAGATGAACTATCGGATCTATGTAGTGAACTTGGCGAAGCGATCGATTCGATACTTGAAGAATCGAATGTGCTAGTCAATCTACAGGAAAAGCTCAAGGATTATGGATTCGAATATGGGGATGAATTTAAGAACATCCTTCCCATCCTTGCGAACGTAGAAATTAATGGAGATAGAGTATATGATAGTCGTAAGAAGATAAACACTTCTTACGTTGAGACATTAAGATCATTCGGACGACCTGCGACCGCGAGAGAAATCACGGAAAAGCTGTCGGAATCTGATTCTAGTATATCTAACAGGCTCCATACTACGATTACTCAGCTTCGTCGGTCGTCTGAAGTATTTAAGACGGATGACCACAAGTTCGTCCACGAAGAACACCTCGGTTTCAGCGTTAAACAGCTTAAAGCACTTGCAGTGGAAGCCTGCAAGCTTGTACCTCGAAATGGTTCTGCTGTAAACGTACGCCGGTTACTTAAAGAGCTAAGCGCTAGTAACCAGATTCCTGCTTCTCTGAGCCCTTTTACCTTGCGTGATGCCATGATGTTGGTTGGAGATGTTAGGAGCTGGAGAGCTGGTTGTGATGTCGCTTGGATCTGTGAGAATACTCATCGGCTTACAATCCCCGAGTACTTTGATGAGATAGCGCCAACATTGGATCAGCCGTTTTCGATGAAGGATCTCGTAGACTCGGTTTGTAAGATCAGCGGCTATTTGCCTGAATCTGTTAAAATGCAGTTTCATTCAAATGAGTCTACTGTTCATATTGGTTACAATCTCTACGTAGCAAGGTCGGCGATTGAACCGGACTCCGCAAAATTCGACCAGTTGGTCAACGTTGCCGCGTCGCACGTGCCTGCTGTCGGTGTCGTAACGGGTCATGAGTTAGCAGCGTCTTGTAAAGAGCTTAAGTTATTAGCTAAAAAGCATGGTCCTGGTTTAATATGGGGTCTTGCTAAACTTCACAAGAATATCGTGGCACGTTCACGTGGGCTTTTGCTTTACTCAGCGGCACACCCCAATCTGTGGAGCGCCTTTAAATCCGACCCACGCTGGAAGCTGCCGTCGACTTTCACAAGTGACGATCTGAGAAAGTGTATCATAGGCGAATTCAAGATAAATACCTACAGCTATTCTTATTATCTGTTAAAGGACGCAATGTCTACTAAGGAAGTATCACTTAATCATGCAGACATGTACACGTCAGCGTAATGTGTAATCCCATTCGTTTATCGACGGGTGACTCATGAATCCTATTAAAGTTCAGATCCGTAACTTTCAAAGCATTGAGTCGATAGATTTCGAAATAAACGGGTTTACCTGCTTAGTAGGTAAGACAAATGTAGGCAAAAGCGCGATAGTGCGTGCTATCACTTCTGCCATACTCAATAATCCTGTGGTCGGAATGGTCAGGCACGATCGACCCCATGCATCTGTTCGACTCACATCAGACCATTATGATATTTTATGGGAAAAGGCTGAACGCGGTTTAAACCGCTATCATGTCAATGGGAAGATGTACGACAAAGTAGGAGGCAACCAACTTAAGGAAATTGAAGACCTGGGCTTCAAATCCGTTAAAGTGGGAAGTGATGAAATACTCCCTTGGTATGCATCACAATTCTTTCCAATATTTCTGCTCGATCGAACAGGTCCGCAGGTAACCGATTTTATATCGGATATTTCTCGACTAAATGTGATTCAGGATGCCATTGTACTGTCTAACAGGAGAAAGAAACGCAAGAATGACATTATTGGTCTGAAAGAAAAAGATCATTCAGAAGATTCTGCTAAACTGAAGAGGATCGTTTCGCTTGACGCGCTTTTGTTAATAGGCCAGGATTTACAAGATCAGAAACAATCGATAGAATCATATGAGAGTTCAGTTCTTTCAGCATCACGTTTGCAAGAGCTGATTGCTGATGCTTCATCTTTATTGTCGAATATCTCCGCTGTAGAAACAGTATCATTACCAGATGTTGATACTATTGACATCGAGCTTTATGCCAAAGCTTCGGACTTGTATACAGATCTGCAAAGCAATGCTAAATCGATCAGTGTGATCAAACAGATATCTAAAATACCAATATCTGAAGAACCGATTGAATTTAAAGAATATGCGAAGATAAGATCATTACCTGACATATCCGATTTAGCTAATAAAGTGTCACAGCTCGAGTCGATTAACGCGGTGTCGATAATCGACCAAGATCTTTCTGATCATATTGATAAGCTCAAGTCGGCTGAATCAGTACATCAAAGCATTAATAAAAACAGGTCCTTCGTGGGCGGGATAAGCGAGATAGAATTCCCAATAAGCTCTGTACTGGATGAGTACTTGAATTACCGATCCCTGGTTCAGCTCGCAAGTCATATGTCGACTATTGCCAAGGAAGCGCGATCAGACAAGATCAAAATAGCAGACATGGAAAACGAGCTTAAGGTCGTTGAGGCTGACTTGTCTTCGATACCAACCTGCAGTACTTGTAAGCAACCAGTTCAGCACGAGCACTAACCTAAATGAACTCCGCACATTCTTCTGAGGTCATCCAGATGCTGAGTGTCTGTAAGGGCGATATTCTCACCTAGCACTCTCAAAGCCGTGTTGTCTCCCGATATTTCACAAAGCTGGCGCGCTTTAGCAATTAGCTCCAACTCCATATCTACTAGACATTTACATAGAGACGGTAAATCTGAAGCACAATTTAGAGAGACATTCGTTATATTTGGATCCACGCCCATTCCCATTAATTTCATCGCTAAATCGTATGCGTGTTCTCTTTCCTCTTCTGCATGCTCTTGCCAGTGATCCACTAAAGCGTCTCTCCATGGACCTGTAACTCGATCTGCAAAGCTTCTATATGCAATATCAATTTTGTACTTACACACCAAAAGGTCCATTATTGTGTTTGATACGATATTACTGTCAGCGCCGTACGCGCCTTCCAACTCTATAGTCAAAGCGATTTTCTTTGATATATCATTTAGGTTGGCCATACCATACATGTCTTATTAGAACCGTAGAGTACGATATGAAACAGTTTAATTCCAAATATTTAGCTCAATACCCGTGGTTAATCTTACTAACATGTGAGTCCGTGGATTTAGAATCGGACATTAAAATAGCTGATTATAAGGATACAGAAGCTCTCTATCATCCGAAATATGACAGATTTATAGGATATTCATCTTCTGGCATTCTACTTTTCGGAAAAAAACCGATCATACTGAATGATGGTATATACTACATTGAGCACGACACCGATACTACGAAATTAGCAAAGGATGTGTCGCCCCTCCAGTGCATTCTAAGAACTATATCATAGATTCTCTAAGCCTACTCGTTTCACGACATCAGATAATGTCTCCCCAGCAGTCCTTGATTTGTTGATCCGACTCACCAACTCGTCCAAAGGAATCATCACTACGCTGGCTGCATTCCGAACCAGGCTAAGACTTCGCTTAGTGTCAACTATATTTTCGGACGCGAGTTTTAAAATATTGTTGAACAGTTGTGTGCGGTACTTCTCTTCATCAGTTCTCCTGAACCTCACAATCTTACCGCTCTCGACCCCAAACCACCGGTCTTCTTGAAGTTCGAAACTCCGCTCATGACAATTGTCGGATACGGATTCGGGGGAACGTAGGAATAAAACGCTTTTATCCTCTGTGATTGCCCAGGTAGGAATGTAATATTCGAATTCCGATTTCTGGTAAGCAGTAATTTTATACATGTTTAATAATCTCTTTGATGATCACTGCAATGCAGGCGCACATGAATCCGGTAAATGCAAGCGTGATTAGTCCCGCCGCAAATATCATTATACCAAAGCTGAATTTAAGAAATCGATCCGCGAATGTGGGTTCATATAAGTATTTGTTCTGTTGCGCGTCGTACACCGACTGTTGATCAATAATCTCAGGCTCTTGCACCCTGTAGAAGTTATTCTGAACCGGAGCCGCAAACACCGGACGTGCATTACACTCTTCACACGCCTTAAAATTCGTAACACCTCCACACATCATACAATACATACCGTTACTCATTGGAACCCCCTAAATGCTGGCAGCAGTATTTAATGGCACTCGATGTGTCTGAACCTTCAGGGACAGTCGGCAATACGCTATCGATCGAAGATTTCCGAAATCCTAAATTCCGCAAAATATGCTGAACAGCATCTAAGTTACACCGTATCACATCAGAGCGATTCTCTATCATAGGCGTTACGGATTTGCTGTGGACTTCTGAGAATCCTAAAAGCGACTGAAATTCAGATAGATCATTAGCATTGAATTCGTTCGCCTCATGTCTGTTGTACGTTAACTGATCTCGATCGGGCGATACAATATCATGTAAGAATTCGAATATCGGTATTTCCAGTAGGTCAAATGAATGGTGTTCGGAGTTCCGATCAAACCATGCTATACACTTGCAGTACTCTGAGACATCCCTACCCTGGTCTAAGATATAATCGATTCTCGACTGGTCATACCGGTCTTCTGGACAGATCTTCACGAGTCTACATGAACCGCTAGGGGAGACGAAAGAGAAAATGTACGTCTTAAGCAGGGGATTCATACCCACAGAACAATTACATTCAGGAATTTCCGCCCTATAATGTGGTTAAAATTGATAATAGAATTTGAGTATATCCTACTATTACGTTTATATCCTGCGGCGCATCAAACCCGTCTACAATCGCATACTGAGACGGATATGGGATGTGAACAAACAATGGTTTTGCTTTAATAAAGCCTTCGTAATATGCAGATAGCATTTCGTAATATAAGCTATTACAGGTGTGAGTACCAGCATGGTAGCTTATCGACGAAGGAATCGACTGAGATTGTAAGGAAGCCTGGATGTCTGCGACGTTTACCGGAGTTACAAAAGCCGGAGGCGCGTTTGGTCTAATTGTTCTATTATATACTGGGATTTTAGTATTATCACCGATCGCTGAATCCTCAATGTTAAGAGCGAATTTCTCGAGTTTAAGACCTCGAGCTCTTTCGCTGGCTCCAAACATAATGAGGTATTCAGGGTTAAATGATTTTGTCGCCCTAATTAGCATCTGGGCGTTTTGACGGAAAATTTGAGGCAGAATTATAGCTTGTAATTCGACGTCCGTTTGCTTTATTTCGTTCGAAACAAATGTGGACACCAAGTCACCACTTGGTGTCCGCTTCAGATTGTAAATTGGCTCGAATCCGCTGATAAGTATTTTCATATCGGGTCCAATCAAGTGTATACTCCTGCAGGAGAAAAAATGGCTAACAGCTGGGACGAATTTTTAGGGTGCATTCAGGGCGACATTCGCAGATTAGACTCCGTGATTCGTTATAACAGTATACCGGTGTTACAAAGGGAGTCTGTGGCGACTCACACCTTTTGGGTTACACTATATGCGATTTTGATTCACAGACACATTCATAAGGGTGGCACCGCGTCTCATGTGGAGCAGGAAATAATGCTAGCAGCGTTGACTCACGATTTGGCTGAATGTGTTACTGGTGATGTTGTTAGAACATTTAAGTACTCGAATCCGGAGTTAAAGAGGTGTATTGACGAATCCGAGGATATGATGGTCGTTAGATATTTTCCGGAAGCTCTAAAGTCGATCATGAGGGACAGTGATCGAATCTATTCATCGAGTAGCGGACAGTATGTGAAGTCGATTATTAAAGCAGCAGACTTCACGTCCTTGTTTATGTTTATGAATCGAGAATGGATCAGGGGGAACCGTGAGATAACGCCCTTCATCAAACGAATGGTCCGTGATTTAGAAGCGTTTGCGTATGTAGATGAATCGGCTGAGTGGTACGATAAAGAATTAAGCCACCTCTATCATTTAATGTCCGAGCAAGCTCTGTGCGTACCCCCTAACCGCGAAGTGTAAAACCCATCATGCTTATCGAAGAGAGAAACGTCGTCCAAGCACGAGTTGACGAACTTGATCGCCTTATGAACCAGATACCTGATGGAGGGTTACCAGAGACCGTTCGTTCGTATCTGTTAGCGAGGAAAAAGGAGCTCGAGGATCTGGGGGTTCAGTCGCAGGATCCCATCCTCACCTCGGTGATACGGTCGCATAAAGCGATATGTGCGGCAAAAAACATGGAAGAGAAGGCCGCGTATGGTCAAGATCCGGCGGTTTATTACTCTCTAGGCATTTGTGGTGAAGCTGGAGAACTGGCCAACAACGTAGTTAAGAGTCTCCGGAATGGATGGGATCGTGTCCGTATATTAGAAGCCGTTAAAGGCGAGTTGCCTGACGTAATCATATATTCTTACATTCTGGCCTATGTACTAGATATAGATCTCACTAAATTAGTAAACGAGAAAGTCGAGATCGTTATTAAACGAGCGAACGCCGGGTACTACGGCGGTGAGATAGGTAAATCATGAGGCTCGGATTGACGTTTGATGATGTGCTCTTGGTACCTCAGCACAGTGCAGTTCTTCCGAGTGGTGTCGATGTTTCGACGAAGTTTAGTCGGAACATCGACATGTCCATACCTATTTCTTCGAGCGCTATGGACACAGTTACCGAATCTGCGATGGCGGCAGCCCTAGGACAACTAGGCGGTGTGGGCGTAATTCACAAAAATAACTCGATTGACGAACAAGTATCACTTGTGCAGACTGTTAAGCTTTACGATCCTTCGCTAACGATCTGTGCTGCGGTAGGAGTGAGTGATGATTGGAGGAAGCGTACCGAGTCGCTTATTAAGGCTGGTATAAAAGGAATAGTCTTAGATTCTGCTCATGGTCATTCGGAGAATGTGCTGGTAGTTGCCAAGACAATTAAGCGAGACTATTCGGAAGTCGATGTGATCGTCGGAAACGTAGCGACTGCTTCGGCAGCTCAAGCACTCTGTGACATCGGGATAGATGCGATCAAGGTCGGGATCGGTCCCGGATCGATATGTACTACTAGGATCGTCGCGGGAGTTGGAGTACCTCAACTAACCGCTATTCTGGATGTGGTACCGGTAGCAGATCGTTATGATATTCCGGTTATAGCAGACGGTGGCATAAAGCATTCAGGCGACATCGTTAAAGCTTTAGCCGCAGGAGCCGATTCCGTAATGATTGGAAGCCTCTTAGCGGCAACCGATCAGTCTCCAGGTGCTGAGTTCGAATCCGATGGGATCCGGTACAAGTCATATCGGGGAATGGGATCTGAAGCGGCGATGTCCAAGGGATCTAAAGACCGATATTTCCAGTCTGAGTCTACAAAGTTCGTACCTGAAGGTGTTGAAGGGGCGGTTCCACTTAAAGGCGCTACAAAAGACGTGATATTCCAGTTGGTCGGAGGTCTCAGAAGCGGGATGGGCTATTGTGGCGCAAAGAATCTAGCCTCGCTTCGTTCGAATGCCGAGTTCATTCAAATCACGACCGCTGGACTATCTGAGTCTCACGTTCACGGTCTTAGTTCATTTAAGAAATCGTTAAACTACGGAATTTAAATGCAAAAGATTCTAATAGTAGACTTTGGCTCACAATACACCCAGTTGATTGCTAGGCGGATCAGGTCTTTCAACGTGTTTTGTGAAATTGTGTCGTGTAAAACTGATTTAACGCCACATTTGACCAAAGATACTCGAGGAGTGATTCTTTCTGGCGGACCTGCAAGCGTCAACGATCCAGGCGCACCTCAGCTCGATATGCGATTGCTAGAAATTGGTGTGCCGGTTCTAGGTATATGCTACGGATTTCAGCTCCTGGCTAAGTCTCTAGGAGGTGAAGTATCCAAATCCGATTCGCGAGAATATGGCTTATCTTATTTGATTCCGGATGAAGAGTATTATCTTAAGTCTGATGCGGATTCTCAGGTCTGGATGTCTCATGGAGATAAAGTAACCAAGCTTCCTAATGGCTGGGTTCGAATTGCTTCTACAAGCACTTGCGAATTCGCGGTTGCCGAAGATATTAGTGGACTTATTTGTGGAATTCAGTTTCATCCAGAAGTGACTCATACACCTGACGGGTCTAGAATCCTTAAGGAATTCGTGCGTTCTTGCCGAATTTCGAGCGAATGGACGAGCCAATCATTCATCGATAAGGCGGTTGAAGACATTAAAATCACTGTTGGATCTGATAACGTGATTTGCGCTTTGTCCGGTGGAGTCGATAGTGCAGTTACGGCAGCTCTTATATATAAAGCCATAGGAAGCCAGCTTACTTGTGTGTTTGTAGATAACGGTCTTATGCGACATAATGAAAGACATGATATAGAAGGCACATTTTCTTCAATGTTCGGAGGTTCCTTTCATTGCACCGATGCGGGTTTAGAATTCCTGCACGCCCTGCAAGGTGTGTCTGATCCGGAGCAAAAAAGAAAAATCATCGGACATAAATTCATAGAAGTATTCGATAGATTTGTTGCTGAATCCTCCATCGAATATAAGTTTTTAGCCCAGGGCACTTTATATCCAGATGTCATCGAAAGTACCAGCGCCAATGGGCCTAGCGCAGTAATCAAGAGTCATCATAATGTGGGAGGACTGCCAGAAGGCATTAAATTTTCGCTATTAGAGCCGCTGCGCTATCTATTTAAGGATGAAGTTCGTGAAGTAGGTCGGTCACTTGGCATAGATTCGAAAATTATTGATCGACAGCCTTTTCCAGGACCAGGATTGGCGATCCGCATATCAGGAGCCGTCGATGAGCTTAAGCTAAGTATTCTTCGCAGGGCAGACCTGATTGTTCGTGAGGAAGCGGCTAAGAGAGGACTCGACAAAACGACTTGGCAATGTTTTGCGGCTCTTCTGCCGATTCGCACGGTCGGCGTAATGGGCGACGGTCGGACTTACGATTATATGGCTTGTTTGCGAGTTGTAAACAGCGAGGATGGAATGACGGCCAGCGTGCCGTGGCCGATTGAATTCCTCGAACAAACCAGTTCGAGGATTGTTAACGAGGTCAAAGGAATAAATCGAGTAGTTTACGACATTACGACAAAGCCGCCATCTACCATCGAACTCGAGTGATTAAAACCCACCATTCAGGTTTCCACGAAAGAGCTTGTAGAAGGGCAGCGTGTTTTTAGGATTATTTATTACGTTGTATGGTCTTTGGTCTTGCTGTATTTGCGACTGGACTAGAGGGATTTCCAGAGCCATCCGTCGTAAGCATTCATCAGTAGTGACTCTTAAAAGATCATTTTTAGCATGCGGATTTCTTTGGAGAATGAATGTCACCTGATCGTAGGTGAGTTGGTCTAGTCTACACTTTCCTTGTATAAACCACATATTGTTCGAACAGTCACCATCACATAATGATTTAGATGCATCTGGATTGCAGTTATCGTCCATGTTCATCTGAGACTCCTAAATTCTAGTTGTGACTACACAGTTTTCATTGAATCGTAGACCATTTCGATGTACTTGCCAATCCTTACTAATGATCGAAGATCCACCGCATCCGAAGTCGAGAGTGTATCCTGAGTTGTCTTCCACACCATAGTTATTCGCTATCGCTAGTGTGCAGTCGTTACGTTTGCAGAAATCCATCCAGTTGTTCGGAGGAAATCCTGATTTGCCCCAATTCGCACATGCCAACACGATGTCAGGTTTCGAGGTCGAAAAAATAGGATTATTTCCTAAGTGTGGTGGAGATTTCGATCTAATGTCGCGGCAAATCAGCAGGGACACCTTTCCGTGCGGCGTTTTTATGATTCCGGGCTCTTCTTCTCCCACGCTTGCCCAAAGGAAATCGTTAGCCCACAAGTTCCGTTTCTGATAAGTAGATACTAAGTCCCCATTCGGATCGATTAGATTAGCAGCATTATATAGCGAATCATCGCGTCGTTCCATGAATCCATATGCTATGTAACAGGAGAGCTCCTGGGCGAACCTCGACATTTTGTTAAACGTAGGACCATCACAAGGCTCGCATAGAGTATTTACGACGCTTGAGTCTACGTGAGCATAGCCACTAAAACATAGTTCGGGCAAAACTATGATTTCGCTACCTAATTCTCCGGCCTGATATATCAAAGAGGAAGCTTTTCTTAAATTATCTGATATATCGGCTGCGCAAGATGCTAGACGCGGTTTATACTGTATTACTGATATTATGCTCATTTTTCTATCTCAATATGAACGGAGTTTGCAGCTTTCTCAGCTGCTTCGTCGATTTTCTTCTGTATTCCGATCTTAAATGACATTGTATGCTTTTCGATCATATCCACACTAGCGCTGACGCTCTTGAATGCTTCAGCATCTCCGCCTCTATCCGGATGATGCTTAGCCATAAGTGCTTTGGCCTTCTTTTTAGCCTCTAACATAATTGCGTCGGCTGCAGACAACTTTTCTTTTCGAGTCATAACAGATAACTTAAGGAATATTACTCCAGGATCCATACCAATATTTCGAAAAGCGTCGTGAATGTTCATAAATTTAACCCACGAAGAGATTTCGCTCCCTTACTTTTACGTTTTACTAACTGTTTATCTAGAAAAGATAACAAATCTGATATTTTATCGGGTTCGTAACCATGTAGCTTTTTGTAGTCCTGGATGCACTCAAGAAGCTTGGTATGCAACTCATCGTAGGTCATATTTCACATTACTCGGTACTGTTGTGCATGAAGAAGCCAATTTCACCGAACTGGAATGAACTGTTCAAGTATGCCGTGACTGAAGCAGAGAAGAAATCTCTGAATAAAATGGTAGCGGTCTTAAAGAACAATGAGGGCCGTAAAGAGTATATATGCAGAAAATTAGGTATTATATCAATAAATGACGTACGCCGAATGATAAAATGACCTGCTTAAGTGTAATATTATACAGGTCCTTCATGACCTAATGGGGATATACATGGCTAAAATCAAGAAGGCAGCAAAGACAGTCAAGCAGAAAGTAACTCCGAAACCGCCGACGAAATCGGCAAAGCCTTCAAAGGTCGTTAAACCTTCGGCCACAATCAAGGCCGAAGTCAAAGCGCCGACTAAAGAGGCTGTAGCGACGGTTGTCAAGGTCAAACAGACAACAGCTGCTATCTCGAGGATCATTAAAGGTATCGACAACGAGGCCGTGTCGGTTAAGAAAGCCCATGAAGCCTTGACTAAGAAGATCGATAAAATCAACGCGTCGGTCAGCGTGGCGAACAAACTCCTCTCTGGACTTTCAAATATCTCGGTCGCATCTTTACCGAAGGCTATCCCTAATCCGGTTTCGAAGCCCGAAGGAAAGCCCTCTAAGACGCCTGAGAAGGTGGTCGCAGCGGTTAAGGCGCCTACTACAAAAGATACGACGTTATCTGTGCCGAAAGACGCACCAGAGGCTTCATCGGTTTCGAATGGGTCTCGAGTCCCCCTCAAGACCGCGATCGACGATGTCATCAGCAGTTCTGATAAGCCCCTGAGCGCAGCGACCATTTATGCTGGAGTGACTTCTAAGCATGGTCAGTGGAGTCGTCAGAGCCTCTATAATGCATTAAAGGACGACACGCGGTACGTCAAGACCGGGGACGGTGCTAACGCCGCGTATTCGATCAAGTCCGCTGCCGGTGTCACGGTTCCGGGATCTACCGAAGAAGAGGCTGATGCGTTGATTCAGAAAATGACGGATAACTCCGCTCCTCTTGCCAATTTAGTTTAAACTTGACCCCCTAAGGTATCATTACTTTAGGGGGTCATTCGTATCCATATGAAATTACCTATATTTAAAAATGTCGAAGAGCTTCGGGCAAATCTGGTAGAGCATAACTCCACTAAAGTATATGAGTCTCTTACTAAGTCAGGAATAAAACCGAGCTGCAAAAAAGGCTGTGCCTCATGTTGTTATCGAAAGATATATGTGACGTTAGCTGAGGCTATAATCATCTATAGAGAAATAAAGAAAAAGAAGATACTACAAGAGGTACTCAAGGACTGTAAAAAGAATGAATCCATAGTGAGTGAAACAGATGCGAACTCTTATTTTGTTATGAAAATTCCGTGTCCCTTATTGAATACGAAAACGAATTCATGTAGAGTGTATTCTGTTAGGCCGGTTGGATGTTCCACTCACTGGGTTTTATCAAGCCCTAAGCTTTGTGACCCGTGGAATTCAACGAATGCACAGTATAGACCTTTCCAGTTTAACTCAATAGCGAATTCCTTTTATAAGATTGCCGCTCGTAAGAATGGTACTCAGGCGCTAATACGTCTTCCGATTCAGCAGGCATTACTAATAGTCGATGGTATGACGAAGCGGCAGTTTGCCTCGTTAGAGGATTTCATAATCGAAGCGGGTAAAAGATGACAGGACCTTGCCTTTTTTGTGACAAGCCTTCGCCATTGCGTGTAAAAGCGAATACCGTAGAGAATAATAGAGACTTGCATGTGTGCGATATGCACTGGAAGATACTTCAAAATCCGCACACAGCTTTACCTTTTTTGCGTGGCGTAAGCATGATGCAGCTACAAAGAGACGAAATAAAATATGACGGAACCGTTAAGAAGCTAGTTGAAGGGTATTTTGATAGTATCGCTAAGTGGAAAAAGCAAAATCCGAAGAATTAGAAACAACACCATTTATTTTATGGCGTATTTCTCGTATGTGCTTGTTCGTGATGGTCTTCCCGCCGTAAGATAAAGCTAGGCGGATAACCTCAACGTTCGCTCCGGTGCGAGCAGCTCTAATGAATTTTGCGCAGTCATACATCTTCTTTTGTCGGCATATTTCTTCAAGTTCAAGAACGCTTTCACTTTCCACAAAATTGCTCGATGGTTCCATCTCGGCTGTCTCTACGAGCGGTCGTTCTTCATCATTCATTGGTTCATAAATGCTGTCTTTTTCCTTGTCGTACCTTCTCTTTTTGTGAACAAGGTTTATACACACGTTGTTCGCGACCATGTAAACATAGTGACCGAAACTCGACTTGCGCGGATCATGGGCGCTTTTCGTGTAATTCTTGTGAAGGATCGCTGCATAAACCTCCTGGAGCAGTTCTTCCATAGGAATACCTTCAACACTAAAAAATTTGTGTACTAGCTTAATGATATCCTGACGCTTCTTTAGAACGTCGATTCCCAGATCCACTTTGTCATTATCAACAGCTTTACGTGGCCATGGATACTTTGTGGGAGCTTTTTTGAGTTCTTTTTCGGTCCGAATATAAGCAATCGCTGGCTGGTCGGCTGCGCTCATTAGTCGCCCTCTTGTCTAATATGGTCTAGTTTATGGTTCTAGTGGAAGAGTATTCTATCATTAGAACTTAAAAAGCGCAATATATTCGGTAAAGTATATCATGAAAGCCGATTTCTTAAAAGAATGTCATGGTGAAATTACCGCAAAAGCGGGTATGCCAGTTCCTTTGAATGACTTCATGAATGAGTATTGCAGAATTTGCCAAAATAAAGACTGCGGACGATCTGCTGGATCGAACAGTTTAATGTTTAATCGAGCCATAAACTGGCAAAATCGTCTATTTCTAGATGTTAAGCAAGACGTTAACGATCCAAAGTACGATCTGATTCGTAGCAAATGGTTTAAGCAAGAACAGATTTCAGTAAATGGTGAATTACTCGAAAATGCAAATCAAACGACAGAATTTGTGAATTCACCTCCGGAACCCCAAGAACGCACTCCACCTGAGCCTGTTGGTTCTGATACGGTATTGTCTATCAGTAATGTCGAGCCCACAGAGTATGAAAACCGTTCAACCGAAGAGCCTAGAGATGTGATTAAAATAGAAGAGCCTAGAGGTGTGCTTAAGATAGAAGAGGTACCCAACAACCGAACCGTTGATTCTATAATCCCACCTGACGGCGAACAATTCTTGGATGATGGTCGAAATGATGTAGTTATAAAACCTGGCGGCTCATTTACTTTCGGTGATTAATGTCGACAGCATTACTAAGCACGGATGACATCAGTATTCTTAATCAGACGCGTCGGTCGATAAACTCTCAAGACATTGATTCAGTCGCACTTGAGATCGAAACCAACCATCCAAATCTACCAGTACACATTAAAGAAAGACTGTTGACTGAATTCAGTGTCATGCTGTCTGATCCAGGAACGTACTTGATCGATGAGTCTACCGGTTCGGTAATATTCAAGATTTCGGCAGAAATGTTAGTGCAATACCCTGATCTCAAAAGAGAAGATGGACGTTTAGTCTCGCGTGACAAGACGCTTCATCCCAAATTCACGAGTGCATTAGCTCTTAGCAGACATCACCAAACTAAGCTAGATCGGGTTATAAGGGATCAGCCATTCGAATCAGTCGAACATATCGTCGATCCGAAGAGTATTCTTAGAGAAGCCAAAACGCTTACTAAGAAAACCTATGCGAACTTACCGGTCGATAGTGAAACAGACTTGATTGAGATAGGCCGTGAGAATGTGAACGGTATATTCCAGGCTTTCAATCCTAAATTCATTAGAACCAACATGTATGGGGCCCAGCTAGCTAAGGTCCTGGACCAAATAGAGCATCCGAATTATGAATTCTTAGGAATAAAAATGAGATCTAATTACAAAGAGATGTGGTACGAGGTGTTAGTTCGAATCGGATAGCAAATTTTTCGGAATTTCAAATATTTGTAGCACTTTGTGTAATACCGATGACATGGCTAATTGAAAATCGCTAACCCCAACCACCCTGATGCTCTCTAAGCTCTCGAGAAGTTCTAATATTCGATCGATTTCGCATTTATAAGTAAAATCGATGTATATACCCAGTGGAAGCATTGGCACGATATCGGCCGGGTCCGTTAGATGCTGAGATATGTTCTTAAAAATAAGACATGTCCTATTAAGCTCTGCATGTAGAGCGGAATTCACCGATGCTGATATGGAACGTACAGACCTTGCTGGTAGACTGAATCTTTCATCCGTTAGCTGTGGCATCCACGTGGCGACAGGATCGGCGATTCGAAAATTCTCAATTATTCCACGGGGGAGTAAGACTGGACTTAAAGTCTGAAACAATATACAAGGAATCCTGATTTCTATGGAAGCGCGTCGCTTAATCGGATCACATGCATCGAGACGCACTTGTCCATGCTCGAAGAATGTCGCATCATCAAGCGGCGCCGGATCACTCATTGCGTCTTTTACCTTTCGCAGGCGTGGCCCCCATCTGCATGTTGTAGTGGGATTTCAGACGGCTGCTACCATATAAGGTTTGACTTGGGGAAGTCATCGTAAAATACGATAGTTGTGCGATCTTCATTCCTTCATACAGCACAATTTCCCAAGGACCGTGGTTAACTATTTCAAGCGTAATTTGGCCTCGGAATCCAGCGTCCACCACGCCCGCTGTAACGTGGATCGCCAAAAACAAACGACCTAGACTGCTCTTTCCTTCTACTCGTGCCGATAAATCCTGAGGACACTCGACGATTTCCTGAGTGCATCCCAGAATAGACTCGCCTGGCAAAATAATAAACTCGTTTGCGCGGATTATCGTCATACATTTCGAGGGATCATCATCTCTGAGATCGATTCTCACCCCGAGGTGGGGCAGTGCGAACGAATCTGACAGGGATAGATCATAGCTTGAAGGTTGAACACGGCCTTCTGCAAACGGCTTAATAAGATCAGGTCCTCTTGCAAGTATTTCACGATCGCTAAGCACACTCATCACTACTCCGAAGTATAGTTAAATATGAAAGACTCGTTGACGGCTGAAGAGTTCAAGACAGCTATGATGTTGGTGAACCATTTAGACAACAATACTGTATCCGAAGAGCTCGAACGTCTGAGTCAACGAGAGCTCGACCTCCTAAATGTTCCCACGATCACACCCGAAGACAGGGAAATAATCCTATATAACCTCGTGGTTCTAAGCGCGGCATCTGCTAGAATAAAGCATGCTATTGTGATAGAAGAACCTAGTTATTCTCTAACCGACACCGAAGAGTCGGGATAATATCTCGAATTCAGGCACGCTTATCTTCGGAGATTTCTCCTCTGATATCAAAATCTTATTCGACGTATTAAGCACACGAAGTGGGGTTCGGCCTTCGGCAAGTATGCAGATGGCGTGAAATTTCCTGAGGTTTAGTTCATTCATAGGAGCCCTGAACACGAACCTATGTACCGAGTTATCAGCATTAATCGCTTCTGGTGGCGCTGCATTTGAAGAATCAGTCGTGTTGACTACTGTCTTAGGATCAGCATGATCAATACGCTCTTCAAGTACGCTGTCGCTGCGTTCACGATCCACGCTAGATACTTGCGATACTTCCGTGCTTAGAGCCTGTATGGGTGGATCGAGTTCTACTTCGTTGTGATGTTCCACTGATTCAGAAGATGGAGACTCGGATTCGGGATTAGATACGACTTCAGCCTCAAACGGATTCGGCTCTTCAGATTTCGCTTCTACTTCACTCGCTCGTCGGATCCAACTGGCCAAGAAATCTGGGACTTTCTGATATACTCGTCCGTTGTCGTAGTATTCATCTTTCTTAAGCTTGCCTTTAAAATTCCCATCAATATCGAATTCTTTGGGTTGAGGCTTAACGCCATCAACCATCTTAAAGTAGTCATAACGAGCTTTCCAGTTTATGTCGATACCCGGTTCAGTCAGCAAAGGTACTACCCAATCGCGACCGTGAGCCTTAGGCAGCTTCCAAGGCATTGTCATCCATTCATCTAACTTACGCACTGCTTCCATGAGAAGTTCGGGCTTAATCTCGTATACGACTTCATCATGGACCGTAAGGACATACTTTACCTTATCCTCCCAACCGTTCGCTCTAATATTCTTATCGACAAAACACATGGCGAATTTAAGGATGTCGGCAGAGGTTGCCTGAATTGTATAATTGATCGCACACCGTTCCGCTTTTGAACGGATCATCCTTATTGGGCTATCAATTGTCGGGATTGGTATACGCCGCCCATAAGCCGTGAAGATCGCTTTGTGCTTCTTGGCGAAATTCTTCTGATGGTCCACGTACCCCATGAGAACCGGCACATCGCGCTTAAGATTTTCCATGTGACGACCTGCGTCCTCCATGGAACACCCGATATTGCGCTGGATGGCGCCAGCACCACCACCGTAAATGAAGGCAAAGTTACACCGTTTGCCACGGTTACGTTCATCTTTGCTGACTACATCTTTACCGAATAATGTCTTTGCCGTAATTGCATGAACGTCACCGTCTTTATTTAAGAAGGAATCGGTCCAAATGGGATCGCCTGAAAGATTCGTAACCACCCGAAGTTCTTCGCCTGCGAAGTCTAGCTTGACTAAGAAATAACCAGGTCTAGGAGTAATGCAAGACCTTATCTGCTTGAACAACTCCGGTTTATCATCATCTGAATCTCGGGGGATACCTTGGAAATTTATGCCGGAGTAACCGTTCTCGATATCACCAGCTCTAGACGCGAGACGAGCAGTATCGGTCCCCATCTGTCGGAAGTCAGGTCGAACGTCACCGTTTTTGTCGACTGCCAAAGAAAGGGGCTCGACGTAACTTCCTTTCATCTTTAGATAGTGTCGCCATTCGATGATCAATTCGAACAAACTGATCATCTTCTGCTTGCCGTCTTTATCCAGGTGGCCCTTATGGGGTAGCATGAACTTAGCCCCGTAGGCTTCGTGCAAACTCTTCATCGCTTCATCTTTAAGCGAGTATTGCTTTTGTGCCTCCCCTGGCGTCTCAGACACATCATCGTCATCATCTGAGTCCGAAGAGGCGTTCCCGCCTTGTTCCTGCTCCCCCAACATAACGGAAGTAGGCTTTAGCTTAAGACCTTCCGGATCTGTAATGAGAGCGGTTGATAATTGCTTCGGACTGCCTACGTTGAGAGTCGACCAACGACCGGTCTTACCGGTCCTAGACTCAATACAGTTCCTGATCTGGTCACCGACTTCTAGTAATTCTCTGTCGCATTCGATCGCCAATTGCTTTACACGTTCTACGTCTACATGGACGCGATTGCGTTCCATCTTACGTAGCACATTGCAGAAACTCTTCTCAAGGTTATATATCTTTTTGTCGCCTTCAGATAGTTTCTCCTGTAAGGCGAAGTTCAGAAGGTATGTGAAAATCCCGTCACTACATCCGTACTCAAGACCTTCCTTCGGATGAAGAACACCGAAGTTGTGGGTCGATCTCTTCTCTCTCTTGAGCTGAGCTCTCATTTCATCGGTAAAGAGTTCATCAAGTTCGATCATATCTACGTTAAAATAAACTTTAGCTAGTTGCTTTAACCCGCTTGGTGATCCCTTGAGCGGATTGAGAACTTTAGTCATCAAAAACGTGTCTTCATATTCATCGATTTTCCAGGTCTCTTTACCGGTCACCGCATAAAGGAATTCCTGGTCGAATTTCGCATTATGAAATACAGCTTTCGATTTAGAATGAACAAGTCGCTCGATTTCATTCCAAGCCAAGTCCCACTCTAAATTGGGGCTACCCTCAGGTTCATGAGAGAGTGGAATGTAATAACCATTCTTTCCATCAAAGGAAATGCAAACGCCTACAATGCGATCGATCGTTCGCATCCCATGACGAGTCAGCTTCCCATCGTCGAAGTATGAATCTTCATATACTCGATTATCAACGCCCGTCGTTTCTAAGTCTAATGAATAAACATTACGGGAAATACACATGTCAACCAGCTTGGCTAATTGAGATATGCTAGACACAAGGTGGAACTTATAGTCAGACATCCAATTACGCATCACGCTGGGTTTGTCGTCGTACTGTAATAAATTCAAGGCATCCTCCGATACCATCAATGTACATTTAATCGAGGTTAGAATGGATTATTACGAGGTATTAGGGGTAACAAGAGCGTCTGACGAAGAGACGATAAAGAAAGCATACAGGAAACTAGCCTTCGAATATCATCCGGACCGGAACAATGGCGATAGCTTAAAAGAAGCTAAGTTCAAGGAGATAAACGAGGCCTATGCTACCCTAAGCGACGCTGCTAAACGAAAGTCGTACGATGCGAAGTTCTCTGGGGCGCCCAAGATCGACGATATTTTCAATGAGATATTTCGTAATTTCCACAGAAGGCAATCTCAAGAATTTAGAGTCGAATCACTGCCGGGCGCTGACATTGAAGTAAACGTTAAAATATCTCTAATCGACTCATATGTCGGTAAGTCCATCGACGTAGACGTTCCTCACAGTAACGAATGCGGTACCTGCCGAGCGACGGGAGCAAAACCAGGAAGCCGTGTCATTACATGCCAAACTTGCTACGGTAATGGATACTTTAGGGATCCATTCAATATAGGAAATCGGAAGTGTCCGGCGTGTAAAGGACGAAAAGTATTTCCGATCGAAAAATGTGACGCCTGTGCTGGTGAAGGATCTAAGGCCACGAAGGAATCCGTGAACGTTAAACTACCATCGGGCATTAAAGACGGGCATGTCATAAAAATTAATGGTAAAGGCGAACCCGGAGATCCAAACGGAGATCTGCTATTAAACATCATCACCATTATGACACCAGGCATTCGCCGTGTCGGTGATGACTGTTATCACGACCTAGAATTACCTATATCGTTAATGATAACAGGAGGACGACATACCTTCCCCACGCAGATGGGTTATTCACTAGACGTTTCAGTAGAACCGAACAGCAAAACCGATGATTTCGTCCAGATAAAAGGTAAAGGATTTCGCAATCTATCGACGAATGGGATCGGGGATTTGTACTTGATTCTGAAACCACAATTACCATCGAATATTCCGGAAACTGCAAAAGAGCTTCTTAATAAATTCATCGAAGAATGCGAAAATCATAACTGCTTTAGTCGGGACAAATGATAACGGTTCTCTTTTCTCGCCATTTCCGCGAGAATTCAGTCATTATAAAGCGTTCTATTGGGTCTTCGGAATGATATTCATAACATATGGGAAAAATAGGTTCAGATCTTAAAGAAGCGTTAAGTCTGCAAATGTTGGACTCATAGTTGCTGCACTTATCTCTAAGTGCGCAGTGGATCGGACCTAGTTTAGCTAGAACCACATGTGGTGGTGAAGATAACTGCTTCGTAAACTGCGAATCATATCCTCTGATCGCAGCGTCTATTGCTTCACGACTGATCGACGGAACGCGTAAGACTGGCTTCTCCACCAGATGCTTCTTAACATCTAAATCTGATATGCGATCCAGCGACAATTCTGATATGAGAATTCGTTCACGATTTCTGAGGTTGAGCTCAAAGTCATTGAATTCAAGCAAGTTATATGAACTCATTTGACTCCGAGATCATCTTGTCTAGCTTTTCAGAGGCTTTTTTCAGGATAATAATCATGTCCTTCGTTGGTGTGCCTGTCTTATCGAAGTCCCACGCGACTCTATCGAGAACTCGGCATATCTTTACATAATCCACAAAAGGAGCGACACTTCGAGTTCTTGAAAGCTTTTTCTCTAAGATCGCAAGGTGTCTAGGGATGTCTAGCCATGCCTCACTTTTATAATTCTCGCCTTTATCCTTAAACACATCAAGAATCGGCTCCTCAAGCTTAGGAACGACAATGTGGAATCTTCTTTCGAGCTTAGAAAGAGCATCTGTAAACTTTAAGTTATGGAATCTAGCGAATAAACCTATCCCATTAAGGTTTATCTTGCATTTGAAACAGAAAAAGTGTGATTTCTCTCTACCTGAAGACGAATAATATCGAGCCGCTGGAGTGTTCTTATTATCGTGAAATGGGCAGAATATTTGAACACTTGTCGACTCATCCGGGATTTCGACGCCGTTTTCAATGAGCGCCATATAAGCAGAATAAACAGCCGTTACCGCCTCAACCCGACGGTTAAACCACTGTTTTTGCGCTGTTTCGTTAGATGAAATCACTTCTTATCGTACATTAGAACAGTCGCATCTGCTTAGATGGCTCAGGAAATTTAACTTCAATCGGTTTCTCTTCGACATAATTCCGTTCGATCACTTGAACCGAATCATCTGATCTGTTCTGCTTAAGAACCGCGTTAATAATTCGACGTTCATATTTGTCTGCAAGGTCCATGAGATCCCACTGATTCCCAGTCTTTTTGCCAACTTCGATCTTTAACTGCTTTAGCATGGTAACAGCATCGCCCAGCTCTACGCGCCGACCATGTTCGCGCCATAGACCGTAGATATCGTTCAAACGATTTTTACTGAGTACCACAGTTGAAGTGGCCCCGCTAATGCGAACGGCAATGTCGATTAGCGGGGCCATGCTAGCTCCTAGGAGTTTCGCTCCTCAAAGATTTCCTCTCGAGGATCAAGCCTCAAAATAGCTTCATTGATCCTCGGGAAGGCTCGCTTACGGCACGCAGCCACTTGTTCTTCAGCAATAGCCAACACAAACGCTCTCGTCTTCGGACCCAAGTCGAGACCCAGCTCGAGCGCCTTTTTGCGAATTACCTCATCAGGATTCTTACCGCCGAAATCGGTTCTCACTAGCTGCTTCGCGACCTTTAGCACCTTAGACGTTGGCTCATCTGACAGGTCGGTCTTTCTCTGGCCAGGGAGTCTAACGCTCTTCACATTTTCCATTTTATAGCCCCAGAAGAAGTGAGACCATTCTCACCCCAAGGAACTATACATTTCAAGTTTTATCATCAGCTGCATTCATTTGCCTGACAAGCTTGTTCGCCCAACTCCGCCCTGGAGATCCACCCCACAGAGCCCAGGCTATTTTGCCGTTGCTCGGTTGACCATTGTCCAGGACACCTGATTTATTCTTCTCATGGCGATCGAAAAACGCTTTCATACGTCGAGCTGTTCGGGGGCTAATGCGCTTGCCGTTAGACAGGTCTCGAGCCCTTGCAATACCTACTTCCGTGCCCCCGCGACCGTATTTCGAACGCCACTTAAGACCACGCGCTGCGGCTTTCTTAACGCTCTTAGGTGGAGTAAACTTAATGTGTTTATACTTTTCAGGGGTAGACGAAGAACCATCAGCGGCGATAGATATTCTATAGGCTATTTCAGATAGGTCCATAGTAATAGGTAGCATAAAAAATGCATATAATAATATCAAAGCGCATTCCTACTAACAAGAAACTCTGGAACAAGATGCAAGACCTTGTGTCAGGTCGATCGTCATATATAACATGGAATGATCAGAGGATCGACGGACCCCGTGATGGTCAAGGATTTAAGAAACATCCTTCCGCATATAGCAATGGATGGGCAGCCAAGAAGTACAAGGAACTAGGCGGAAAATGGAAAGAGAAGAAAAAACGAAGTCGCAAAGCCTCAACGGTTGAATCTATAGCTATTCGAATAGCGGGATTAGATGAGTGGTTCGACAAAGACAGCCCGAAGGGTGATTGGGTGGCGATAGACACGGAAGGCAATATCGTAGGACCGTGCGCGCAGTCTGATAAGAGAGAAAAAGAGACGAAGAAAGGCGCAGATCCATTAAAGTGTATGCCAAGGTCTAAGGCACACGACTTAGGAAAAAAGGAGAGAGCCAAATCGGCAAAAAGAAAGAAACGCAAAGAACGAGGATCTAAGAATACTAAAAAGCCAGTCCATGCTCCTACTTAGGTCCTGATGACTCATCTAAGGAATCGCACAGACGTCTCACCAAATCCCTTTCAGCAGGATCGCAGTGCATGATAGCATCGATAGCCACATGACATGGTGGTCTTAACATGAGATCTATAAGATGATGAATTTCCTTCATATCAGAAGACCACTTCTTCTTAAGCTCTAGAAGCTCATCTCTCTTCATAACGCAACATTACCATTTAGATCTTCTGGATTTCGGATATTCCTAGCGATGATGAAGTCGCGGAGATTCGATCTCCAGCACTCAACGAGGACACCAAAGGACGAATTTCTGGAGCAACCAGGAATGTAGTTATCCAGACGTAGCCACTTTCTGTCTTGCTTTCATCAGCCTGTATGTGAACCAATTCACCATCACAGAACGAACCTTTAAAAATGCCGGTGAATTGAATAGGGTCTCTACCGTTAAGTTTAGACTTCGCGTGTGCTTTGGATATATGATCCCACATTTCTTTATTGGCTTCTACAGTTTCCTTAATCTGTTTTGCCGCATCAGCTTGCTGGCTTCGACGTTGTGATTCGATCAATTCGGAGATTCGCATTTCCAGTTACCTCTAGGCTATCATGTCTTCTGCAGTAAGAGATATCGCGTTAGCTGTCGAAACGATGCGGTCAGCGTTCATGTCAATCATGCCGGTCTCAATGTGCCTCATGCGTTTGGTATTCCAAAAGATCTTCCCAAGGAACGGCTCGAATACTGGATTGTCTCGATTTTTTAGGCATCCGATTTTAAACTTCGCATCCCGCCTTAATTGATCATTCAGATAAGTGTAGGTGATTACATCGGCGTCTTTCTCCAATTGGTTCGCGTAGCTGATAGCGGCACTGTCGTACCGACCGTCCGCTTTGTCGGCTCGTAGCTTACCTTGACGATTCATGTGGAATAAGCCTAGAACGGGGACCGTGTTACCGCGAGCGAAATTTAAAGCTAAAAACCGACATTCAGTAACGACGCTATTAATCATCGTGACGAAATCGTTTGTTCGATGCTTTGGTTTCATATTGCCAATGTTATCGAGTATGATGCCATCGCACCCGTACTTATTATGAAACATCTCCGATTTCTTACGTACTTCGTCACATCCCACTTGCATTGGGGGACGCCATACGTACATTTTTCCTTTTGAGTTAGCCTTAAAATCCTGTGCAATGAGCTTGAGTCTCTTAAGCTCAAGCTCATCTAGCTTACCATCACGAACTCGTCGATAATCAAGACCAACGTAAGGATTAGGTCGACCCGCCTTAACGTCCTCTCGATACCACTCTGTTACAAACTTTCCGTGGCTTGAATGAATTACATACAACTGACGACGCAATTGCTTGTATGGCATCTCGAAGATGCCATAGAAGATATTCTTACCGTAAATATAGGCATTATTATATGCATAATTAAGAGCCAGCGAAGTCTTAAGTTCACCTGGGTAAGCACAATGAACCCAGAACTCACCGGATTTGTGTCCTTCACAGGCATCATCAATTGGGTCGAGTCCAAAAATGTTACGGCCGGTGTACACATTAGAACGTGTGGATAGTTCATATTCTTCTAGGAATTCATCTGCGTCTTCTTCGACGAATCCTTCGAGTTTCTCACCAGACTCAAAGTGAGAAAAACCCGACATGCGATCAAACATCCAGCCCATAGCATCAGGAACACCACGAAGTACCTTTTTCCCATTGATGGGCTTATCGATGTTACGACCGTGCTCTGCGATATTCGCAGCATCACGACAAGCTAAGACGAAAGCTTTCAGCTGTTGTTGTTCTTGTTCAGATCGTACAATCGATAGAAAGTTCGTTCTAATGTAATGCTGAGCCTTGCTTATTTCTTCAAGTCTATTAACTACTTCAATATCATCCTGCTTTTCAAAATAGTCTTTGACAATTAAATAGTCAGGTGGTGCAGCCATCTGGCCATAGAAATCGGACAGGTATTTGTGAAGGCGAGCATCTTCCTCGTCAGGATATGAAAGATTGTGTTCTTGAAGCTTATGCCAGTTAGCTAAGGCTTCTTCAGCATCAGGAACACTGCCTACGGTAATTACGCTTCTTAAAATACGGTTCACGACCGATTCCTATTCTTGAACTTGTTCTTAGATGAATTCAGTCCGGAACCATACAACGAAAGGCCACCAGTATCGGCGTCTTCATCGGTTGACGGTTTGATCCTTACCTTGGTCTTAGGCTTGCTGGCCGTTTTCGATACTTCTGAAGTCTCCAGAACGCCGTCCACTACATCCTCTTGCAAAGGCATCGGTTCAGTTATGACGAGGTCATTCTGTGATTGACCAACATTGTTCACAGGTTCCGGCATCAAATTCAGGTCTTCCCCTAAGTTGATGCTGGGCAGAATTCGAGGAATGCGGACTATAGGGAAATTCGTCTTAATTACGTCTGCTATTGAATCCGAATAGGCATGGCTACCGACCGTAAACGGCCTATCGCAGTCGGAATAAAGCCAGGTAGGTTTATCTCTGTCGATTCGATAGCAAATAGCTTCTTCAAGGGCTCCAGGAGCAGCTTTATTTTTATATGACAATTCATTAAGTCTTACTATACATAGACTCGGAGGTTCCATTAAATCTTCTAGGCTATTGTATATCGATCCTTCTTCGTCGCCTCTTGCGGCTCTTGATTTACTTCCGACATATACATCCCGAATTTCTCGGTCGCTCGTAATTCGAATAAACATGTTTGGGTTAGAAATCATCGCAGCTTTGACTACAGATTTCATGTCCTGCCAAGCACTGATGACTAGAGCGTGTTTCTTTAGGGCAGCCATGATCGGAAGCGAAACATGCTCTTTACGAACTTCAGCCCGCCTAATATACGCGGGCATACTAGCAGCCATCCTCCTTACGAATGCACAGTGGCACTCGAATGTCTTATTATCTTTCTCTATGACGCCTGTATTACCACAGACTTTGCAATTCATGGTATACCTTAGATATCGCTTAGATCGATTTCAACTGTGTCTATCTTCGGCTCGGACGCTTTCACTTCAGCATTCATCTTCGGCTTCACGGGACTGGCTTTCTTAATCGATTTATTTGATTTAAACTTTGAGTCCTTCTTCTCGTCACTGCGCATGTATGACAGAATATCTTGAACGGCGTCTTTAGACTCAAATGATAAACCACCGACCAAAGAATTTCCGGCTACTTTATCTGCGAGCTTCTTCTTTTCTCTTAGCGCCTTAAGTACGTGATGATCTATAGTCTTCTCGCCGGAGATTCGGACTCCCAGCATGTGGTGAGCCACGACCGTCTTATGAGAAGAGCCGATGCGTATCATTCGGCCTAGAAGCTGGTCATAATCACCATAAGACCAAGGGAGATCGACGAAAACGAAGTGTTCTGCCGCCTGCAGGTTTAGAGATTCAGAACCGGCCATCGTAATCATTATCACGTTAACGCCGGAGTTCGGATCTTGAAATTTCTCTCTTGCGTTTTGACGCATTTTTGGATCAGATTCTTTCCCTGTGATTCTAACGTATTTAATGTTTGATTCTTTTAATGATACTTCGATTTGACTAATCATTTTCTCGAATCGAGAGAAAATGATCACTTTCTGGTCAAACGCGTCATTCTCAAGAAGGTCGATAAGAGATTCTATTTTAGTGGAACTTCCATCAAACGGCTCACCCTCCTCATTCAATATGAGCTGCGGTGCATTGACTGCCTGAGCACACATGGTCAGGGAAGCTAGTATCTCCGCACCCGCTCCTTCCTCTGTATCATCCGAACCTCCAACACCAGACTCTGCCATATCATAAAGATCATCTTGTATTTGGCTAAGTTCACAAGGAATTTCTACCGAAATAAGCTCGGGTAATTCTTTGGCGACTTCGTGCTTTTTTCGAGAGAGATAATAGGGTTCGATTTTTTCGACGAATTTATCTAGATTCTTATATCCGACCACAATTGGAACTTGTCTACCGCCGCCTACTCTCTGAAGCTTAGTAACGCAATATTCGTTCTGAAAGGCTGTGACCTTAGGGAATAAAGACGGATTAACAATTCGGAATATCCCGAAAAATTCCATCAGTTTATTCTTGACGGGCGTTGCAGTCATCCCCACAATGCGATCACATTGTAGAGAAATCGCCCTGACTTTATCATGTACTTGGCTACGATAATTTTTTACTTTGTGGGCTTCATCCATCACCAGCATGAACTTTAAATTAGGATTTTCGGCCTTCAGAGTCGACACGCGTTCAGCGAGGCCTATTGTGGTCATAGGTGGCGAAATTTTATTGGATATGCTCTCGATTTCTAGTCTCGTCGATTCGAATTTTACTTTAAGCCCGATGGTGCGGTTTAAGATAAGCTGATCATCATCTGACCATCCATACGGGCGCGGGAGACTTTTGCCATTTAGGCTAGAGAAAACATACTCTGCATCTTCGAATTTTCGAGAATCAGTGATACTTCGTAGAACACTCATACCAGATTCTAATTGCGATTTTATATCGTTAAATTCGTCCTTTTTATTCTTGAGTAATTTCTTAAGCTTAGGATCAGGCTTGACGCTACGATCCTTGACGACCGTCGAGTCTAGATCTCGGAATAGCGTGTCATACGTGATTAGCAGTATTTTCCGATGCGACTCTGAGTCAAAGAATTCTTCATACTGTAGCTGTCGTTCATGGGGCTCGCCATGAATAACGACAGGCTGCATGCCAGTCATGAATTTTAAGGTTTCTGACTCCCACTGAAATAGGGCTGATTTCGTGGTTAAAATAATGGGTATATAGTCTGGCTCTTTCATCCAAACGTAACCAATAGTGCTCAGCACCTGGATAGTCTTTCCAAGACCTGTGCCGTCACCCAGAATAGTCCGTGGCGCTAAAAGAAGATTAGCAATACCGCTTTTCTGATAATTCCGGAGAATGATAGGGTCCCCGTTCGCAAACGCTGGTTTTAGGAACGGGGATCCTGGTAAATTTAACTTATCTGATGTGCGGATATCACGAAGTTTCTGGATGGCGTCAGACATGGTAACCTCTGACGATAGCTTACATCAGAATCTAGTTAGGTTTATTGCTTGTGTAAGCAATCGCATCATTTCTTAGTGTCTCTTGACCTGAAGTGGTAGTGCCAGCGTAAGCGGTCTCTAGACCTTTCGGCCAAATAGACGTAAGTCCGTTGAAAGCCCCCGAACCATTCTTTCCGATGCCGACAATACGAGCAAAAGCGTTTGCACTAGTTTGGCAAGCGTTACCGGTCACGATGGCTCGTGGGGTCGCTGAAGAAGCCGCATTTGCGTTTGTTAGTAAAATAGCCGGAATACCGATATCATTTACCCTGATATCATTGTTTATGATTCTTACCGCTGAACTCGTTCCATTAACTGCTGGAACGCATAAAATTCCAGCAGTCTGAAGAAACGTGGTCATCGGGGTCGGTCCGGAGTATAGATTTCCATTCAGGTAAATTCGATTGTTACTTACTGTGATAAAGCCGATATTAGTGGTGTTAGTAGTCCAATCGATTCGTATACCCTGACAAACTACAGTGTTCGAGTAAGGAGCCGCGTAAATGGTGTTACCGTCTAAAATAATTGTCCCTGTCGGGCATTTATCGATCCGAATACCTACATCACCCGAATAATAGTTCGCCGTACTGGTACCTCCAAAGAATTCACAGTTCCGCACGATCACATTACTTAGGGCATTCGGCTTTTCTGTCGTGGATGTCAGTAACATTAACGTGCCGGGACCTATCGCGCTGTTCATAATGAAATTGTTAACCGTGCACTTTTCGTAAAGAACATTGGCCGCGACATTCTTAACGAAGGCTACATTACAAAATTGAGATGAAGACTGAGAAGATCCTGAGAGTCGTAGATTTCGGATAATTGCCTGAGGACTCGCGACGCTGTTCGGGGTATTGAAAATCCCAGACGATGATGAAGTTACATATTCTACCCCAACGCGCACCTGAGGAATCCCTAAAGTAGATGGAACGTCAGATAATACTATGTCACAACCATCGATTTCACATTTGTAACCGACTACTACCACTAAATCTGCACCACCCGCTCCTGGATCAGTTGATCCAGTAGGCGAAGCTCCATATAAGCCCCTGGTTAAACCGTTTAATATCGTCAGGTCGCGAATGGTGTAGTCGTAAACTCCAAATGCGATGTTGCCATCAGATGAAACATCGATCGCAGTCTTTTCTGTGAACCAGCCGGGCATTTTCCCATAAACCGAATTAGCATCCACATCCACGTACTCGATCGTGTTCGACTTTAGTCTTGCTCTTTTAGCGCCTTGACCAAGAACAAACGGCGAAACTGTAGCCCGTGTTGGTGATGCAGAAGGTAATCTAACCTTAAACAAATTGGTGTCGAGTTCAAAACTGCCGATTTCAGCGTAGGCTGTAGACGAAGTTCCAGATGATCGGATATCTGAAGAATGCAAATGTAGAAGGATGTTCGTTTCAGATGCAGAAGTCGCTCTTATCTGACTGTTCCGAACAGTGAGACAGTTGATTCTTAAAGGTGAGTTCTTAGAAGTGGCATCTGATGGGTCGAGACTTATCAATCCCGTATTGAAATTCGCGTATGGTCCCTTCGAATCTCCTGAGAAAATATAATCTATGTTCGCAGAGTACCCGAGTTCAAATTCGCATAGATTAAATTCGACAGAACCAAATGTCTCGTCTCCATTTCCCACGATAGAGATACACTTAATGTTATTTGAGTAATTGCTGTTAAAGTGACAATTTTCAAACGAGATCGGCGCAGCCCAAGAGCCTGCACTGTCGCTCATCCCACCGTTATAACTTAATTGTACTATAGAGTCCCAATTTTCGACCGCATTGTAACTTATTTGGCAATTTATGAATTTCGCACCGAGATTTTGCGTCGAGGTCTCATATCGGAGACCGTTTACCCTGCAATTTTCTAGCGTAACATTGCCAGATACGGACAGTCCCGCTTCAAAAGATAGTCCGCTTATGTAGACTCCATCAGGCTGCGAGCTTATGGAAACGTGGGTCGTAATTACCGAACCGTCTCCACTGAGCCGCATGAGCGGATCTGTGAAGTCAACGCCCTCGTAGGTTCCAGATTTTAGGTGGATTGAGAACGGGGTGAATAGAGTTCGTTGATTTACAAGCTGGGCTAAGGAATTAGATCCGTTATAATCGCCGAAAGTGCTAACTCCATTACCACAGAATATAACATTGCGAGCATTCAACGAACGCAGTATAGAATATCTATCCGAAGTAGGCGTCACGGCCGCATTGGCCTCTTGGTCGCCGACTCGGAGGAGTGCGTCTCCACTAGTTTCTGAATTACTAGAAAGAGGATAAAAGAGAGGAGTCGAAACTGCGTTCTTGATGTTAAAATCTGAAAAATTTAACGGTCCATCGGCAGTTGTGAGCACAGACTCACCGGCTAAAGTGAGGCTGTTGATTAGAGGTCCGTAGGCAGTCTCACTTGCCGAAAAACTAAAAGTTGGATCCCAGCTTTGAACTGACCACTGATCTGCGGGCGTAGGCTTAAAAAATAGCTTGAACGAAGTAGGAAACAATGAAGCGGAAGAAGAAGATACGGAACTTACATCTGACTGCCAGTATGCATCGATATCAAAGAACCCTTTTAAGTTATAAGTAAAAGCAACACCATTCTGAGATCCAGAAGCATTTGATGTTGTAGAAAACCGAACTCCGACATTATCATTTACATTGATAGATTCGATTATCGGGTCAGCAAAATATTTAACTGGAGTAGCTATCTTAGGGACGGCTGAGAAGACCGAAGGAGAAGAAGTGGTGTACTTCGGAAAGCTTACCGATCCGATTGTGCTGTATCGCTGATTAAAAGGAATGTCATCATTCTGTATACGACCAATTTCTGATTTTATGATGTATGAGCCGTATCCGAGATAACCAGGCTGATTTGTTATACCAAACCGCTTTTCGGTTGCTTGAGTGTCTGCTAAACGCTCATTAGTATCTTGATTATCAGGCACATCACCTACTTCTTCAAGTTCCCCTAGCAGTATCGAAATATAACCTTCTCCCACAAAGCTGTTAAACAACGAGTCGTTTTCGGGAATGCTAGGAAACCTTGAAGGATGTTCCTTTAAATAAGATGGGACAAAACCGTTTGAATCAAGGAGTGTGCTTAAACCGAATTTCGAAAGCACAGTGGGACTGGCAAAAAAGTTAAATGAGCACTCGGCAAACGGCACGTCGAACACTAGTTCTGATCCAGATACCGACACGATGTCGTACGATTTATAAATTCCTTCGGAGAAACCGAGTATTCTCCTAACCTCATCAGTCGCAGCGATAGATATTTGAGAGTCGACACCTTCAATTTCGCTTTCGAGGAAAATTCCTTCGTCATCGATCAAAGTGGCTACGGCACCTCCACCATTCGCCATGATCGCATCATTCAGAGAATTCACTAATTGGAGAGGAGTCTTTACATCGGAACTAATTACCCAGTCGAAGGAAGCATTGCCGTTTAACGACAAATTAACCGACTCATATAAGTAGTATAAACCGCTAGTCCTTAAAAATATGGAAGCTTTCCTGTTACCAGTTTGTGAGTGCCATGCCGAATTTATAATATTAGCGATCTCACTTAGACTGGCAGGTGTTGAAGCAAAAACCACGTCAAACGATGTGTTATTTTGAGACGAGGTTTCGGTGACAGAAACCGTCAGAGCGTCGCCGCTCGATAAAGTAGGGAAATTGCTAAGAGTCGTAACGACAGGGCCTGCACGAAACGCCTTGGTGAAAAGGCTTAAGCGCAAGGTATCATCATTCACAAAGCTGGTGCGCCCAATTAACGGTGCACCAGTGTTTACTGCGGCCCCATATTGAGATTTTGGTCCTATTTCAAAGGCATCTAACGGGTATCGGTAGTACACCTGTTGGTTCGCTAGAAGCTCATATCCATCCGATTTGGTAAAGAAGGTATACCCTCCCTTCCCGTCCTCAGATGTAGTCACGATTCCGCGTGTAATGTCCAAACCGCTTGAAACATACGGGGCGAGACCAGAAAACCCGAGAGCTGACAAGGCCGCTGCTGTTCCATTAAGGCTTATACGAGCATTAGAGCCGGTAAGGGGACTGTTTGAAGCCACGGATTTTAACGTAAGTGAACCATCTTCACTTCGGCTTGCTACTTTCTGATTTGTATGAATCGCAAACGCATCATTTATGAGCTTGGACAGATATGAAGCCGAAATTCGACTTCCATATGAGTTAAAACCGGAGTCGATCTTAACTGCTACAGGTTGCGACTGGTTTAACCCAGGGATTGTGATATACAGATAACTATTTAACGGTATAGTGAAAGGTTCAATACTTGGAGTTGTAAGTACCGCAGGTAGAGCAGACTCAATTCCGCCAAAGATACCGGTAACGGAACTTGCGGTAACATATGTTAAGTCCGGACCGGCGAAATCAAGCAATGACGAACCAGCAACCGGCACTGACTTCAACGGTATTGAAGTGTACCTGGTTTGCGGATCGTTTAGTTGTGCTGCGCGCGGTCTAGTCATGGTGACACCTCACTGATGTCACATTACTAGAAGGCCAGTATCTATGCCGGAGCGCTATAGTTCAGAAGTCTCGAGAAGTTATGTACTGTGTCGGCCCCGTCAGCCAACAAGTTGCTGACAGTTTCGCTGCCTACTACGGCATATCCGGTTTCTACACCAACAAGCCCATAACTTGGCAAAATCGGACTAATTACGGGAACGAACGCGTTAGCACTAGCGTCGTATCCAGTTATTGCAATCCTACCTGTCCAATACTCAGGCCCTGCAAAATAGTTACTCATTACAGAGTTTCCTGAACATATAGCAGTTTCGTTTCCAGAATCTGACGACCCAGGCCACGGGACCAACCAAATCCCTGGTATCAATCGGGACCCAGCGGCTGTGTCAGTTGTTTTAATCACATTATCTTTAATGATTTTACGAGCATTTTTACGTGAAAGGGGGTCTACGGAAATACGAGTGGTAATCAGTATACCAGCAGACTCATTGTAATAAGAGCTACCTGATATTGGAGCAGACCCGCTATAGGATAATCCAGTCGTCTCAATGCTATTGGCGAGTATTTTTAAGCCGCCAAAGCCAACTTGAGTATTCTGCATTATTACCTGAATGCCCTGGGATTTCGTGTTCCCGCTTCCCGTAGGGAGAGATCTAATTTTGTTGTTAGTTATGCTGATATTCTCGCCAGGAGTCGTCGAAACGTTCGTTACGACGACACCACGATCAAATCCATCGAAGTTAGACTCAGCAATACTGACATTAGATCCAAGCTGAGCATAGCTGTTAGCAGTATATACATGAATGCCATAGGTAGTACCAGTCACTGAGGCATTTAAAAATGATTTACACGTCACGTTTCGGTATGTGACATTATTTGCAACATTATATATGATTGCAGAATCTGCCCAGCGCAGAGTAGGAGTCGAGTTCGGACCGATCAAATTAAGATTTTCTATAACAGCAGTCCCGTTCTCATCATATATGGGGCTACTAACAGTGTAGATTTTTTGAACGGCAACCCGGCACCTGGGACTTATTGTGCCATCGCCATTCGATATGGTGCCGTCAGGTTTGGTCCAAGATAAGTTTACGTTATTTACTTTGAGTTTTGTGCCAAATGCCAAGGATAAATCAGCCCCGTATAATACAGACCTCGTGCTACCAGCAACACAACCTGTTACATCGAAATTTTCGATTATGGTTTGCTTGCTAATGAAGGAAATGTGCCCGAAAGACGAAGCAGCTAAATTGGCTCCTGCGAAGGCCATCCAAGTTGGGCGGGCACCATATCCACAATCATTGTTCCCGTTGGTATATGCGATTTTGTTATTCACAAAAACACATTTTTGGACACTGTGACCAATAACGAATCCAAGAGAATAATTCGATATGGAAGTACTTGATAAGCGCAATCGCATATCCATGTTGTTCATATACAGTTCGTCAACAATCGCATAGTTGGAAGAAGCAGTCACGGTATTGGTCGTTAACCCAGAAGAAAGCTGCATTAGGCAGTTTAATCCCGTGTTTGTAGCATCAACCGTGCAACTATCGTATGATAGTCTGCTTATCCTTAAGCCTGAAGCATTACGTATGTTAGTTGCTGGGTTCAGCTCTATGAGACCCACATTAACGTTCATGCGGTTATCGCCCTGAGCAGTGTAAGACGATAATTTAAACTCGCAGTTATTGAAAGCTATATCCTTAAAGGTCATCGACGCGTAGGCGCCAGCAAGACCAGATACGATACAAACGCGCTTATCATTTCCGGAATCACGTGGATCGAAATAACATTGATCAAAAATGATTGAATTCGCCAAAACATTCGACGTGGACGCTTTAGTGATTTCTACGCATGAGTCATATGATCCGCCCGCTTTAAAAAAGCAATTTTTAGCATATAAAGCGCGTATACCAAGCTGGGAGTAATTTGGGGTCGTAGACGCAGACGCGGCTAGGTAAATCCCTGAATTAAATGAGCAATCTTCTAAATGAATATACCCATTTTGCGCATTAAGATTATAGTTCGAATTTGTGGCGAAATTAAGACCATAAATTTTAAGAACGCCTTTCCCGTCCGCCGTATTGGTAAATGTTAGTTGTGCCGCCGATGATCCGGACGCAGATACTGTAGCTCCATAACCCTCAATTGTGATGTTCGCATTCTGGAAAGCGATCGTATTCAAAGTCGTATAAACGCCTGGCTTAACTATTATATGAGCATCAGAAATCGAATTTGAAGTGATGAAATCGGCTATTTCTGATATAGCTACGGGTCCGTTAAAATCTCCGAACGTGGAAATCCCATCACCGCAGGTTATCGTATTCCTTGAGTTAAGGGATCTGACGATCGAATACCTATCTCCGCTATAGGTCTGTACGTTGGTTACAGCCGGTAGGTTACCGACTCTTAAAACAGAATCGCCATTAGTACCATCGATCGATGTCAGCTGAATATTCTTAAGCGCTACGTTTGATTCAGCTTGAGTATTCGCATCGGAGAACTTTAGGCTACTGTCTTTTTGAACAAATACTCCGCCATCGCTTAACGAGATTGCATGTATAATGCTGATGCCATAAGTGGTGTCTTCGACCTTCTCGAGAGAAATCGAAGGAGTCCAAGAATCGGCATCCCATTCAGCAGATGAAGCGTCCTTAAAGTGTACTCCTATCGAGTCATTCGCGATAGATAAGGCGGATGCTGGACTACTGCCGCGATCAAGCGAGTATTTTAAAATGTTAGAGTCTACACTGGGCTTGGAATTAGTAGAAAGGATTAAACTATTGCGAGGAGAGACATTGTATGTGGATATTCTAGTAAACGATTGATCAGCATCTTCTGGGGCTATCTCGGCAAACAATTTATAATTTACGGTAGTTAGACCCTGCTTTGCTATTGCTGAATATACTACTGGGGATGGAAGGTATGTAGCGTCTGGAAATTCCTGCGCGAACGTCGCTTGACCAACCCGACCGGTCGAGATCGAATATGGAAACAATGATTCGTTCAGATAACCACTGTCAGTGTTGAAGACAGGAGTACCTGAAGTCTCATACAAGCTCGGAATCGTTATCTGCTTGCGTTTATATGGGCTTTGAAAGTCAGTTTCGCGCTCATCTGTGAATTGATCGGCGGGAACGTCGCCTGCTTCCATCAGTTCCGGAATCTGTATCGTTATATAATTAAGTTCCGACGAGTTCGAGGTGGATCCGGTTAGATTAGGAAATATAGCTCTCGCTTCTTTGGTGTCTACTGGAAGTGCGACCGATGTTACGTCGGCGTTGGTAATCCCTAAGTTCTTAAGGGTGCTAGGTAATGACGCATTATCAAACGACAAGTTGCAATCGAAAGGTAAGCTAAAATATAACTCTGAACCGATTGCGGAGCAGATAATGTATGCTCTATACTGACCGTTTTGAATTCCAAGGGCTCTAGCAAATTCGCTATCAGATATTTCTGAGATTTCCACCAGCGAACTTGTGCCCGAGCTGCTCTTGATGACGACTCTTCCATTCAGTACGCTAGCTAAACCTTCAGACGACGCTCCGGCCACGCTGATATCTGCATTGATCTTATCAGCCACCTGCTGAGCATTTCTTAGGGTGGAGTCCAGGCTTACATTTATGTACGTGCCACTAAACCGTAGTCTGAACGAACCGCTTAGGAAGAAGGGTTCGGAAACGGTTGATGTCCAATAAGGTGTCGTACAATCGGTGGCAAGACTAAACGAATCGTTAACGTAAGTAGCCACATCTTCTGAGGTCGGATTATTCGATGTTATGCTAGTAAGAAACGTAACACTTCTGCCAGACACTCTGTTTGTTATAGTGGTTTCGAAGCTATCGCCGGTCGTAAGTGCTGCACAATTTGCGTTCGTAGTCTTAAAAGGAGCGGCGGAATAAGCCTCAACCCGACAAATCGCGAGCACGTTAGATGGGTCGGTTGCGACTAAACGACCATATAAACGTTTGTCTGGCCTTGACGCGGACGTGAAGTTCGGAAGGAACTCATCTTTCGCGGAGAAGTCTGGAAATACTCGATTCGAAACGGCCATGAGATCATAGCCGTCTGCGCGACTAAAGAATACTTTTCCACCAAATAAATCGAAAGCGTTTGTAACAACACCTCTACCGAGAGGAACCCCGGTAGCACTATTCGTCACGTCAAACCCGAAAAGCGCTAAGAGCGCAATTCGATTTGAAGTAATGGTCACAGATGCGCCAGTCCCGACTATGTAACCGCTCGCATTAGCCGATCGAAGTATTAAATATTGATCGAATGTTCGGTCAGCGACGGCGACTGAAACGGACGGAGTTAATGCTAAGAACGCATTGTTAATGCTATCTATTATTTGCTGAAGTCGAACTGTGGTTCCCTGGACTAAATTTATTGAAGCAGAAGTACCGTCGTTCATCGAGACTGTCAGAGTACCTGTTACGGGTATCAGAAAACCCGCAGTCGGTTCACCGATAGTAGCTATAAGCGCAGCTGGTAGCGCGGTTTCGGCACCGCCAGTAACCTTTGTTACCGTGAAATCAGTAACTGGGTTCGGTAAGAATATCTGCGTAGTTCCAGGATTTGGTGAAACTGGAAGAGTATAACTTGTATATCTGGTAGCCGGGTAGTTAAGCTGTGCTGAACGCGGACGAGTCATAGCAACCTCCACAAAATCCCGCTACTAGAATATCACATACCAGAACTCAACCACGTCGGTCGTGACCAACGGTGGATGCACCGGAGGATTCGGGAAGTAGGTTACGGTTTGGTTCGTAGCTCCACCGACCACAAAATCTGCGGTTGCTCCATACTGGAGCTTGACGCCGTTCACGAACATCTGAACGGTCGTCGGATCAAGCGGTCTAGTGCTTAAACTAAAGACCGTTTGATCGTTGGCCGTTACAGCGACCGTTTCCTGCTTTAAAGATATCAAGGGCAAGTCGCTTGAACCGTAGAACGCGGGGTTATCGTAAATCTTATTGACGAACAGCGGCTGATTTGCCGGAAGGACGTTTGTATCGACCGTTCCACGACGCTTCTCAAGCGGCTTACCTAACAGGCGATACCGATCGACCGCAGTATAACCCTCGTTTGTTCCAGCAGCACTATGATTTATTTCACTATCCCTAAAGTATGAAGGCGCGGCTTGCGTGACTATGACCATCTGAAGTTCGTTTCCTACGTGAACTTCGCGGCCCGCATACGTTTCTGGCTGAGATCTTACCAAATATGCAGTTGCCGTTAGCACAGACCCTGCGGTGTTGTTTGGTCTAGCCTTAGGGAACCGTGAAGACAAGTTCCCGCCAGGCCATGGGCCGGTGGCCGAATAAGCCGCCCCACCGCGAGTCGTCTTAAATATAGTGGTGCTTGTGTAAGCACCCGAGCCGTTTCGTGTATCAATACCGTCGACTTTCACTAATGCTTCAGATCCGACGCCGGATGTATTGCTACTGTTGCCGCAAACGAATTCTCTACCTTCCCAAGTCGAAAGGCCGACGGAGGATGGCGTCGTGGGTGCTTCATACGGGGTAACGCTGAAGGTGCCGACAGGGATTGAAGCATTACCAGAAGCACTACGCGTCTGGTATAGAGTCTTACCGATAAAATCCTTGTCTCTGAAGTAGACACCTAAAGGAAGCTGTGTAATGCTTCCTGCTAACTCCGGATGAATGTCTGAATCAAAGACTTCGGACAGAGCGTACGTCTTGATTTCAGGACGTTCGATTATCGTGGCCGGATCAACAGGGAATTTTATGTCTTCCCAGTCTTCATAACCCACGCGATTAAGGCTAAACCGTCGATATAAGTCTACACGCGTCCCGGCATAGTCAGGTGGGTTAGCTGGTGCCTCGAACGTGTTAAGTAACGGGATCGGATTTGAACCAGATAAACGCCCGGTTCCGAGATCTGTGGTGAAAGATATGGCAGTTAGGATCTCATATCCATTCTTAGCAGGTAGCTGCAAAGTATCAACAGGACCTAACGGGTTGTTAAATATCGAGTAAGACTGAGATGGAGTTAACGGTCCAAGTCGGTATATGTCGTCGGTCTGGCCATATTGTGTGCCGAATGGATTTCCTTGATAAGGAGCTCTTGAATAGAAAACGGTAACCTGATTATTTGTACCGAGAACCGCCAAAGGTGCAGGCGAAATGATACCTATCTTAGAATCAGCGTTTGAAGTCTGTTGATTCGCGACCCGCGTTGTTGAATTCACGACAGAAGGATTCACTACGACAAATCGTCCGTTAGTCTGTAGGAACCCACGATCGAAGCCGAATAGAACACACTCAATCAACCACTCCCGATCTTCAAATGTAGCACCTGGAGTAGCTTTCGTCAGGTCTATGACTTCTGAGTTTAACACGAAAGTCAAATCGCCGTTTTTATCGACCTCTAACAGGAACGTAGGACCATCGAAACTATCTCGTAAACAGTTAGGCGAAGTGCCTCCAACAAATTCCCGATCACTGTTGAAAGGAGAATTCGTAGGTTCATATGCACCAGAAATTCGTTCGTAAACACCTGTAATACGAGCTGGGCCGTAGAACTTCGGGAATCTAATACCTGTGAAAACAGTGCCTGTAGCAGAACTTACCGCATTAATACTGGCCTTCTGTCCGAACACAGTATAAGCGGAGGTACCGGGCTTCGTACCGTAGATTTCACCGGCTTGTGGCGTTGCAATATAATAGCCAGGTCTATCAGGATAAGCAACTATGTTCGGGTTATAAAGTGCGTTATCTCCAACTACACCCTGGAACGCACTAAGCATGAAGTTAATGCCGCTGCTATAATAAGCAGTAGGCGTAGCGGACATAGGGTAAATCGGGACGTGGTGGAATCCAGGTTTCGGTAGGAATTCAAGAGGAATTTCTACGTACACGCTCCCAACGTTGCCCTTCTTGAATAAATTAAGAGCGTCCCGATTGGCCGCACTCATACCAGAAATCGGATTACCGTTCTGGTCATTGATGGGCATTAGTCCCTGGTACAAAGGAACCGTCGCACTTGGAGTCGTATAGTACCAGTTCGAAGTATCACCGCTGCGTGCGGTTAACGTAGGGATCGTCTGGTATGTGTAAGGAGCTATGTAGAGAGACTTCGAACCTGGATCTAGCATCACGTCTGAGGTTCGAGCATAAGTCCGATTATTACCGGTCTGAATGTAAGGGGAGTCCGACAAATAAGTCGGTACCATCGGATTGGTGTTTGAAAGACCCTGACGCAACAACGCTTTTGAAGTCTGGACCGGATTCCCATCGTATACAACGGAGTGTATCCACTCTGGCTTATGTGAAAGACCTCGACCGGCTCCATAGATAACGGTGAATTCGATCCAAGCAGCCACATTAGTGGCATAAGCATCGTTGTTGCCCTGAAGAGCATCTGCCCACTCGTTTAATGGGCTGTCAACTGCACCCGAAAGAAACTTGATTTTTAGATCAGAGCCATCGAGAGTTACGACTAATCCATCATTAGGCTTCAAGATCCTCTTTCCAGAGATTGTGATTTGAGGATTCGAAGCAGTCGGTGAAGTGGTATTCGGGTTTACAGGGATGCCACCATTCGGATCCGAAGTGCCGCCCTCGAATCGAACCAAGATCGACTCCGATAGCTCGTCCGGAAGCACGAATCTGACCTGGTCCGCATCAGAGCCTAGCACAGACTGGAAAGGCTGTAACTTAACAGTTACCTCATCACCGTTCCACCAATATCTTATACCACTGGCGTTATTCCGGCTAGGACCATTTGGATGAGCTGGAGCGAATCCGGACCAATTTATGACCGATTCATATGGGGCGATTTTAAAATTACCGGCCAAATCTGTAGGACTGGTCACCGGGTTCGGATCTGCCGGATTCGGACATCTTATCGGGATGCAGAATCTTTGCATTACCGCGCTATCAGACCACGTACGCCGTAAACCATCTGGTGCATCAAGCTTAGTGAGCCCTGCGTTCGTCGGATTATTCGTAACGATATCACCGTAAAGGACAACAGCTCCCTGTGAAGCTGCGGCTCCGTATGTCTTCCAAGTACTACGCAGGTTGCCCTTCAAGAGCTCGACCACGTTAGTCTTCAGGATAGATTCGTAATCGAATTTGTCGGCTACTGAGTGGCGTAAATCGAGAATGTCTGTCGAGGTGACCTGATCAGCGAATAAGCCGTCTGGACGGATGGTGTATAGTTTTACGGCGGACCCGGCAACATGTGAACGTGCGGTAGAGCCGAGAACTCCACGATCGGTGATGTTTACTATGAAGCTCGTTGGAGACACAGTCGTAACGCTAGAAATTCGGACATATTCGTCATCGATTCGAACATACGCCTCCCCGAAATTCGACATTTTCGAGAGGAACGTTCCGGATATACTGTTTAGAGTGAACGTTGTGTCGGTATCAGAAATCGCTGCAGGCAACGTGATCTGATTTGCGTAAGTTGTGTAATCAAGCTTCGAGATGGCAGTTGAATTTCGGTTAAAAGCACCAGCTAAATTAGAAGTGCTGAATCCAGCTGAATTGCGGCGCCATACAACGCAGAGTGGTATTGCGTAAACGTAACCGTCTGCGGTTCCGAAAGTGACAGGATCGCCCGTCCCAGCTCTCCAGAGACCTGGATCGCCTAGAGCTTGGCGCATGTTGGTGAATGGCACGTTCGTGGGAACGGATAAAGCACCCTGCGCGAAAACAGTTGTGGGATCGAATCCTTCCGGATTCGTGCTCAAACCAATGTTCTGAACATTGCGAATTCGATACTGGAGCTGAACACGCTTGGTGGTCTCATAGTTAATGTCAGGGTCGACTAGCTCGTCAGGTAAATATGAGAAACCACCGTCGACGTTTCCGAATCGATAAATGAAATTACGAGTGGGCTTGCCAGGCGCTACTGCTGGCGGAGGCGGATCTACATCGATCCGTTGTAACCACACTTCTAAGAAAATAAATTCCGGTACGTTTCCACTCGCACCAGTTGGCGGTGGATTCAGTATGATTCGGTTCCAGTAGTCTACGTCGTTCGGATTGATCGGAGGGCTTCCAGTCCTAGTCCCTGTGACCGGGACCATCCAACCATTCACAACAGCCCAAGTTAGATTCCGGACTTCACCGGATTGATTGCGCCCAAAGAAGAAATAGTTCGAATAAGATGGATCCGTCGAATAATCGGCCCTAGGATTCATTTCATTCATTAGCCATCCGGAGGGCAGACGGCTACGAACTTCCTCCGCTTGGTTCTCGAGATCGATAAGACTGATAAGATTTAATTCTGAATCGAGAGGTGGTTTAGAAGCTTGAAAGACGACTGAGGTATACTGACGGTCTTTATCCGTTATGTAACGGGAGACGCCAGAACCAAGGGGATTTGTGGCCATTGATATACCTCAAATAAACCGAGTAGTCAATCCTACTGGCCTATTAGTAACCTATTGAGTTAAAAAGTAAGGCGCCAAGTCCAGTTTAAAACATTTCCTGGGGCTTTGTTTATAACCGGAAATGTTAAATAATTACAAAGCACGTCCTTGCCTTGAATGTCGACTGGTGTGTCTGAATTTGGTGGGGTAATAGGATTACGGACGTACATATTATTACCATCCAAATCACCGCCTATCAGTCCCATTTCGACCAAGGGACCAACGGCTTCAGAAGCACCGAACGTAAAACTAAAATCCACAACGTTTGTGGGGATGGTACTATCGTTACCACTAGGATCTATAAATTTAGCGCTTGCCACTACTTTTCTAGCTATTTCACCATATAAAGAATGCTGTGTAGGTTCAGCAGGTGGCGGGCTCATCGGGTCCCATCCTGCCTTACCGACACCTACGGCCAAAGCGCGAATTCCCCATTTGGGAGCACTTGTATTTACGACGCTAGTCCCGCGCATGAAGGATGCTAACAGTATACCAGCGTCCAAGGTGACGACGTTCTTCTTTTTTCCTGACCCAATGACTTCCCCATTGTGATCGAGGAGAGTCCAGAAGACTTCGCCTTGGAGGTTAAATCGAGTTTCGTTTATTTGATTCGAGAATTCTAGAGAATTGCCGGATCGCATCATCTTATTTCGATCTAGTATCATTTTGGCCTCTCTAAACTATACGTCGTTTAGCGTTCCTCCCTCATCATCCGAGAAAGAGGCCAACAAATTCGGGATCCCTGTTGATTTTAAATAAACCGAAATACTGTTGTAAAGCGTACGAGCTGGGGCATCGAGACGTATAACAGCGACATTTCCATGTACTGAATGTTCTTCTCGGTGCCTATTATACCTTAGTTTGATTTCATTCAATAAAACGATCGCAGAGTCTAAATCTGTTGCATCCGGAGAAGTGACACTATTAATAAAGTCACTTTGCATATGTACTCGTTCCTTAACCGGAACGTTATTACGGTATTCCCGAAATACCTCTAGAGCAATATGTTTATTATATGCGGCCTTGAGGAGATTGGCTAATTTGACCAGATCAACAATTTCTGGGGTTACATCTGGAGTAATAGGGGCATACCGAGAAGGCACCCATGGTGTTGCATCAATCGTATACGCCAAAGCCCATTTATACGTCCGGGTCGGCACATATGGATTAACGTCCTGGGGCTTACCTACGGTCCAGTCGTATGTAAATGTGTCCCACCATGGTATGTCGATAACATTATAAGCTAAATTCCATAAACATGTTTCTACATCTATCCAGGGGACCCATTCCGGGTCCCCTGGGATATATGCCAACGCAAATAAAGGTGGGTCTACTTCATACCAGTCATTCGCGTCGACATTAACAGATGCCATTTATTGACCATTAGACAGCAGGATTATATTGGAACGGCCAAGGCATCCAGCAGTCGCCTACCTTAATATAGTCATATTTCGGCGGCACTCCAACCGGCGCAGCTGGACGGGTCGCTAGCTGCGGGATTACCCCGCTTGCGAGTTTAATGTCTCGCAAGCGACCCTTGAATTGCTGATGCGAATATAGTGTGAATACCGGTATGTGCCACTCGTTGTAATTACCATCACTTTCATTCTGATCGTTCACGTAGCCATCGTCTATTAGTCCGCTATAACTTCCGTTTATGGCGCAAGATCCTGCAACTACCTGAACGAAGTCATTACCCGGAGTCGCTTGAGTGGAGCGACCTCTCATAGCGCCGTAGAATTCCGTCCCAGAGTTGGAACTCGAGAAAATGCTGTAGGAAGGAGAAATCTTAAATGAGTCATAATCTTCGAAAGCGGCAGCTGCAACCGAGGGCTGATTATCGTTGGCTCGAATATTATCGATGCGGGTAGCTAGGATAGTCGCGTAAAACTTCTCCGCGTTTGCAGGATTGGTGAAGAAATAGAAACCGCCACGATTTTGAGAGGCGCTTGTGCAGAGTACGAAATGATTGTAATGAGATAGTTCTACATCCCCATTATTTATGGCATTTCCTGCGTAATACATGTTTGCATCCAAAAGGCTATAGCCGAACTCGTCTTCGGCCACAGGTCGAGCTGTAGAACTGGCTGCCACGACATCCGGCAGGGACTGAGAGAAGTAAAAATCAGCACCGTTAGGATATAACATGTCGATCGTCATGTACAGATTTAAATCATTCGAAGTAGCATGCGGACTATGCAGAACGATCCAGGATCGAGGCAAAGTCTTATCAGTCCCGTCGGCACAGACTATCTTGGTCGAGTCGAATGTATTTCCCCAGGTATTTGTGCCGGTAATGTCCTTGACCAGCGAGGTCCCGTTATAATAGCAAGAGGCTACCACGGTCCATGCAGCAGGGTTGCCCGTCACTGGATTACCGCCCGAGATTAATCCCGTCAAGCTCTCCACCAACCACCAGATCTGATTTTTTGTGATGTCGACGGGATCGACGTAGGTGAAAGCGTCAATCTTATAATCCTGAACCCCTACGTACGTCAATTCGGTGGCCATGCTTATCCTCTCATTTGGTGATCAGTATCGGTATATCAATGACCTCTAAGTGTGAGGTCTTCTTGTTTACGTGGCTTCCAAAATTTTTAAGAATATCGAAAGCCAAAGATACGGCGACGTTATAGCTATCCTTGAGATCTGACTGTTCCGGTATATCGACGACATCTCGACTGCCGTGAGCCAAAGCTAACAATCCGGGAGCTCCAACGCCACAGGGTATGTGACTATCGAAGAGCACACTGCGAGCTTGTAAGACTGCTTGAGCTGAAGTGATCTCATCTGTAGCTACTGTACTATATAAAGCGTCGAAACTTCTAAAGTCTTCGGTTCGGTGCACCTGCTGACCGTCAAAAGTAGAAAGAGATTTATTTGTGTGTGAGCGTATGTTAGATATTATAGTGTTTATTTCGGATATTATGGTGTCTGATTGCGGTTGAGCTAAAACACCAAAGCCTAGTACATAAACCGCAGTCGAAGGTGTATAGGCAAATTGGTCATCAGACGTGTGGAGTGTTAAATCAGAGAGGTGGGAATTTAGAGAGTCCCTTAATGAATTCATGAGCCTAATGGCAAATTCCCAGTTTTCATAGAAAGCCACGGACGGAATGAAATCAGTGGGCGAATGGAAATTACCACCCGTGTTGTTGATGTGGCCAGACAACCTAGCTTGCAGAGCGTTTACAAGTGGAATCAAAGATGCCAATGTATTTGTAGCATTAGCCGGGAGCGAAGTGTTTATGGTATCTGGCAACAGATGTATGGGTGTCGAATTGAACGTTGTTAGTGGAATATGAGCCAGATATGCGGCCTTCAGGGCGTTCGCTACACTGCATGCCGATAGGATATCTGTTGCATAGCTGTTAATAGCTATGGCGTCATAGACTCCCAGGTGATAGTCGTTACCAGTAGGTTCATTCCTTATATGCTCATTGAAAACTGTAACCAGAAAATTCACGGCCGCAATGTAGTCGGGAGTATAATCGATCTGTGTCGGCTTGTAAGCTAAGTGAGCGAAATCTGAGTTAATATGTGCTTCGACTTTTTTGGCTACGCGGTTATAGTAATCGATGGTGCCTTGCAGAGTGAGCGGGAACTCAGGTTCGATGATGTGAGCAGTATCAGCTATATTGTGGAATTGCTTTGATCCTGGTGGTGAGTAGTTGCTTAAGTGGCGGTTATACACTTCGATGAAACTATTCAACCAGGATGTGAAGGTCTCGTAGTCTGGGTAGACTGATCCGACAAAATCGAAAGTATCAGACAGTTTGTGTGTATTGTTAGCGGTCTTCACGATGTGATCGTTATATTTAGATTCTAGGTTCTTTAGTGTGGCGTTCAATAACTCAACGTTGCCTATAAAGGTCGTAGCTTCCGAGGCCAGAACTGTATTGGTGGTGTCGTCCTCGAGCGACTCCATGTTGCCACGCGCATCTATCACGTCATTTACGCTTGCTAGAGATCCGACGGGAGTCGCGGATGTAATCAATCCGCCTCTTGACTCCAGATTCTGCGTAGATATGAACGACGGAGTCCCATCTAAAAGAATTTCTCCGGACGACAACGCATCTTCAGTTAAGAAATCAGTCTCCGGAGTTCCCGAGGAGTAAGCAATCTTTCCGTTATGCGCATGAGTTAATTTCGATTTCAGATGTTCAGAAGATGTAACCACATTTGCAGCGTTTAGAACGCTGTGTGGCGGAACGAATCCATCCGTAAGTGTTTCAACACCGATCGAATATTTAATGTCATACCAAACCGTTCTACTAATCTCTAGTGGATTAAACGAACCAAAAGCTATAAATTTACCAGATGGCACTACATTCGCCAAAAAGTCCAGGTCATCAATAGGTAGAGATAGAACGTCATAGCTTGCGGAGATAGCGGGGACTTGATCACCGTTAACATATACAGTAACGCCTGATATCGGGTCTCTTACAAGACGGTATGTCTTAGGTACTGTCCAGTCTAATTCATGTAAATAATAAGAGGATAAATCGTTTACACTGCCTCCCCGATATATACCAATATAGCGGTTAGCATCGAGGTTAGAATAGTGAATTGCGCTGATCGAATCCCATTCTGTGATAGATCTGGAGTACCGAAGATCGCAGTTAGTGACGGGAGATGAACCAGTTCCAAAGATTACCGATGGTCCATAGAATCCATATTCAAAGGCACTATACGGTACACCAGCGCCTAAGAGAACGCTGTCGGCCCAGAACGTCACGATCTGTGATGCCTTATCAGTGAAAATGTTGTATGTGTGGAATTCTCCATCGTTCCACCTAAATGGGAACGCAGCGACCTGCTTAAGTGAAAATTCTGACGTTTCACCATCGACCACGTAAGTCAATATATTAAGATAAGGCTCGTCGTTATTGTCTACTGATAGATGAACTTCAATGTTTTTCCCATAGATACCGTAACTTGCAGTTGGTCCTTCATCGATCGAAAATGCAGCGCCACAAAAGTGCAAGTTGGAACCAGATTCGACAATATCGCCCTTGATATAGGACTCGACTCTAAGCCTTACATCGAATTTCCAGTCATCCGACGGAAGAATGACTTTGGTCATGATTAACGGGTCGACACATGAATATGACTTGTAGTCCGTAGTACTATTATCTTCGATACGTAGAATCCGGCCTACCATAAACACTGGCTGATTTCCAGATTCGATCCAGACAGGGTAACTTCTATTCGGGAAGTTCATACCCGACCAAGACATCTTCGGTTCGGGTGATGAGTCAGTACCGAATACTTTGCCTTGCATAAATCCGAGCTTCGACCAAAGATTACCGCTAATTAAATTTATGGAGCTGCTTGCGCCCTTGGTAGGACTGGTTAGAACTATCGCCTTGCTTCCATACTGATTTGCAACCGTAGTAGCTACGCTTCCGTTTAAACTTGCATTAATTAGATCCGCAACTGATTGCGCGGAAGTCAACGGAGAAGGTCCGGTATTGGTTATGGTGATCTGATTAGACCCATCTATCTCAATATAGCCTAAATCGCCAGGGTTGATACTGAAACTGCCTTCGTAATTAGTTCCTGAAATCGTGGCGGGCTTCGGATTCGCTTGTAAAAAACAGAATTGAGTGCTGTATTGACCATCCCCGATGCTAACACTATATGATCTATTATCGATACCGAAGCTGTAATAATTTCCATAAGTCTTAAAATCAACACTTATGAGGTTTTTAGGGGTGGCGGTTGGTTCAACCCGGAGGTATCCTCTGAATTCTCCCGTTACGTATCCAGTAAAAGGGACATCGACACTTGGAATACTACTGGTTGAGTCTACGACAAGACGATTCGGGCTCGTCTTGAGGTATTCAGTACCACCCTGGCCGACGGTGATCCAAGGGTAAGAAGTATCGAATTCAGGTAAGGTCGAAGCTTCATATGTAACTGTTTTATTCTTACCCACCTGCCTCCGAGCCAGAGGGATGACACTCGCTCTAATAAATTTCCAAGTCGACTGGTTCGTAGCCGCATCCTGCAACGAACCGAAAAATACTTGGTATAAGTTGTCAAACACAAGGTCTTGGTCGGCAGCGTTAGGTAGATCTTCATATCTTACGACAGAACCTGGAGTAAGACTCCCGCTCAATGATAAAGACACATCACCTACTTCATTTCGGAACATCAAATATGAAGTTTCGACACTCCAGTCATACGGAAATAGATTCCAGCTATACTGATTCTCAGAGGGCCCGCGAGAGGTTAACAACCCTACCTGTTTTACTTGAACCACTGTGTTTGTGGTGTCGTTATTGTAATGAACGTCTGCACGAACAAGATGATGGTTAAAAGAAGACACGATACTGTTAACGGTAGCGATGGCAGAGTCTTCATCAATCGGAGCCGGGATAAGAATCGAGTCCAAAGCGTCAACGTTTTTGTGAATGTTAGCAGGACCCTGGATGATATGATTATTGAATTTCGAAATTAAGTCGCCGCAAAGCGTTATAAGGCTGTCTAAATCAACGGCATCGTTGGCCGATAACTGATCCTGAACCAAATCATCATTAGGAGCATGAACACCAGTCTCTGCCAAATGGGCGGAATATTTTGATTTAAGCTGATTAGCGATCAAGATCGCGGAGCCTAAATTAGTCGCATCAGTGTATAACAGACCCGCAATCGAAGCTTTTTGACCGTCCGTGATACCGAATCCGACGCCCGTGTCATTGCCGTCCGTTATAAAGGACTCGCGATCCGCCAAGGAAGAGAGTCTAGCAACTAAATATACATAGCTAGAGTATGTTAAATCAATTGAGTACGAATAAAATGGGCTGCCTAGTGCAATGTCGACTTCACTACTGTTATCAAGTAAGACAAGTCCTCCGTTGTTAGGAATTAAGCTTGTCTGGCCCACTCCGTTAAACATCCATGGATTGACTTGATTTTCGGGTAAAACAATCGGATCATACCTGATATAAGTCGGAGGGGTGACATCTTCGAATACGGGAAACATGATCCGATTTGTCGGAACATTGAGCAATAGCGTGTTGGGATCGTTTAAAGATGCCGTATAACTACGTTCGAAACCCTTGTATTTTATGCTCGTCGTTTTCGGGGAATATGGAGAGATTATGTCAGATGACGCAACGACTGGATTCACTAAAAATGATCGCTGTCTATACAGATGATCAGGAAAGCCCGATTTACCACGATTCTTTTCCTGGTTCAGCACGAATTCGAAACTATTTAGTCGCTCGAATTGACTCGGCGGATTCACCAAGTAACTGTAGTCCAGCTTGACTTGATCTCCTGTGTTCGGTATGTCAGTCAATACAACTGCGCCTAATGACCCATAGACTGCGTCTACAGAGGCCGGAACATCATTTACGGTTACAAAAACATCGGCGGCGTCGTCAGCTATCTGGCCTAGTCTCGGGTCGAAAATCGTATAAGAAAAAGGTCCGGCTTTTACGATGAAATCTGATAGTTTAATCTGAGGAAGCAGGTATAAGTTCGTGTTATCTTCAGAAACATGGAAAGTTAAGTTCGACCTGTGATCATTATACCTACGAACACATAGATTAAACGTATTTACGATAGGAACTAAATCGACATTATTAAGATCTTGAATTTGAGAGTATATTTTGTAATTTGGATCAGCAAAATAATGTATGCTTGGATCGTAAGGCGGACCGACTAACGGTCCGTTATTAGCATGTTGCTCCAAAGACGTGAGCAGTTCGACCAAGACATATTTGTACGAAAATGCGTCTATGGCATCCGAATCTAAATTGTTGTATACATCGGGATTTAAATGGAAATCGGAGCTTAATATATGATCGTTGAATAATGATCTTAGTGTCGTTATATTTTGTATTAGAGTCGATTCTAAGCTATCTCGATCTAATAGATCAAAATTAGAGCCGCGAACTCTTAGTCTTCTAGGATTGACGATCTCTACAATCTCATATCGACCGGAAAAGGGACCTGAATTGATATTCAAATCCTTACCGAGATAACTATCATCGAATATTTGCGTCGAAATTTCTACAACGTCATTAGATATGACTGAACAGTTATTTCCGAACAAAACGGGGACCGGCGGTTTAACGATAGTAGCCTTATTCGCAAAAATGGTGCGGTCTAACGTAGATGGAGTGCCTATGAAATTGACGTTCGGCATTATGGCACCAAATTTCCGACGGTATCTTTTAACCCCGTCAGAGATAACGAATAAGATTTTTGGCGCATCTTGTTCACGTTAAAGAGCAAGCGAGTTGGAGATGGCCATTTAAAGCTAGTAACTTCCAAAGGCGGAGCCACTGATGTAAATGAATAACTAAAACTTTGTTTTGTGTCTATGGCTTTTGAAAAGTAGACCTCCACTTCATCGGAACGAATCACTTCACCGTTAAATTCTAATCTTAAACCAGGGACAGGAAGAGCGACAGCAACATATGGAGGATAGTCCAAACCGATTATAACATCCGATAAGCCATAGAATATGTCGTTAGTGTTTCCAGTTTCATTGTCTGAAACCAATACATTCGCTTTAAATGTTAACTGATAAGGCTGTCCAATGAGCTGATTGGGTTCTGATGTGATGATTTGGTCAGAAAGACCTGCACTCAACCATGATAGCCTTAAACCTTGATGGATGAATTCATTCTGTGTATGACGAATGAAGTAATTGGCTAAAGAGCCTATTAAATCGAGTAGAGTCGATAAATCGACGGCATCTGGCGTTGAAAACACTTGATAATCTGCAACGTTCCCATGGTACTCTGCAGTTGTGCTATGAGTAAGAATCCTTAGTTTAAGTAGATTGGCTGACGATATGAGATCAGATAGAGTCGTGCCCGGAATTGTCTCAGAAATCATATTAACGAGGTCTACAGTAGAATGGGACGACGCATTCTTGCGGTGACCATCGAAAGAAGTCCACAAGTTATTTAATAACCAGTATAAACTATATATGGAGATAGAATTCTCACTTGGTGATTGATGATTTAAGGGATATGATACGCTTGGTGGTGATGACAATACGAAGCCTACATCATGCCGCGCCAAAAAACCGACAGAAGGAACCGACACCAGTTTTAACGGTTTCGGGATCGAACCGGAAGGTCGTGGACTGGAGGAACCGGTTGTAGACGGAACAGTCTCAGATAAACCATCCTCGGATTTAATTTTAGCCGAAATCAATATTTTAGGATTTCGAATGCCAGATCGGACCCGTAAGTCTACATGCCAAAAGTACTGCGCATCTGGACACGCAGATTCACTCGATGCATAATCGTAGGATATGTAAGAATTTATCCAGGAAGCGCTAATGTTTATGAATTCAGCTGGAAGCCCGTCGACTATCATGTTCCAGTTGCTAGTATTCTTCGCCGATGCGATTTGAACTGGAACGTTAAAGAAAGCTCTCACATTTACATATGAATTAAATGGATCATTATGATCGTAGAACCAATCGGTAATCCGAGAAAATAATAACCTAATAGACTTTAGTTTAGGAAAATCGATCGGTCTCGGTATTTCTTGCGGGACAATAAAGGGAACCGACCCATTCGAAGTATTAAGACTCGTATCTTTTATCGCGCTATATGTGACCAGATAATTTGAGTTTGTTGGGTCTATAGCATCGATTTTGAACAAAAGGAGGTTCGGTGGAATTAGATCAGTATTTGGCACCCATGTAAGTGGTTTTACCTTAGTTAAATCATCTTGAGGACTTATACTTGCTGTAGCCGCCGTCGTATATGGGAATACAACACGATCATATTCGATAACTAAGTATCCTTCTTTATGCGAATATGCTCCAATTGCAATCGCATAATCCGGAACTGTAGCTACAAAGTTATAAGCTCCGACATTGACACCACCAATCCCATCATAAGCAGTAACCCCGAAGATTTCGAGGGAATATGTGGAGTTTAAAGTTAAGCTTTTCTTAAAGATAAGTTCGTACTGCATATTGTCGAGCTCATATGGTCGAACCGTTTCGATCTCCGGCAAAAAAGATCCTGGCGTAATGACTGAAAGCCTGTAGCTATCGACACTTAGTGCTAAACCGTCGTTTACTGGTCTCGCATACTTAATTCGAATCGATTTGCTAGTCAGACTATGAAGTATGACGCCGAAAGCCTGCGTTCCGAACTCATTCACGAGTCCGGGAACTAAAGTTCCGGGTTGAGCGTCTACACTTCCGATCGTTCCAGCGAAAGGCATGTTATATTTTACCTACTAATAATGCTTCAAATATTCCGATGGCCTATGAGCTCCGAGCTCATAGGCCATCGAAAAACCGTTATTCCTTAACGTTTAGCTCTAAATACTGAGTAGCGACATCTGCGATATAACAAAAGGCCGAAGAACCAAACGCCATGGCGACTGCGGCGCTAAGACCTGATAAGACGGACCCATAAGAGTGAACCGGAAAAGTTATTATGAACGTCAAGTATCCAGCATGAAACCCCGTGCAGTAAGAACACTTCAGAAGGTCCTTAAAGAACGGCTTTTTATGTAGGAACGCTATCTTGTTCATTAGCCCAAAAGCAATGCCGTAAGCCACTAGAAGATCGAATAGTATGTACATTTATTCCTCCGTAGTTCTACGCGAAGATGACCGCGTGCGTTTAGTGGAGTCGATCGGGGCGAGTCTGCAGCAAGAAGTCTTCGCAGACGCTGCGAATATTTTGACGCTGTCGGGAACACCATCGTTGTCGCAGTCAAAGCCTAAATCAAGACGCTGAGTATTTAGAGCTTCGACTATTAGATCTCTTTCAGCTGCAGCCTGCGCCGGAACCGCGACAATACCTTTAGTTCGAAGGTGTTCAATCTGCATAAGCCTCAGTATTGCTTCGCCTAAGCCCATTTGCATGACTTTAGCAAATTTTTTATCTTTAGCAGGTCCCATTTACACCCCATATACAACACAGCCAGAGAGATTGCTCTCTCTGGCTGTGTTAGAATTAAGGTTTACAGATCGGTTACAAAGACCGGACGGAATAGAACCGAGCGAGTATCGCTCTGACTGCGGGTCTCGGCAGTTCCGATTCTCCAAACTCGACCAGTCTCAGGAGGAGTTATGCTGGCGTTACCAGGAGTAGAGGAGAGATAAATGGGAGTGCCGATGGTCGATCCAGCGGTGCCACTGGCTCCGAAGAAGACGTCAGTAGCAACGCCAGAGGTAGTAACGACAGCACCAGCAGTATAAGAATCACCGGAGCCACCAGTGAAGCCAGAAGGCACGAAGAAGCTGGTGATGGTGTCGTAAACGTAGCCGCCGTTATAGTGGTCTATTGGACCGCTACCGGTCGAACCGCCTAGGTAGAAGCCCTCAGTCGTAATGCCCTTAACCTGCCAACCCTTATTTATATCGTAGTACGGGATATCGCTCTCGATGTTACGTAGAGCAATCCAGTCGTTATTATTGACGCTTCCGGTAAGGTCATTGGTGAACACGAACCATTCACCATCCGCATTTCCGATCGTGGCAGTAAGACCGATACCGGTCACCGGGCTAATGGACGCAAAACTAGGTCCGGTAGCCGATACGAAGAACGGAAGCTCTCCGCCAGACTGAGCGATCTGATCATAAAGATCGATGAGCGGGGTTCCGTTACCGTCAGTCACGAAGTTAAAGATAAAGTTGTTTCCTACTTGATCAGTCTGAAGGAAAGAGCTCTGGTAATTTCCGGAGGTGGCGCCGAAATAAAGACTGCTACCCAAAGTACCAGGAACAGTGGCCGTGAAGGCAAGATCGAATCCGGCACCGGTCCAACCAGAGGTGTCTCCAACCGAGGGACCCGAAATAGTCGCGATTCCTACTAACTCCTTGAGCGCGTTCGTGGAGCTACCCTGTTCGGCAGGACGCAGAAGCCCTTCGAAGAAGGGATCGTGAGCAAGAATACTTCCAGCAGTAGAACCGGCCATGATACTATAAACGGAACTCCCGCCGGTCCCAATCTCCGTATAACCGGTGCCGTTCGTGGTTCCGTTAAAATCGCTCAGCTTCGCAGTGGCGTAGAAAGCCGAAACCATCTTACCTAAGGTAATCGAAGTACCCATCGAATCTTTAATATAGCTACCATCGGACATCGCAAGAACGCCGAGGTCGATCTGAACTACGGTTCCAGTAACCGTGTCATACTGTGGATCGCTAAATGTGACGTCATCCTTAATAAACGGAGCATACCCAGGAACCGACGTTTCTAAATAAAGTACAGTGTTTCCGCCGGAATACTCTGTGTTCTGAACAGAGAACAGACCGTTGTTCTCGATTTTGTTCGCGCCTGATACTTGAATTAAAGCGCCGGAAACAAACTCGCTAGTAACGTTGCCGCTGACGTAAATGCGGGCCTGACCGGAAGACATTGCCTTTGAACGATAGGCAACTGCTGTCATCGTCGACTTGCCGGAGGCCTTCTTAATGTTGAAGGTAAAGCCGACAGCCGACGCGCTCGAGCTTACGTTCGTGGCGTTAATGTCAAGGAACTTATCGCCGACCATCAAGTCGACGCCACTGCCGCCAACGACTAAACTGCCAGCAACCTGTAGGTTACCCCCGACCTTGAGGGTACCGCCCATCGTCAAGTCGTCGGCCGCGCTTATTTTCTGAACTCTTCCATCCACATAGACTAATATCTGATTATTATAAGTGGCCATTGACCCTCCGGGTGAAACGAGATCCGTCTCGTCAATTACTCAGGCTCATTAAAAATTCGATTAAGACGAAATCAGACTTCGACCGAATATAACACTGCCGACCAGTCCGTTCCAGAAACGCCGCTGGCCGTAGTACCCCAGGCTTGAATATACAAACCCGGAATCGAATCGTCTGAAATGAACGAGGGTCCCGTCACATATCCTGAGAACGAACCAAACGGTGTGACTGTTTCGCTTTCGATAAAAATAGTGCCACCATCATTGAATGCTAGGCATTCAATTGTAAACCCTTTAGATCCTAGCGATGTAGTCGACCCGAAGTTTCTAGCCACTAACTCGGCCCGTATCTTACTAGAAGAATTGTAAGGCAATGGATATACGTTGCCAGGGACTAGCCCTAAATCGGGGTCAACTAGCAAGTTTACAGAAGTGTTGCCCGAAACGGATCCATAATACCGACTCCCGAATGAAGGGCCAGTCGGTCCAACTAATCCCGCAGACCCGGTAGGTCCAACTAATCCCGCAGACCCGGTAGGTCCAACTAAACCTACTGCCCCGGCCGGACCAGTAGGACCTACAAATCCTGAGTAACCTGTAGGTCCTTTTGGACCCGTTGAACCAGTGGAACCTATGGAACCTGTTGGTCCGATAGGTCCCTGAGCACCAGTATCACCACGGATATTATCAAGGCTTCCAGCCGTAACTATCAGGGTAACAAGAGCACCGTAGTTGTGAGGTTGCGGTGAAGTGCCTTCGATGCCTCGATAAACAGTAAAGACATTACCAGATACATCGACGACGAGTAGTAACTCGTCGTCGATCCTAATCCTAAATTGCCCAGTAGATGTAGGGAAGCGACTGGCATCGGCCACACGAATTTTAGAATCTGTCGCGGTTATGCCGCTTAGTTTATTTAGGAAAGTCTGAGCATTATTTGCGAATAACTCGTGAGACATATTATACCTGCTTTTCTATGGTGCTACGTGTAATTCATCTACTACCGCGTGGTTTTGCTTTGCACCAAACGGATCGATTCCGAAAACACCCAAAGAAAAACGCCTAAAATCCGCGTATCTATACTGGTCTGTAGACACTATAGGCTTATCTAGCACTTTGTTAGGTTCAAATGGGGACCCCACTTCGAAGGTCGTTCTATTGCCTTCATATTCGTCACGAAGAATATACTTTAATCGATAAAGAGTATGAGCAGGCTTAATGACCGACAATAAGATTCGAATATTATGGTCAGATAAAATAGTATTCACGCCGCTTTCTTCATTCAAGTATATGTCGACTGTAAAGGTGAACTCATTAGAGATGTCATAACCGTAAGCACTTTTGCTTAAAGACTGAATGTCTTCTGAAATACGAACCGTTCCGCTCGTCAGCAGTTCGATTCCTTCTTGGATCGCTTCGGGTGTGCTCCCTTTAAAATAAACCGAAATTATCGAAACCAGGAAGGACCTGAAATCGTCATCTGTAGACTCTAAATTAGGTGCTGATTCAGGAAAAAGCAAATTTGTGACTACTTGATATAAATACTCAGTGCGAGTAGCCGAGAATTTATTATCGGCAAGCACATCATCTAAAGCGATTTTTATCTGGCTTAAGCAAATAGAAATCGCTTTCAAGTTTCGAGCGTAGTTAGGTCCATCGACGTTTGATTTCCAGTACGAACTCAATAAAGTGAACAACACGCCGAATTCGCGGTTTACTTCATTTTGAAGCCTGGCTAAGTAGACTTCCCCACTCTCATACGCGTTAACATTTTGTTTTATGATCGCCATAACTATCCCTTTTTATAAGTTATGGTCAGATCGCCCGAAGTAAGATATTCTAGGTTACTTACATAAACATCTTTGGCGCTGACGTCACCGCTAACGATGTAAGAAGCTGCGAATGAATGATTTGTCGGGACATCTGGAGGCGATTGACCGAAATCGAGAGACACTAAGACTCGATTGGCCGTCAAATTTTTTCTCGCATTTAATATCTCAATGGCTGTGTCATAAGATTTCGAAAGCGTCGCATCATCACTGAAACCGGGAATTATGGCGCCATCTGAACCAATTATGTACGATTGATTTAAGCCAGAGCTCACATCTTCTATGGATCTAGCGTTAGTCATGGACAGACTATCTTTATAGACGCAATGGAAAATGTTGTTCGGACCACCACCATTACTAGTAGCGAAGGGCAGAGGTTGAGTAAGCAGATAAACCGCATTCACTCCGGCGCTAATGGAAGGAAGAAACACGAAATCACTAGCCAATTCGTCTTTCGCCCTGTATGATCCGTTTGCAAGAGTCATTCGGTTGAAGGGCGTGACTATATAGTCGACGCCTTCCGTATTATCAAAAGACGCTATCACATCTGAAACGTGAACGTCCTCTCCAACGTTCTTATTATTTATAGCATTTGAATATGAGGTGCGAAGGTTTATATCCACTGTCGATTGAACGGAATTCGGCTTTAACACAACAGTAGTCTCGATATACAGAGGATTCTCGATCGCTTGCTTCACCAAAATGTCTGCTGTTATGTGACGCTTTGCATCTATCTCGTCATTGACTCTCTGTAGCACGTCATTCACGACATATGTCACTGCGAAGTTTTCATCATGTTCATAGTCAACTGAAACTGTCGAACCATCAGGTATCGAACTTAGTGCGGTCCGTACAATCGACAATGGGCTTGTCTGCGTTCCAGGTATGACTAAGTAATCCGGACTTACTCCGTCCGGACCAGCATAGAGGACAGTTCTATCTTCAGAGTAAACTTTTAGAGTGTAACGGTTTATACCTACCGAGTTTAAGGATTCGTTTATGGTTCCGATAAGAACGTGCGTTTCACCGTTAACCTGAATCGGAGCACCACTCGGTTGTCCGAGGTATTGATTTACGCTCACATAATCCGTTGACTGAACGCTTTCGCCTTCGTAGAGCGGATCTTGTAATTTATACAGTGTATAACCGAAAGTGTTATCCAAAGCGCCACTGACCTGGCCTACAACGCTAGAAACTGAGACGATTGGCTGAACGGTCGGAGTAAACTTATTGTTGCTGCGGAATCGATAATCACCTTGAATGAAATCGTCGTAGGCAGTATCAGGTTGTGGTATGGAAGTGTTCAATTTTATTGTACGGTAATCGACATAAACGACGCCTGAAAGATCATATGATGATACCGGAATTGTCGAATAGTTGCGTAATCCTTGATCACGACTCGGGTTGTATAGCATTTCAGCTATCGGATTATTTGGCGTTAGACGACTATCCAAGGCCACGAATATCAGATTTGTCGGATCAATGACCTGAAACCGCATGCCCGACACAACGTCGAATTCAAAAGCAAACGTTTCGACTACGGTGCGTTCAATAGTGCCCTTGATGTAAATGTCGACTTTGCCGCCCGTATGTTTACGCCTTATCGGGTCATAATCACGCATCATATACTGATTGCCTGCATCAACCACATAATAGCTTAAGACACCTGGAACAGAAGAAACTATTTTTTCGATCCCGTAACGAGTCCCGCTATCAACACCTACCAGCGACTGCATGGCGGAAGTCGCTAAGTCTAAATTCGACTGATTATCAGACCCACCGATAGCTGCAGATTCATTTATCGTAAGAAATCCATTGGCTCCACTTTCTACTATATCCAGGGTGTTCGCTGGAACGTTCCCGGCAAGCCCAGGGGTGTCCGCATACATTTGGACTTTGACTTCGTAGCGCTTCTTAGTCGGGTTATAAAACCTAGCGGCTTCCGGCTGCGGTGGTATGCTATAAAGCCCTTTTGCAATAAATCTCGGGGCAGTCGGAGTAGTGGAAGAACGAACCACAGCATTTTGATTTACATATAGGGTTCTTACAGGAGCAGTGGTTGTATAAAATATCTGTTCAATCACACTCCGCTGTGGACCTTTACGGACGATGCCATAATTTGCTGCCAAACTATCGAAAGCAGAATTTATGAGAGATTGGACAGTAACATCATCATTCGTGGCTAAAGCAGTACGTAAATTTATCTTATACGCTGAGTCGGAAACGGGGATGCTGGTGCCCGATAAAGTAGGATCGTCTATAGCTAACAATGCAGGAAAGGACTTCGCTCGATGTACGAAGTCAAGCAAGAAATAAGTCTTTTGGATTTCGTTTGAAAATGGCTCGACGTGAACTTCACGAATTGTGGATCCGGGAATCAGAGACAGCTCTGGAGCCACCTGCTGCACTACTTGAATGTAATCACGCGCCACTTGAGATTGATCTCGTATCTTGAGACCTTTGATATCCTGAGTTATCGGAAGTGGCGAACCAGGCATTTCTTGAGAGTAACGGGACTCGATGAATGTCCCGCTTTGCTTATTGAAATAGCAAGCAGTCACTACGTAATATAAAGGCTGATCGTTCGGGATTAGAGCGAACGTATCACTGTTTAAGATGCCGTTCAACTGGGTGGCATTACGATTATGAACGAATCTGTATCTGGATGTAGGGCTAGTTCGACTGAACTTTATATCTACTTTGTAATTAGGGCTATATATTAGTGGGTATACATTCCTAACTAACTCATTAGTATCATTGTTTACTGAATCAACTGTATTTAGGACTACCTGTAAATTCTGGCTACGTGTCGAAGTAAGACTAAAGTCATAGCTGACCGATTGGCTGTCTAATTCGATAATGTCGGTGGTCGTAGGATTATCGATCGGGATCATCTGAGCGTTAACGCGCAAGTACCCACTTCCGGCACCACCCGGACCACTTGAAGCATATATATTAAATCCTGAAGCGCTAGAAACGAATTGACCTGACCACTCGATGACGACCGAGTTGGCTGACCTCTGGAGATTCGTCCCAGAGGGAGGAGCATAGACAGTGCCAATGGCAGAGTCAGACTTTACGTCGACTACTATGACACTTTCATCACTAAGGCTACCGTTAATGTCAACGGCTTTGAGCTTTATGATGTTAGTACTATAGTTAAACCTAAATCCATTTGGGTTTGCAGACGAATTAGGGATCGTGAAATATGGCAGATTCAAAGATACCAATGAAGGGTCTGCTACATATCCACTATCATTAATATTTATCAGAATGTCGACGGTGCTATCGTCGACTAATCCGGAAAAAACCAGACTCGGGATGTTTGTAGTAATATTTAGGGCAGTCGTAGTCTCAACCGTGCTGCCTGGATAAAATATTTTAGGTGCGGTAGCCATACTTACCCCTTTTAATTAACCATTCATCCGCGTAATCCGTACGGGGCGTTTTGAATATAAGCCGCACCATTCGTCGTTAACGTGAACGGGTCAGGTATCGAGACAATCCGTGTAACCTCAATGGGACCTTGAGACCTGCTCTTTATGGTAACATTAGCTAAATATATAGTAGGATCAGATTCGGATGGAGAAGCAGATAAGTCGACAATCGCAGAGGGTGTTTCAGCATCCGTCACCCTTTGAAATGGGAAATTGTTGAGCTGCTGAACTTTGATATTTTGATATGTGGCGAATGCTTGATTTATATCTAGAGTTATGGAGGCGCTTGAATCCCCGCCATTCACGTTCGCCTTTGAACCTATCCTCGACAAGATATTGGAACCTAACCAAGGCCACTTCCAGTGACTACCCAATTCGGTAAACAGGAATTTATCGGCCTCTTGAATAAGAAGATCTGTATTCCGAACTACATCATAGGTGCGTCCAGAGACCGTGTAATCGTATTCTAGTCTCGTACCGCTACATCTACCGCAAAATTGGGATAGCGTCGTGTATGATATTTTGATATTCGGAAGAAAATTCCGAATAGGCTTTGAGAACAGAATTATGAGTTCTTGCAGAAATGAATTCTGATTTTTAGTTAAAACCCAAGACGGATAAATCTCCTGGCCTATACCAGATTTACCCGGTACGACTCCGACCGATGCATAAAACGCAAGTATGCGTTTAGTAGACAAAAGAGTACCAGCCTTGTCAGACCACCGTGGATCTGGTAGAGAAAAAACGAACCCGGCAGCACGGCTAGTAGACCGAAGAACAACGTGGTCATTTACTACTAGAACGTCTAGCTCGGGTATGGATTGTTGCAACTCGTTTGCAACCTCTGTCGAAGTTCTTTCGAACCCCGGACTTAATTTTATCGTTCGGGTCGTCCCGTTACCTATTTTAATCATCATCATATCGGATTTATTATATTCTATCCGGTACGGGGCGGGTTTAGAGAAATTTACTTCAGCGAAACTATATAGTCCCTGTTTCGGAATTTCTAAATCGTCTATTTTAACTACTATTTTGTCACTCGCGACTTCCCGACTAGGGTCCACGAAGTTCGAAGAATCCGTATCCAGAGTTTTCAGTTCATCAACTATATAGTGGGGACACTGTTTTAATGTGGCAAAATCATAACTCATGACGCCTCCTATTACATATCACCAGATTCATTAACCGCTTCTTCCTCGTCCAAAGAAGAAGGACCTAAGCCATCTTCAGCATTCGCGGCGATAAGATCAGCTTCTCGTGTAACGTCAACCACTTCACCAACTCGCCCCGAAATAGGGTCGCCGGTCTTTGCTATCAACCCCATCGAACCTAGCATTAGAGCAGTATTTATGATATCCTGCTGTTTGAAGTCTGCGGAACTCAGTGGGTCTACCCGCATTTCTTTAAGCATGTCGATTTCAAGCTGGATATTGTCAGAATAATCTATAGTCCTTTTGATTTTGAACTCCAGATATTCTCGTTTCCTCTTAATAATTTCGAGCATCCAACGCTTGGCGACTTCGGTCCGAACTCCGATATCGCGGTCGAATCTAGCAGATTGCACTCTGGTGCCATCGCTTAGGGTACTCGAATATCCACCGGTTACGTTGTCGGGATCATTCGTCAATCCGGTGCCAGGAGCAAGAGTTACCGGCTTATCCCTGGTTCTTAGAAAGAAATCCTTTTCCGGTACTCCCCCCATGGCTCTGTAGGCGGCAAGCAACTTCGCACCGTAGCTGATATCTGGGGAAGCCGAATATTTTGAAGGCAAGCCAGTGTCTGAATCGAAGGTCGTGGTGAATTTTCCGACTTTCTGTAGCAACATGTTTAAGTATGCTATACGATCTTTAATATCCTGCTCTTGATATTTCGAAAATTTGTTTAGAGCGTTAAGCTGATCAAGTGAGGCGGTGCCATAAAAGTTAAACGCCATGGTTAACCTCCTCCTGCCTTCAGTAAATTCGCCAGCGCTTTAACCGCATTTACACTAGATGTAACTGATTCCGGTCCTGGGCCTCCAGCTGTCGCCACGAAACCGAGATACAAACTGTTGGATGAATATCCGGGTAACTTCGAAGGTTTATCTTCCGAGGAACTTAAGCCAGACACTAAGCCGTCGAGACCATCGTTCGTATCTACGAACAGCAGAGAGGCCGTTAGCGAAATGTCTAGGAGGTTTACTATCGCCACGATCGTCTGTACCACGGTCTCAAGCTGCTTAATTCGATAAACTAGAGACTGTTTGATTTCATCTATTTTCTTACCGATATCATCAAGAGCCTTCACTAAGTTAAACACGAATTGTTCGAAATCTCGCAAGAAGAATGATATGTCGGGAAATAGAGATCCTACCGAAATCGTGCTCCAAGAAAGCCAAGCCTTCTGGGGCGTGACCGGGATAGTGCAAAGCGCCATCATTTCAGATAGATTTTGGCGCTCCTCAGCAGTGATACAGGATAAAGGGCATTGTTTAGTTATGAAATCCTCGCCTGCCGTGGTATCTAAACTTACCGTTCTTCCAGTATCAACATCTGTTTCGACAAAGGATAAAATCGAATCCATGCCAGGCTTACTTAGGCCGTTAACGATTTCGCCCTTAGAAATGTCTGGAAATCCCCACCGATAATCAGGAATATAGTAACCAGGCTTTTCAGACAAGAAAGTGAGTTCATCACCGTCATCGTCGGGTGCTGGTGTGTAATCATCTCTTTGCTTGTCGGTGCGAATCACTTTTCTAACTAGTGTCTTAACCCCTCGTTTATTCCAATAATCTGAAAGCCTTTTGTAAAGCCCAGCGTCTGAATACATTCTTGCGACAATAAGATTTGTTAGCTCCCGGACTGCTGCTCTAGCAAACGGTCCTTCGCAGAAGGATTTACTATCCCCATACGAGCGCTTCCAAGGCAGAAGTACGGCGCCTATCTGCGTAGCCTTCCCATATCCAGTTAGCTGCGCGCTACCGTACGCACTTGTTGCAGATACTGACGGTAAGTCCACATTGAGCATCGCGCCTAGCAAAAGTGTATCGAATATGTCTTCATATGGATTAAATTCGCTAAGACTAAAAATGGGAACGACACCACGAACCACAGAGCTATGCTTGCCAACTACCGTGCCTTTTGAGTTCGGATTATAATTCACAACAGGAATAGAGAGATTCTGGATGTCGTACCATCTAGACCCCTCTTTCGTTATGTCGGTGTCTTTGATGCTTAAGTACGGATCTATTTCGCCGCTATACGCTGACACTCTATAGTAATATGACTGTCCAGCGACGACATCAGTATCTATATATGTGTAGTTATTCGACAGAAATCCTAACGCTCCGCCTCTAAATGTGTCGTCATATTTTATTCGCTTTTCAAAAAATCGATATTCAGTTGAGTTATCCTTCTCTTTTATGCTTTCCGTGGCGGGAGGGGACTGTAATCCGTACTGTTCGTATATACTTTCGTTCAGTTTTCCTTGGGCGGCATTATTCACTTTTACCGTCAGTAGTTTTCCTGGGATGCCGTCGACATTTACTTGTGTACGCTCGATGAGGAAATAAGGATACCTATAAGAGTTTATGATGCTGGCCGTGGAGTTAAAAAACCCAGGTACATTAGATCCGCTTGAGTCAGCTTGCATCTCCCACTGAAGAACAAGAGAGTTCGACTTTGAACCACTAAAAAGATCTTTGAATGTAGCCAGTAAAGCGCCTGCTTGATCGACACTCTTGACCGTTAAGTTCACCGGGGAGGGTAAATTCAGCCAAGCACTTGATGGAGTGTTATATAAATAACGAAGCGTATTAATGAATTCATATATTCTTCTAAAATCGGTCACGCTAATGTAACCGATCAACATAAATGCAGATGAACCCTTCGTATACTTCGGTGCGTTGACGTCTGTTTGATCAGTTAGCTTATTTACAACAGTCCTTTCGAACGCATCATATCCGCCATATACGGACGCCAACTGAGCGTTTATGGTAGGCAAACTGGTGTTCGGAATTACGGCTAAAAACGAAAGACCAGTTGCGTTTATGGTAGCGATGAGCTTTCGAATCAAAGCCAAAAGAAGCAAAAGAACTGCCTTGATTGGGCTGGTAAGCCCAATCAAAAACGTCTTGACAAAATCAAGGACTAACTCGACGACCTTTTCCGCTAGTTGCAATGCCTGTAATGCAGAAGTAAGTCCATCGCGAATAGGCTCAACGAATTCTTTTGTGTTTATAGAAGCATTAAGCCATTTCGACATATATCACCTACAGACCGCGTTTGAGAGATTCTAAATGAGAGAGCTCACGCTTTCTCTCATCAATAACATCCCTAAGCACGTCGGCTATTTTGGTTAGCTCACGAGTCACACTCGAGCTATTGAGATTAGAAGGAGCTACCCACTTGAAGTTCACAGGGATGCCATCGCTTGAAGCATCAGACGTTTCTGCTGGTTTTCGATGAATTTCTGAGTCGATTCTTCCCGGTTCAAAGTCGACAGGTTCTTCTTCGTTATGAACCCGTTTGTCTTGTCCGTGCGTTGACTGATCCATAGAAATCTCCTATTATATAAAGAGTCACCGGATTTACACAGATTCTCGATTAATCCTATTAAATCATCCCTGTTTTGTGATCTCACGCCTAACTGGTTTAATCGAGTAGTCTTATCAGTCAAATCAACGCCGCTTCTCCAGTTAACGGTCTGATCCAAAAATGTATTGGTAGTCGCAAATGCAGTGGCTAAATATTGCGGAATCAAGTCGGTCATGAAAGTATAACGATTCAGAAGAATGTATGGAGCCGTGTCGAGTGTACTGAACCCATAATATGGGGAATTGGTCGAAACGGTTAGAATGTTTCCATTCGAGCCAGTGACCTTATAGAATCCCAAGTTAGGACCAGAAGTCACATAGACATACGTTAAATCTGATACCGTGAATGTTTGTGTAGAATCAGTTAGTGTATCCCCGTCGAGCATAGCAGTGCTTGAGATTAAATTCTGACCAAAGTATCGAGCTACATAGTCCAAAACCGCGAGCTCATTTGCAGGTTTAGGGATCTGAGACGGAGGAGTTATCGGTATGTGTTGATTCGTCGATAAGACTCTGACTAAACTATCTAGAGTAGAAAGGTAAGACTCATACTCGGAAGATTTTACAAACGACTCTGGAGATGGTGTAGCACTAGTAAAAGGAGCCGTAACAGTGAACTTTGTACTCGAAACGACTTGGTCTACGGTTCTTGTTTCGCCACTGTTGCTTCCAGAGATAAACGTGATCCGCTCACCAGATTTCAGAGTCGGCAACGAAGGGTTTGTCAGTGTTATTTTATCTGGAAATATTGCAGCTTTACCGAAGTTGTTCGAATTGTTCAGATATTCGACTTCGTCTGTAGTGTAGTCCGATTCCGACATAAAATGAACGGGAGGAACAGGATAAAAGCCATTGTCGTTGTCCGTTCCACCGAACAATGCCGGGATTTTCTTCGGGGTCGTGCTCACGTTGGTGTAATCGACGCGCGAAGAGAGCACTTCGTTTGGGTAAACTACATCTTGGATATCTAAGAATTGCAAAAAATCATATAGATCGTTCTTAATTTCCCCGGTGTCATAATTTATGTCGAAATCTCTTGAAGGATTATAGAACCGATTATCTTGGTAAAGCGATTCATCATTAGAGTCATTCTTAATTTGATTGTTTAATACTATGCCGCCGACATTGACCGCCACAGGATCTTGAAGCGTGATAACGCAGGGAGCGTCTCCTGCCACACTAATGATTATATTAGACCCGACAAAAGTGCCATCGTCTGAAAAAATAGATACAGGTGCTTTTTGCTTAAATGGTGGATTTAGAGCAGTCGAGTCCCCATTCGATCCGATTTGGACTACAGTATCAGAAATGCGTTTGAACCTGAAAGAAGATCTTGCCGAGACGATAGTTTTAATATCAACGAGGTTCGTCAGACCCACGTTTCCTATAACCTGACCTCGTAGCTCGGAGTCTGCATCTGTTTTATCATTAAACACGAAGTTCCGATTAGCAGATGTAGGGAATAACCGAGAATACTGTGAATAATCATAAAGAGGCTTGTAAATTTTAACGGATTCGATGTCAAAAAAGGACACTAGTTGGAATTCATCGTAAACGAATATTCGATCATCAATGTCATTACGAATCGCGGCGGGATTATCGCGGTCTACACCTTCAGATAAGTTAAACTTAAACTTCCCGGAAAGGCCGCCGATTATTCGGCCATCGTAATTCGCTAGATTGTCTTCAAGGCCATTCGTAAGGTCGTTATAATAAAGCAACAGTCGTTTTGTAACTAAGTCAAGGTTAGCATAACGTTGCTCATCGAAGTACAGGCTCGGAATTCCTCTAGATTTTAAGTTCAGAGAAACGGAGTATGAAGTAATCGGGCCGGATGATGTCTGGTTTGTAGACGAAGAAACGGCCTGACTAACTTCTGGAACATAAGAGAGAACCGTCTCGATTCTGTAATAAAAAGAATCTGGACCATACAAATCGAATTTTCCTATCAATCTTTGGTCTATGAGGCCATTTGAGTCGTTAGGCGATAAACTGCATGCATAATTCAGATTAATGATCGTGCCTGCGGGAAGGGTCTTCCGAGCCACATAAAAAGCGAGTAGCGAATGACCTCTCTGAAGAGAACTTGCCAGCTTGATCTGTCCACCATCCGATACGATATAATCAGCCGGAGAGTTCAGCAATCTAGGGCTATTTGATATTAAAAATAGATTAAATGGACTAGAAGTAATGGCAGATTTCTTGGTCGACAGTAGTGTCGGTGGATCGGTCACTGTACCTAAACTAAATCTCACTTCTGGGAAGAGATAATTTCTAGATGCTGCATTCGATACCGATACTGTCGTCTTAAGATCGGCCCCGATTTCCGAAGCTATAATTAAGAACAGGTCATCATCAAGCTTTATGAACTGACCAGGCTTCAAATCTAGAGTCGCGTTAATCGTTATCGAAGTTTGATTCTGAGCTACTGTGGCAGTCGAGAATTCTTGAACATCCGTAAAGGTAATTGGGTCACAGACTTTAAACTCCCCAGCGTAATCGAATTGTATTTCACTGATGAATTCAAGCTTCGTAGTGTCAGACGTGGAGTCGTAGACTACTGATTGCACGGGAAGTAAATATTTATCTAAATAATAGACTACACCGCCCACTTTAATGCTGTTGGAGAGATCGCCATTTAAGACCAGCGAGTTTGTCGTTGCAATAAAAGTAGGCTTATCAAGAATAACTGGGCTATACTGAGTGTTAAAGCTACGATTTCCGCCAGGGCTTTCGGCAACATAGTATGTTACGGTTATACGCTGATTCGTGAAAATATTGGGGAGAATTAGTTTATTAGGAGCTTCGAAGTTACTAGAAGTTACTGAATACTCGACTCCATCCACATATACTGTAAACCCACGCTCTGGTATTACCGTAAGTCCATTCCGGTTAAAGAATACTGTATTAGACCCAGAAGTGTAGGAAGCGGTCTCTAACTGAATTTTAGAAGCTAAATACTCTTCAAAGTCTTTCTCTTCGTAGCTAATACCACCTGTCGTCGAGATCGTCGCCGTATATCTAACAAAATAGACGCAGCCAGGGTCACTAGGTCTTATCAAGCTGACCTGACCGCTAGATGCAATAACTCGATATTCGGATTCTGAAAGCACTTGCAGGGGAGCACTGATAGAGCTGGCTCTAGATACCACGAATTTCTTCATAGGAGGATTCAAAATCTCCCAGAAGTTATCTGCTATTGTTTCATAAGTAGGTTTAACATCAATAGTCGCCGGACCAAGGCTTCGGAATGGTCCATTTATCTTTATGGTTTTCGAATTTGGAACAGATAGGATTTTATAGACGCCAGCATTCAATCCGGCGTTAATTACCGCAAACGCATTAGTATCTGAATTTGAAAAGACGTCCGATGTTGCCACAAACGTTCGTTCATCCTGAATGGCACCGTTTATATTACTTTTATTTATGGCTGAGCCTTCGCCTACGGATTCTAGAAATGTAATTAGACCCGAATTCTTATCGAAAGAATAGTCAGTGCCTTCATCTACCGGCAGACCGTTGAATTTTCCAGATATACCTTGAGAAAACACGACAGAATCATCTAGCTTAAGAAAGCTACTAGGAGATGGCAAAGTTTTTGTAACTGTCTTTCGGTTGGAGAATTTAAACTGAGATGAATTTATGTCGAGCAAATAACCGAAACCTTGCTGACTAGGGTTCGTGGCATCGACTAAATCTCCGATGAATGTACCACTACCTCCAGCGTTCTGATCAATCCTGAATCCAATATAGGGAGTTTGCAACGGTTTCGCAGGAATAGGGAGAAATGGGCTTGACCCTAAACCGTCTGAAATCACGGAATCGTTTATACGATAGTATTCTATGAAATCAGGAACAACAGGGTTTCCGGGGCCGTTTACGGCGCTACGATACACCTGGACTGTAACACCCTTTTCAATAGACAAGTAAGTGTCAACGGCTATGATCTCATATCCGTAAACGTCTCTATCGTTAGTCGCATTAAGCCAGACCTTACCATTCTTACTATTTATGGCAACAACTCCCGAGTCAAGGACCGGTTCATCTTCTTCGACTATTTCAGTATTAAAATAATAATTCGTTTCGCCAGTTTTCTTCGCGTAAAACACGAACCTTGATGAATCGGTCACATTCCTGAATTTAGGATTAATTCCTACATAAACAGCATCTCTTACATTTGTATCAGAAACCAGCCCGACTGGGATCTGAGATAGAGTTAAAGATTGTAGGATTAAGCCGTCATATACTATCTCAAGTCCCTGGAATTTCGGATCCGACGCTACAAGTACACGTCCTGTATCAAGAGCGACATGAGCTACTTCCGACGACGTCGGAACCACCATCTGGGCTTCATTATTAAAATAACTTACGGACAAGTATGGATAGTTCGCGATTTTAAGAAGCACTTTCGAATTTTTCGCGGGTACGGGATTCAAATAAGCTACATAATTGTTATTATCATCTATCGTGGCTATGACCCCTTTTTCCTTGCTACGGTCATAGAACGATTGACGCGAGACGTAAACAGACTGACCTTTAAACCGAGCATCTTCTAAATCAAGAGGATTGAAATTAAACTCACCCGTTCTGGTGCTCACTTGAACACATCCAGCCGGGGGCGGGTTCAACCATCCGTTTATTCCGACGTCTACTAGAATTACCTCGAATTTCGATATGACTGGAGATCCGACGGTTACTATATAGGGAGCTGAATCTAAGGAAGCAGAAATTGGAATGGCTGATTTGATACGCGGTTCGTTGCGTATGGCGCCACATGATATACGCTGAGCGCCTGGGTTGGGGAAAAACCTTCTCCCTACGCTGTCATACCCAAACCGAATTATCGAATCATTTTTCGTCCAGTTAAATCGTAAATTCGGATCGGATATCTCGAGACCTGAAGATCCGATGCTTTGACCAGAAACCCATATGCAATAATCTGATCTTGATGTCGTCTGGTTAAATTCAGACGTATTCGAAGATAAGACTAGATTTCGAGGAGGGTAGAAATATGGATTACAAGATTCAGAATACCTAATGCCTTCGAGAATTGCACCACTTGTGTTTAAACCCATACAAGACAATACCTACAAAAGCTTTCCAGTTCCTACCATGGCCGAAGGGATGAAAGAACCGGAACCGGTTATCACAACTCCTACAATAGCGCTTGGCAGACAGGTATCTATCGCATTACCAACAGCAGTAGCATACTGAGGTATTGCGGTCCCAGTCAGTCCGCTACTAGCCAGTCCAGTTAGGATAAAGGGTATTGCACCCACTGGAACCAGTACTCCAGCACCGACACCTATCCCGACAGTAGGGGAAGGAACCGAAATAGTAGCAGTCGCCAAAATGGTACAAAGACTAATGCCAAGTGCAGTCGAAAGGGCTGGGATCATGTTGCCTGTCATGCCAGCTGCCGCGAATCCGGAACTGAATGCTGGGATAGCAGTAGCAGGTGTTAATACAACAGTCCCGGTACCCTGTCCTACTCCAAGAATTCCAATGTCTAAAGTGGCCGAAGTCACAACACTTGTAAGGTAGGTAGCTATACCATTCCCAAGACCATTCGCAAGTTGAACGTTATTCGGACCAGCAACGCCAGTCGACACTAAATTGCCTAATATAATGCCCGATGCTGAAACAGGAGTTATTGGCATTATCCTATCGCGATCGTTGGTATGCCAAGAATCGGTATACCGGTTAAATAATCAATGTGAGGTCCTGGTACTGGACTAGGTATGCCCGCCACTGCGAACCCAACCGTAGCAGTACCGATCGCAGTAGTTGGAGCGGTGAACAGATTCAATGATGTACTAGAAATGGTAGTTGAAGCCGCCTGGATCGATACCGGACCAACTGGGGCAGCTAGTGACAAAGCACCGGATTTAACTGACACCGAGTAAGAACCAGTCGTAACGGAGGTATCTACCAAACCAGTAACGACCGACGTTAATATATTTCCGGTGGTAACCGAGTCGTCTATGCCAGTCCCTGCAACCACAGACCTCGTGATGCTCCCGGTCAAAACGGTAGTCTTATCTACGCCAGCTACAGTCGTTGCTTCTTTGCCGACCGCATAGTTACAAGTGACGCTCTGACCGTGATCATAAGACGCCTCACCAAGAATCACTGTGTTTGCAGCGCCTAATGACTTGATGCTCATGCCGGATTCACCAGCATTTTGTTCGATAGAACTACCAATAGCTATATTCCGACCACCTGCGCTACTAAGATGGTTCGCGCCAGCGACAGTCGAGATATTAGATGACGCAGATATGTTAGCGGCACCACCGAGTCGCCAGTCCAGGGTAGGCCTGCTGGTTTCATCATCATCTCCCAGGAACTTCCAAACTATGGGTCCAAAAAGAGTGATGTTTAACGAATTCCTATTACGATCTCGTCCAATTTCTAAATTCATGCCGCCCTGCAGTCTTACATCTGCGCTAAGACCGGTATTATCGTCTCTTCCAATGTTCATTTTTACTAGGCCTGCGATGCTCGCATCAATACTCTGACCTAAGTCTTGACTAGTACGACCCGTTGTTGTCTTCGGCACGCTCAGGAATACTTTCCCTTCCTTAGAAACGCCGAAGCTATATACGTTATCGGTGCGCGGAGATTTTATTCGATAGAGTCTCGCCAGGCCCATGGTGTCTGCGAGCTCGATACCATCCGGAGTCGATAAATCTAAGCTTTGCAGAGAAGCGGGAACCCCGAACGATCCGTCCTTGGGACTATCAAACACATTCATACGTAGAATGCGCTTATATAAATCACGTCCTGGGCCAGAATAATCATTACCAACCACTGTTCCGTGAACATCTTCAATGTAGTACGGCTTCTGGTCTATCTGAAACCCATCCACTTCCTCGGTAACCGATATAACCCCGTCACTCACATGGTTTAATTCTCGACGATCTTCAATATAGGCATACAGAGAGTTAATAGGATTGTTTCCAATATCGCCCTGCATAACGTAGCTGGTTCGAACCCCAGCAGGATCGACTATAGAAGGGTATTCAAGCTCGGCTTGTTCATAAGAGTGCGTTCTGAAGCCGTCAGCATCTATAAGGTTTTGTTCTTTTAAATAGTCATATGCAGGCGAGGATTTAGGCACTGACTGATTAAACAGCCTTTTATCACCAGATGAACGAAGATTGTAGGAACTCGGAATGTTGGTTAAAGATGAAAGTGGATATATTTCTTGAGGGAGCGACAGCATTCCTCGTCTAATCATACCTCTATAATAAGAACCAGCTGCGTTACTTACGTAATCATTTAGTGTGTTTAGAACGGACGTTTGATCACTATCACGGAGACGAATTTCCATACCAGATCGCGATGTTAGCATTACATCGCGATCCAATAGGATGTCCGACCCATCTTTTGAAGTCGCAATATAATCGCCTTCATAAGCCTTACGATTCTTCAGTCGAACCGTATCCAGGAATAAGTTGGGATCATATTTTAGTTCAGGTCTTTTCGATAACAATGCATCTATTTGATTCTTGTCCGCAACAGCAACTGGATTATAGGAACGAGCAGGGTATAATCCTGGTGGCAAGCAAGTAATAATGACAGGATGTTGAGTATACATACCAAACGCGCGCCAGCCCAGAATAACCATCGAGCCACGTTCGATAATGGAGCCAGAAAACGAACGAGGACCGCCACCAGACATCGGGATTTGAACGTCGTGCCATTGCTCATTTCCCGTTATGGCAGTGATCGAACATCGCATCGACTCGACATCGACGTGTACGACGCGACCAATCCAGAGTAATTTCTTTGATTCAATATTACTAGTATCAGTGGCTTTCCGGGTGGCGCTTACTTTAGGGTTAGCAGCGCTTCTAGTAGGCTTATTCGCAAGCTTGCCTTGGTAGGAATCTTTCTTTTCGCCCATATGTCACCTACTTAGGAGTCTTGGAGGGGTCTATACCTACGGGCGGCACTGACCCACCAGCGGCGTCATAATACCCAGGGTTTATCAATTGCGAGAAAGATGGAGAATCAGGAGTGTTATTCACACTACGTTTAAACGCAGTAACAGCATTATCTATGCCCGTTTTCATCTTTTCGAAAGCGGATGGAGTAAGACCAAAATTCCAGTTCGGATTATTATTCAAAGTCTTTAGCGCCGATATATCACCGTTGGCAGCCGCCTGGAAGAGGCTATACTCTTGAGGAGTGTAATTCTTAAAAGTGGGGTCAACTTCGTTGGTGTTTATTCCATTTATTTCTACAGGAACGTTTCCTTGAGTATAACGTTGTTCCCGACCATTATTCGCTTTTAAACGGTCGCTGAAGGACTTACGAAGTTCCGCGTTGAGGGCGGCAAAGAACTGACCAGAAGTAATATTACCTTTAAATGCAACAGGTTTGGAACCTTCATCTCCAGTACTGGAGAAGAGCTCAGTATTTGATCTTGATTCATCGACTGAAACCGAAGAGCTTGACCTGAGGACTTCAGCGATGGGGCTGTTACCTATAGAATCTCTGGCATCTTTGCTTGACTTCGCATATGTGCTGTCACTCGAACCATTCACGATGCTTTCGATCACACTAGTCGGCAATACGTTTATCCAGTTAGGTCTGCCTAAGCCACAAGAGCAATCGGCAACGAATTGAGATAAGCCGCTATTGTCGACGGTTGGCGATAATTCAGTTAGAGCTTTAGCTGAGAGAACGGCGTCTGCTTCTACGAATGCAGTATTACCATTTCCTGATTTCATATCATTAAATGTTTGCCTACTCGTCAGTGTGACAGAAGTAGTATCAATAGTCACTGGTCCTGTCACAGGCAGATTGGTAAACGTAGCGCCCGTTTGCCAATCTTCCGTAGTCATTTTCTCGAGAGATTTTGCGAAGTCCGAAGGAGATGAGTCACCAGACGCAGATGTTGGAGTGGATACCGAATCAGTTAGTAAATTTCCGGTCGGCGCAAATTGAACAGTAAGATTGTTTGTCGGGGAGTCATTTTTAGCCAGTCTATCCAGATCGATCTTTGAGGCTCTACCATATCGATAATGACCGACTACTTCAAATCCAAACTCATCGCTGACGGGTCTTATGATAAGTTGTAAAGACGGCAGAGATTCAGACACCTCCTGCCGCTTAAGAAGAGCATTTAAGTTAGCATTAGCCTTTTTTAAAGCCTCTTCTGCTGCCTTCGATTTTGCAGGATCTTCCTTTTTGGTCTTAGCCGCCTCAGCGGATGCAGTTGAGGCCGCAGCAACCGCCTTCTTGGCAGTGACTATATTCTTTGATAAATTGGCACTAGCTTGCTTACTCGCGGCAGTTTGCGTAATCGGCTCAGCAGAACCGTCAGCAGTGCTATAAACTATAGACTCAGCCGGAACCATCTGGAATTCCTTAATTAGACCAGATTTATCCCAGGCATAGTCATAGATACCGGCATTCGTGGCTGCAGCTTCATATCGGTGCTGCCTTATTCGGCCGATTAATTGTTGTCTTTCGGCATTCTGGAGCACATTAACTACATCGGATTGTAACTGGCTCATTCGGGCAGCGCGATCCTTTGATTTTTTCTGGTCAGTCTTTACTGCTGCAGTTACAGGAGCACCAGCATTCAACAAAGCTTTTGCCAAAGTCTCGCCACTGAGCGTCTTACGGAATACCATGACAACATTCGGATATCCTAGCAACTTTCCAGTTTTCGGGTGCCTTAGGATCACCGGTTCATTTGGATTCGGCCCAGGGTTTTCACTTTGAGAGTACGCCTGACCAGTCGTAGTACCGCCACCATCCGGAAATGACACTTTATATGAGGGTATTTTGATAGTGGCTGTCTTTCCGTCTGGATTCGTAGGAGGTTTCGGGGCACCCTTAGGCTTCGGGCCGTTGAAAACGTATCTGACCGGAACTTCAACGTCTTGACCGCGCTCCATAATACCGATGTTCTTTGGTGCTATAAATTTACCACGCTTGCCCGACACAGTAACGGTTGTAGTGGCCGAACCGCCTACTGAATAGGAGTGAGAAATCGCGGTTATATAAAAGAAAGAGTCATACTTTTCAACATAGATGGGGAAACCCATTCGAAGCTCGGGTCTCATCGGGATTTGGAAGTTCCCAGTAACACGCTTAGCGTTAATACGATCTAAAAGGTCTACGAGATAGAAAAAGAGCTTCTTAGCGTTTGAAGCCCATGCTGACTGCTGCTCATGCTTACGCCATCCGTATCTACGTAGTAAGTGATAGTCAAAAACGCCAGTATTAGCGGCAGTAATTTCATCATTTAGGCCGACATCCATCAACCCGCCGTACGCGTTGGCTGACCCGGTCATGTGAGTGACGACTTCGGCTTCAGAATCAGTAATGCTATCTTCAATTAATTCGAAATTCTGGATCCAAGAAACAGGTTTATTAGGAAGAACGTTTAAGTTAAAGAACGGCGGCTTGAATATTATCTCTCCAGTCGTGTCGCAATAAAATTCATACCCAATCTGATCGCGGGCTTCAAGCGCTATTTCAAGCTTTGTCTTAGAATTTGTCTGGAAAAAATCAACATCCGCCGCACGAGAAAGCTCCTGCCTAGCAAAAGCGGTCTCGGCCACGTCTGTTCTAAGTGTGTTCGATTCTTGTGATTGATTCTTGCTAAATTCGAATTCAGACTCAAAAATCTTCTGACTAAAGGCGATGGGTGATACAGTCGCGCCCAGTGTATTCGTGGTATAAAGCTGACCGGAAGCTCCATAGATTACAAAATTATTCCATATCCGACCGAATTTTGCCTGCCAATAGACCATGACATCAGTTAGCGTGCTAGATGTATAGTCTTTTTCAATCCCGTTTTCCGGTGTAAATTTAGGACCAAAGGAACCGGTCGTAAACATAAAATCGCCCATTGCTTCACGTGCTAACTGAATCACAACCGCGATAGGATTCATTGCTGCAAATTGATTGGCATACATCTGCCAGCCCTGCGTGCTCGTTCCGGTGGGGTTCAACCAAGCTGTGCTTAACACAGTTTGAGTAAGCTCCCACCATCTTAGAATGTCTCGACATTGTATTGAAATCGAAGTCACACCATTAGACCATGAAGACTGAACGCTGCTGACTAACCCCCAAAACACTTTGTAGTATTGAGGCAACCCACCTACCAAGTAGTAACCTTTCGCATATATCTCGACTTCCATCATGGGAATAACCATAAATTGGTTTTCCACGTAAAAATTGTTTACGTCATTATCGGGGATTGTTAGCGATATAGTCGCGCTTCCAGGCGGAGAATCAACAGATGCTTCAACGCTGACCGACGTGATATAATCGTTTAAATTCACACGCTTTTTACACTCTCCACATCCGATAACTGTCGTTTCTCCCTGGATAGCTACATACATGTCTGGAGCAAGCGCTACGAATGGGCGACGATTTGGAGTATATGTACCGGACCAAGCCGAAGTCCTACTCATTGTTCTACCCCCTGCTCATACGCTTGAACTTCGTACCGACATGTGAAATTGAAATCGTAGCTTAGGTTATGGGGCTTATCTGCCGTATCACTAACCGTAAAGCTATCAAACGAACCAACGTAAATTCGACCATCATAGTATATGTAGCAGGATAAAGGATAAATCGGAATACCACCGTTACCATTCATTTCAGTCGGATCTGTGTACATAATGCCGTTGGTCTTGTAAATTGATACCATTTGCATCAAATTCTGATATGAGACCGAGTAAATGCGATTAATATTCGTTAGTCCTCCTTGCGGCTTCGATGAACCGTCAACGAAGAACTGAGCCGGAGTAGAACCACTGGCCGAAATACTTAAAGGCTGCTCGTTCCACATGCTCACAATGCTTCCACGCCGACCTTTGGCCACATCGACTGTGGCTGCATACGAACGCGAAAAAGAGGCGGGGTTTACTATGAAATAAATCGGACTTAAGTTAGAATAAGCGATAATCTGATTGTTTACGCTCTGAATCAAACGCTGAATCGATTTCATCTGACGAGTGGCATCGATCGCATTACTACTACCAAGAGAAGCCGCAGGATTAGTAGCATTAAATGTCACATCGGTACCGAAAATAGATGCCGTTCTAAAGCCGTTCGTAGCTGCTTCAGTAAGACCTGTTGTAGCGCTAACACCGGTAGTCAGTTCGAGTCTCCTGCGATTTATGGCTTCGACTAGATCTTGATAAGCTTTCGTTCCCTTCATCTCTTCTGTTCTAGCGCCCAGGTCACCTACCGTAACGCTTCCTCTGCGACTCTTGTCTAGACTATTTACGAAGTCATAGGCGCGCTGCTCCAATACTACGGTTTGATCATAACCAGGATCGCCCGGTTTAGCCGGTCTAGCTTGGTCTGAACGTTGTGTGTAAGTGGAGTCCTGCTTTCTTCCATTCCCGAACAAAGTCCAACCTGTGGAAGTCGACTGACCCACTAATTCATCATTGGGACCAAAATCGACCTTTCCGGGAGCATTCAATGTATTAGGGATTTCTAATTCACCAGACGGCCTTACTTTGTACTTCGAATCGCCGATTTTATCTGGAGGCACTCCGGCCGAAGCTGAATACATGTTTTGGGCGCTTAAAGGCCATTCATTGCCATCTACTTGGTTGTACAGGTATTCGGATGCTATGGAAATTTGGTCTGCCGCATTACCACTATCAAGCGCCGAAGCCCAACGTTTTCCAGCGGACTCTCCGAGGGTTGCAGCCACTTGACTGGCGGACAATCCCACGATGCCGCCAACCGGTGCTTCGCCAGCATCTAAGGGTAAATTCAGCATCGAAGATTTTGAATCAGCGCCGGAACTCGCAAGTAAGACCGCAGCCAACTCCTCAGGAGGCAACTTCGAATTCAGAATCGCATCTAAAGCTGCCTTATCTTTAGACAACTCATCCACGTTTGCTTCAGCTTTATACTTGAAACCGAATTTAGGATCAGTTGTGTTTACGGGCTGAATTTGTTTATCGGTAATTTGATTACCAGGCGTATATTTGATAGCCATGAAATCTACGAGCTTTTGCGGCGGGATAACTCCGATGATCATTAAATTCCGGTTTTTATCTATATTTTCATTTACGCCCCTGGGTTGATAGGCCCGTAAAACGGTAGGCGTAAAGGACAACTGCTTATTGATAGTATTCGCAAACTTTTCTAGCTCTTGAGCCTTCGAGTTAGCGACGATCTTCTTCACAGTGTCGTTTAAAGCCATGGCTAGCCCACTTTCACGGGGAATTTATAAATGAGACGCTCGACTTTAAACTCCCAATTTAACTTAAACTGAAAAGGATTTTCCTCTTCTTCCGCGACCTCGAATGTACTAAAGAATCCCCCGAATACTCCTCGATCGTAAATGCAGATGACTCTGCCACGAATAGCCGGGATACCTTTTGAATCGTAAACCATCCCGTTACTATGAAATAAGTCTAAGAGGTCTTGAAAACGTTCATAAGCTATCGTGCTGGAACGACCCGGTTCGTATCCAGAAACCGATAGTCCTGGGCGTGCCGAAGTAAGACCCACTTTGGGCGCGATAAATGCTCCGGTTGATGCAGATGCGGAAATCGAGTCCAATTCATCAGGCCAGTGATATTCGACAAACCCACCATAAGTCATAGTCACGTTCTTAACTTTAGACATTCTCTCTTCTACGGAGTTAGGATTTATGTGTAACGCGAGAGCCACGTCATATAAAGGTATGTTCGAGTTCGGCTCCGTCACGGTGAATAAGAATGGTCGACCCTTAGAGGCGACCTCATAGTTAAAGGCGTCGCCTATACTTGGATTAGGAATAGAAGGTATCGAAGCTCGTGCCACGCCAACCCCCTCTAGCCAGTAGGCTCACCTGCCTGAGCTTTCTTTTCGATCGCTTTATTAAACATGTCGGCAAACTGTTCCGGATCACTAATGCTGCCACCATTTATAGTAACATGATAAGTACGAGCGCCAGATTTTAAGGACTCGAGCATTTTCTCATTCGTAACGCCTGCACCTCGCATGGTCGCCATCGAGGTGGTCATATCTTTAAATCCACTGAATCCGTATGTTCCTCCGCCGCCAATACCGGCTGCCATTGTAGCGGCGAAAGCAGGATCAGATTGAGATTTCGCTAGGAGCATGGCATGCCGCACCAAAGGATCTTCGACACCCTCACGAACCGATTCAGTAATTATCTTATGCCAAGCAGTCTTGATGGGCGCGGGGACTTTTCTCTGGTTATCCTGTGCGGTTTCCGCGAGAGCTTCGGTACTGGCTTGAGTAGCCGATGCGGCGGCTGCGGTCATGGTCTGCGCTTCAGCAGCCGTGGCAGTATTAGCGGCGGTTGTCTGAGCGGCGGCTGCAGACGATGCAGCACTTGGAGCACTTGGAGCAGCACCGGCCGCAGCCTGTGCTGCAGGCAAGGAAGCAAGCACGTCCTGACCAGCCTCATACCTAGTATCACCAAGCGTGTTGAAAGCTTTGCTACGAGCAGCTAACTTCCGGTGCAATTTGGTTTCTTGGTCCGTAATCAGCTCTTCAGGGCGAGTGCTCGAACCAGCAACTTTCGCTGCCATCTTTACTCGTGCAGAAGCTTGAAGATTACCCATTTTCTCCGCATATTCCTGCAAGGCACCTTTTACTATGTCTTCGGATACTCCCGCTTTTTTAGCTTCCGCTACTGCGCCTTGAATGTCTCCGGATTCTAAGTAAGTTTTAAACGCCTGTCGGTACTCCTCCATTGCTTCCGCATTCGAGGCCATACCTCCAGTACCATAAATACCACCACCTGCTTTGGCACTTATGCCCCTGGACATCATGGAAGCCATTGCATCGGCAGCTTCAATCACATAGCCGCTCTTCGATGCTTTGAAATCAATCTGTTTTTCCATGATTTCGGCCAAGCTCTCTGTATCATATCCTCTGGCAACCGCTGCGTGTAATTCTTGGCCTCGTATTTTAGCTTCTGATGCAGTGGACTCAGAAGTACCGGTTTCAGCTCCTTCCATCGCTTTCGTGAAATTCATCAGATTTTCATGCTGTATGCTACCTTCTTTACTATCACTTATCCATTCGAAGACATCATTTAAGACATCAAGGATTGGCTGGAAAACACCATATATTTTCTCTAATAAGAACGCAATAACGTTGCTGAGTTTATCCGATATGGACATCGTAGCTTTCGCTTGTTCTTTCGCCATTAGCTTCGCATCATCCATCGGATCTACCAACGCTTCAGTATTCATTAAGGCAGCTTTTACCATTGCTTCCTTAACATTTTCTTTTAAGAATTTTCTTAAAGCTTCAGGACCTTCTTTAGCAGCTGCGGCATAACCTGCACCAAGTTTTTTATCGTTTGAGACCATTTTTAACAAAACAGCGTCAGCCTCTTTCGATCCAGTTCTTAAGTCATCATGCCAGCTCTGCAAAGATGCATTCATGGTGCTGTAATACTGCTTCATGGCTTGAATCTGTTCCTGCGAATAACCTCTTTGCTCGGCCACATGTTCTTTAATACCTACAAGTTTTCCACCTACGAACGCACCAATTTCCTTACCCATTAATTCAAATGCAGTTCCTTGTGACACACCTTCTAGGCTGCTAGCGATTTTTGTAGCGTCGCCGCTTGCGGCAAGCACATAATTTTCGAAAATCTTAAGAGTTTCGCCATATTGAGTCGCGTCCATTTCTCCTGAGGCTTTTAAATCATTCAGTGATTTTACAAATTCCTTACGGCCCGACTCCCCCTTCTTTAAGAGCTCCACCATTCTTGCGCCGTGCTTTGAATTTGCAGAAAGTTTATTGATCATGTCTTCCTGAACCATCTTACTGGTAGTACCTGCACCAACGATTAGAGTGGTCTGGAGTTTTTGCTGAAAAGACCTTCCGCGAAACATATTTTTAAACGCCATCATGAATCTCTCGACATCTTTCGGGCTCATGGATTTACTTAAAAATTTCATGGTGCCTATCAGGTTCTCTATTCGATTTTCAAATAAATCGACATCTGGTATTACCTTGTTAAAAATATTCATGAACTTTTCTACAGGCATACCAGCGTTAGAGACTGTGAAAACAATGTCGTTCATGAGTCGTTGAGTATCTTTAGCAGCATATCCCGCTTCACTTCTGAACTTGCCCATCATTTCCGCTACGGCGGTAGATTCCATATTTAAGGCAGCACCATATACAACCGCTCGCTCAGAGAATTCCTTGATACCACCATCCATGCTTGATAATGTTGCTTGCGTCCTGATCAATGAACCGGTCGTGGCTCTAGTATAGGCATTAATGACACCTGCCGTGTCCTTTGATGTTTTTCCGTATTGTAATAAAGCACCAGCTGAGTCAATAGAGGCTTGTCGAAGACCCTTGATCGCATTTGAGTAGTCGGCACTATCGCCAGTCATATCATTTAGAAAGGCGGTCCCACTAACCAAAGTTTTATTCAACTCCGTCATATGATCGCTTGCGGCTAGCAAAATCTGAACGAAGGAAGTGATCGCTCCAGCCGCCATCGACATCGCTGGACCAAATTTTGTGACCATTCCGATTACTTTGTCCATACCTCCGATGCCCATGCTAGAAGCTGCACCGGCAACCAGTTTTCCTGCACCACCGGCAGCCTGAGCCACTCCACCCAAAGCGCCAGCGCCCTTGGTAGTCAATGCCTTGCTTATGCCACCAGTAATTCCTTTTACAGTATCAGCACCTTTTCCACCGGCCGAAAATGAAGCTTCCTCTCGAAGATTCTTAATTTTTGATTTTGTTAGAGTCTGGAGTTTTTTCTCTTGATCACTTCTTTTCTTTAGTTCGCTACGAGATTTTGTGGTGCTTTTATTTAGATTCGATAAAGACGTGGATAAAGTCTTTGCATTTTTCTTTAACTCACCCAGTTTGATCTGATCGCCGGTCGTTCCTACACCAGAAGCTGTTTTGGTAGCAATACGAGATTCCAATTCGGATATTTGCTTCGCGTTATCTTCAAGTTCGTCTACCACACGACCCATTTTCTTGACATCATCAGTCACAGCTTTTGATACGGCTCCACCAAGATTTTTTGTAGCCTCCTGCATCTTGCGAACATTTTTCATCATGGCAGTGGTTGACATACCACTACCCATACTCATCTTGCCGACATTTGCGCCGATCTTCTGAAGATCCTTATAGAACTTAGATACTGATCGCTTATCTACTTCTACTGGTATTACTACTTTCGCTTTATTAGCCATCAGGTATCTCCGTCAACCGCTGGTGTCACCTGAGTGAAATTGTCTACCATATACTGACGCATACGTTTCACTCGGTCATTCATTTCAGATTCGTTAATAACAGATGAACCAAGCGGGCCGGTCGATATATAGCCAGTCTTACGCAGCAGCTCTGAGCGTTCTTTTTCGATTTCCAACGATCGTTGAACCATCTGTCTACGATGATTCTCGACGGCTATATCGTGGAAGTCCTTTTCATTGTTCAAGGCCGATGTTAGCTGCTTGGCAAGATCCTCGGCGGTCTCGGCTCTGAAACGACCGACGACTTCAGCGGTACGCCCGTCGGGTAAGCTAATTTGTTCGGTATACTTCTCTTCTCCGACCACGCGGTTAAGATAGTTCTTAAGTACCTTCATCTTAAGTTCTTCGCGCTCAGTGCGTTCTCGCTCTAACCTCGATCGGTCACGGTCCTCAACACTTCTCATACCTTTGCCGACAAAGCATCCGCCAATGAATTTAGCATTAGCCCAGTCAGCTTCCACTTTTTCTTTATTATCCAGTATGTTGTTAAGTGCCACCCAAGCATTTTGGCATTGGTTTATACCAAGCTCATTCGTTCCAGGTATTCCGGAAATAGACTGATCATTGATCATTGATTGACGAACTTGCAACCATTTATATCTAGATCGAGATTCGTAGGAATATGGCTCGACTAAAGGAAAAAGACGCATGGCCTTACTGTTCAGGGCAGATAGATTTTCAATTATCTTATCAGTCAAGCTCGCAGGGAATTTAAGAAATGTCTTTATTAGTTTGTCGATATGCTTGGGTCTTTCAAATATAGCGTTACGCCCGTTTACGTAGAAGACACTATATGCAATAAAAGCGGCCTTAAACTCCGGAGAGTTGAGGAACTTAGGAGATTTCGGGGGCTTAAGAAAATTAATAAGACGGAGCTCTGACTGATTCAAAGTCTTGAAAATAAAATGCTGGTTTTGGATCGTAGCGGAAGATATTAAGAACCCAGTAAACAAATACTCCTCAAGCTCTTCCCACACGGTTTCATCGGTGGAAAGAGCTGAGTCTGGGACGCGAATGTCAATTCGGCCCCCAATACCTTGCTCAGGGGGAGCTGACATTGACTATCCTTTCGTCGGCATATACCTTGGATTGAGGTTTGCTGCCGGGTTCAAGACAACCTGCGGATCAGGCTGGTTCGACCTCGGTTCAATTACATCATCTGAAGCAGTCGGCGCAGGCGGAAATACTGCAGGTTTCACAGATTCAGGCGTTGGTTGAGGCGTCTGAGTAGCAGCGAATTTAGCAAAAGGATCAAATGCTACCTCAGTAACAGGAGCGGTTTTAGCAGGCTCGGAAATCGGGGGAGTCATAGAAGAAGCGCTGACTTCGGAAGCTTCGACTAGAGGAGGCTTTCCAAGCTGCTCGCGAAGATCCGCAACTCTCGCCTCAAGCTCCTTTAGTTCTTCGATGCTATCTTTAGCATTTTCGAAAGATATCTCTTTCAAATGCTCTTTTTGTAGCGATTCCATCAAGTCAGCAAGTATCGAGAAGCTGTCGTCGATAAATTGAGCGCTCCAACCGGCTAACTTAGAGTGTAAATATTTGTCCAAGGTAAGTTTAGTAGGCTTACCATCCTTACCAACACCCGGTAAGCAAGGGCCTGCATCTCTGTACTCTCTTAAATCGAGATCATTGATGCCGACAATACTATTGGCAAGCGTCATCCTCTTAGTTTCGTGAACTAAGGCTGTACCGATTTCGTCAGCGTTTGATAGTATTTCGGTGACTCGCTCCTGTCCCATCAGGGTAATAGGAGAAAGCCAGAGCGTCGTGCTACCAATTTTGCGCTTCCAGATTACGTCGGTGCCGACTTTGTTAATGTTTCTTTCTAATTCTGCGATAAAGTCATCCATATTCCACAGTACCAAATACGAATCGACCCCAGGAATCTAAGATTCCTGGGGTCGATTGTCATACCGATCTTAATTAACCAGCGGTGGGACCACGGGCGAAGAGTAAGGAGCCTGAACCAGCCGGATCATACGGGTTGTTGCCGGAGTTCAGTAGATCGCCGTAGTGGGTCGGGTCGAGCTGGTAGTTAGAACCGTCGGTGACATCGGTCGCCATCGCGGCGGCATCTTCCATAACGATCGCCGAATCGCTCGGGAATGAAACGCTATAGCTGTTTAACCAACAGCCTAAGAACACAGTGATGATTGCACGGTTCGTCTGGCTGTAGGTATCGAGGGGCAGTGTGACACCAGCACCGATTTGGTTCGCGTCAGCCTGCGTAACCAGCTCTGAAAAGACAAGCTCGGATTGAATGTCGAACGGCCACTTGTGCTGCCGGAGCGACCGGACGATACCGTCGACACCACCCTTATAGCCTAACTCTTGAACAATGCCAGCGGTGTATAAAAGAGTACGGTTCAGCGTTAAAGACATTGGCTCCGTTACGCCGGGCACCAACTCAGCGATCTTATCACCGAAGCCGACGCCGCGTACGGGATCCAGGCCGCGAGACTCGCTATAGTCGAAAGTCGACAAAACGCCGACCTGCTTGAAAGAGGTCGAGCCAGCGGGCTTAGATAATACGCGATTCTTCTGCGAAATCGCAACTCGCGTATTAGGGCTAGAACCAACTGTGTATATGTAAGTATCTGAGTTTCTGGCCATTTTGCCACCTCTTCTAAAACTTCAGAATAAAAGACGAATAAACGCGCTATGACCTAGAGATCCTGCGCGCTATCTTAACAAAAGACGCTTGCTTGAATTGCACATCGACTTCTGCCGGTTCGATTTCATCTTCCACAACAGGTTTCATGGCAACGCTATCTTTAAGCAGAGCGTCTTGAGCCCACTGTGTACCAAGCAGGGATTCATCTTTTAAGGGAACATTGCGAGAAATATAGAATACATTACAAATTCTTTTCTTACCATCTACAATAATCTCAAAGACTCCCGGACGAAGTTTGGACATCAAAGCTACTTCGTCCGGGACAATCTCTGTTTGCCAATTCTTTCCAGGGTACTTCACGAACGCAGCCACTCCGGGGACCAATTTGACTCCAGTTACGTACTGGGAATCTTTTTGGGTCGGAATGTGCGCCATTACTCTTGCTCTGCCTTAGAGTGATGACCCTTACCGCGAGCAGAGAAGTTATAAGTGTCGGGATCGTTAAGCTTACCGCCACTGTAGAGCTTGTGGACAGCAGATTCGATCTCCTCGAGCGAATGGGCAGAAAGCTCATCGGCCGTGTCGCATAGAGAGAAGATACCGGCGACCTTCGTCACAAGTCTAGCGATCTGAGGCCGTAAGGAAGCATAGCGCTCCTGATTCGCGATATCGACCGCCTTATTCAGACCGGCCATAATGCTCATCACGCGAGCATAGTTCTTGGCCGGGACGGCGGCAGCCTGGTGCAACCGGGCGATTTCCTTCTTGACTCCGGAAAGGTCTACATCGCTGGAGGACACTCGAGTCATCGACTCAATGTCTGACACGACTGAAGCGACCTTCGGGTCGAGAGGGTTTAGCTTCGAAAGGGTGCCGATCGCGGCGGCTAATCTACGGGTATTCATAAAGCTCTCCATGGTTATGACCTTCATGTGGACCGACTATGAAGATCTTATTGATCGGACCTAGACTGTCTAATATATCCTATAGTATTCAGACGACGTGTGATTCGAGACTCTCCTTCAGTCTTCATGAAATTGGAGAATCTAGTCGCACCGTCGATGAAGGCTTCCTCAGGATATAGTACGCCCTCCGAGTCGTTCGTATTCATTAAAACTAACGACTCCTGGGGTCCTTCCTGCACTTTATGGTCGATCTTCATAACCAGACTATAACCGAGAGGATTAAGTATCTGTCGATTTATCTCGAAAAGTAGGCCAGATTCCTGGAGCTTCTTTAAAGGCACATGATTCATATGGTACTATACTCAGTACTGGTCTTTGACTACTTCTAGTACGCTATTCGCCAGATTTGTTATTTCCTCTACAGTTTCTTTTCCAAGTCTTCTCTTATAGCGTTTTAGAGTCGATAAAAGCTCATCATGTGCATCTGCATATGCCGTCACGGAGTCATCCCAGTCGGAAGTATCTTCATTCCGAACCAATGCGGCAATTGAATTGTTATATTCTTTTATGGTTTCATCAAGGACAGAACGAATCTTAGTTACGAAATCTTCCGGATCGACATACTTCCCGGCAAGTTTACGGTCTAGATTTTGGAAATTTTTCCGAAGAACAGTCTCCGAAGGCTTACTACCATCCTTGTAAGCCTTGATGCTATCATTATAGTCTGAAACCACTTCCTTTAGTGGCGATCCGTCGAATTCATCATCGTCTTCTTTAGCGTCTTCGCCTTGATCATTTTCAGAATCGCCCCAATCGAAATCGTCAGATTCTATGGATTCCACAATAGCTTTAGTAAATTTTTCCGGTTTATCGAACACGCTTGAGTCGAGGTTTAGTTCTGCGAATTCCTTCATGGCGGTTTCGGCATGCGTATCTTCTATAGTATCAGCTTTATCAATTAGTTCCTTTATGTAGCGCTGTATCTCAGGCATTTTGCCTGATAAGGCAGTGTTAAAATTTTTCTTCTTTGCGACGTTTTTCTCTCCTAGGTTAGTATTAGAAAGCGCCTTGATCGCCGCGTCTGGGTCCATATTTTCTGGATCCGTCCTCATCAATGAGTTCACTCGATCATAGTCAAGGGCTTCAAATACTCCAGGATTATCTTTAATATACTTAATTATAATCTTGGCTAATTCGCCGCTACCATCTTGATCAAGCCCATCCTTGATATATTCTGAAGGTCTTTGGAGTTTTTGATTCAAAGTATTCCAAGCTTTTTCGGCGTTTTTAAGCTGTTTCTTGTACGAATCAATGCGAGCCCGCTTATTTAACCATTCCTGGAATGCTTGCTCTTTATCGCGATACCACTCCTTTGCACCACCAGTCAGGTCCTTTTTAAACGCTTTCCCAAGTTTATCTTTTAAACCACCCCAATCAATTGCTTGCTTTTCAATAGATCCGATTATAAATTGCAAATCGGAAGCGACAGCATGCCGGGATGGTGCGTCAGAACCATCAATATAATTCGCGAGACGAATACATACCTGGGCAGTATTGATAGGATCCATACATATCCTGATATATTCAAAATTTAGAACGGAAATTCTTCTGCGTGTACTTTAACCAAATATGGATAATATAATTAGACCTTACCGATATTTCATTCAAAAGGGCGAAGCATACTGCCCGAAATGTGGTAAGGGACTCGGAGAGGAGCGTCGGCTCGAGCGAACAGTATGTCACGGGGGTTGGTTTAGAAAATGCCCCAAAGATGAACATTTCCACCACAAATGCCGACATTGTAGTGGTCAATGGCTAGAAAGCACCATGGAGATGCACGAGAGGGAAGTGAAATTTACCATAAAGAATATGGTCGAAATAGCTATGAAAAGCTCCATGACATCTGAAGAAATCAAGAATTATATCGACGAACTGGTAGTGAAGTCGGTCATGGAAAGTTAGTTATAAGTTCGCTTCTTTAAGCGTACGTAGTCAGGTACGGAGATAAAGAAATCTCCTTTCTTATTGTATCCATAATCTACGTCCATATACCGAAGCACTTCCACAACCTCATCATCGGGTTTCTTCTTTAATTTCACCCATTCATCTTTATCATCTGGATACGGCGGATTAGCGTTTACATCTAGATATTCTTTAAGAATTTCGTCGCGACTCTTCCCCGTTGGTTCTTCATAGTCTTCTTCTGATTCATACCGATCTTCAGTCGGTTCCGGACGCTCGGATCGGTCACTGCGATCGGACTCGGAACCACTACCCTCCTGAGGCTCCGGCTCATCGCGGTGCGGAGCCATCTTAGATTCCTCGACGTCTGGCTCCTTATCCAGGCTTTCTAGCTGCTCCTTGGCATTTTCATACTTATAATAATTTGATTCTAATGCTCTATTGACAGCCTGGTAGTAGTTTTTAATCGTAATGAGTATGCTCTTTAATTCCTTTAGGATTTTATCTTTCGTATATTTGTTTTTCTTGTCGGAGATATGAACTACCCATTTCTTCCATCCTGCTTTAAAATCGGCGTCCGATTGCCAGTCTTCCATCTTACTTAACAATCCCTTAAGCGGATACAGCCTTTTATAATTTAATTTGGTATTTGCATACAACATAGGTAGGATCTTGAACTGCTCAGCAGGAATATCACCGAGTTTGTCCCCCTTACCCTCAAGGAACTTCCCCTTAACTAACCAATCAAACAGTTTTTTGAGCTGACCGGGTTGTTTGTTAAGATACTCATATTCACGCTTCAGCTCGTTTAAGCGTTTCTTTAAACTCTCACGAGAGTCCTCATCGGAAGCATGCTTACGGACCGACCCTGATTCAATACCCTTTATGAGCGATATTAACTCGGCAGATACCTTCACACGACTTGGACGATCAGAGCTATCTATGATATTCGCAAGATGTAAGCAATAGCTGGAAACCTGATCAGGCGTCATAATTTAGCCTCTGAGTGTGATAAAACGGCGAGTAAGTCTTCGCTTGCTCGCCCTCTTACCTATATATTTTCCACTCTTATCATACGATTTGGACCACTCCATTTCCTGCCGAGCCATATCGAAACGCACCCTGAGTCGTCTTATATCGTCGACCCGGAACACATAGTACCGCTGACCATCTATATATTTTAACTTAAATGGACGTCTGAGATCGTTCATAAATCTGAGGAAATCGTCATCAACATACTCGGCTACATATCTTATTGTCTGGTTATCGCTGCTAATCGCACCAGGCGGATTCTTATCGGGGTTGAAGAAATCGTTTAATATCGCGAATTGCTTCTTCGTGAATTGCTTAGACGATTCTGAATCTCCGTCATCCCGAGGCTTCTTGGACGGTTTTTGATCATATGAATCATCGGGCTTAGAGCGTTCTTGTAATTCAGACTTTTCTTTATTATCCTGGCCAGACGGTTTTTTATTCGTAGGCTCAGGTTCGTCACCTGGGAATGGTTTTAACTTCGTCTTTTGATCCTTAGTATCCTTTTTCTTTTTTAGCTTCACTCCCTGCGATTTAAGCATTTCTTCCGCTGCCGCCATGTTGTCCTGGACAAATTCCTCATATAAATCGATAGTGCGGAGTATTGCACTAAACTCCCGCTTAAAGGCTTTGTCTATTGGTTTATTGCCCTCAAAATAATGATTACTATCGACATAGTCACACCACTTCTTCCATCCTGCCTTCATCTTTGAGAAAGTATTCCATCTAAAAATATCTTGTAAAGGAGAACCCCAGGACAACGGAAAGCTTTTAGAGACCGGAGAATTCGAACTATATAGATATACTAGAAAGTTTGCCACATCATCCGGCATGTCACCGTAATCATCTACCCAAGTATAATCAGAGAGCCACTTCCTGGTCGTATCAACGAGATCGATACGTTTCTCGTACTTCTCGAGAAGATCAATCAGATGCTGCTGTTCGGGTGTAGGCTTACGTTTAAAAAGATCTCGGAAATTGAAAGCAAAATGGGTGGTCGGAGCCCCAGATTCGAGTAAATATATTATAGCGCGTATATCAGAAGAAATAGATATCCTACTCGGGGATGCCGAACCGTCGATTTCATCGGCGATGTATTTTAGCAGTGACGAAACTTCACTTGGATGCATGATGTCCCCGGAAATTCCCCGAAACGAACGTAATCACATGGGGATAAGGCATGAAAGCACTAGCGATATCGAATTTTCCCGTACATTTTAACGAGAGTAAAATTCGACCCGAATTCACAAGACGTGGATTCGATGATGTGGAATTCATAAGCACCAGCAGAGTCCGGAGTCTTTCCAGAAAGTCTCTGGACGAACGAGACAGAGTCTTTCTATTCTGCGACATGCTGGGACACAGCGACTACTACGCCATAAGAGACTACCTTAAAAAATCCGGAAAGAGGCTCGAATTACTTAACCGGAAGTCGTCGTCTTGGGAAATTGAATCAAAGGAGACAGTCTTGCCACCCGCCAAATCGGTAAATCCAGAGAGTCTTCCCTCATTAATAAGGGACTTCGACCTCTTAATGTCGAAGGGTACGACCGAGAGTGTTATTTTGAAGACTCTGTCAAAATACTGGACAGCGCGACCTCTTAACAATTTTGCCCAGTTGGTTAACTACGTTGAACGCTATAGACCAACGGTTGAGATTCCGGAACTCAAACCGACTGATTTTGATAGAGCGATTAAAGAGGATCAATCGGCAGTAACTAAGGAAGAGCGCGACGAGCCAACTGAATTCCCGGTAGGAGAAGAAAAATCATATCAAGAATTACTAGATATGACTAAATTTCTTGAAGAATATAATTCGGAATGCAACGGTAAGCTAAAAAGGGCCGAATCAGACCTGCTGGCGCTGAGAGCTGAAATCACCGAGTTACGCAAGCAAAATACTGAGCTTACAGGTGAAGTTCTTAAATCAAAACAAAGCTTGGGAATTGGTGGCACCACATCCTTGGTCGATCTACCGAATCTTGCTAATTCGAAGTCAGCTGCCGTTGCCATAAAGACTTTGGTCGAACTTCGCGTGCTTAGCCCCGAAGAAGGCCTTGAGAAGATCATCAAAAGTATTCTTATGGTCGAAGTGTAAACTAGTGTGGAGGGTATGAACATGATTAACAAGACATTAATAATCACGCACGTTAATTCCGAAACCAACCATATCGTAGCTTTAGACGGAGAAGCAAAGACTGCTTACGGTCTTTACGTCGCCGACGCTAAGGACAGCGTTGGAAAGTCAATTACGATTCAAACCGCAAAGCCTAAATCAATTTCGGAATGCCCTAGCAAGTTCTATAACGCATACAGAATATCAGAAATGTTTGGTCCTTACGAATCTGAATGGAAGTATGCTGAGATAGACGAGAACTCAGTGATATTCGTTGGAGAAGTACCCTTTCGGCAGATTCCGCTAAGTGTTCAAGAAAAGCGGGAGTTGCTGCTCGATAAAGTGCAGGTCGGATCAGTCTGGACGGATGGTAAGAAGCATTGGTGTGTTCGTGATAAATGCGTCGAGACCCTGGCTGGGAATAGCAAGCTCCGGATATGGATTACCGACCTGCTAGGCAAGCATGGTCAGGCAATTTATGCCACTAGCTTAATCGATAAATACACGATCGTGACATTTCAGCAGTAAATACACATCGGCCCCCATCATTCAAATGATGGGGGCCGATGTGTATTTGAACTAGGTGCGGATGCGAATGCTAAGGGTCACGACGATGTACTCGAGTGGGAACACCGGAACGTAAATGGCTTCCACGCGAAGAATGGTCGGGTCCTTCTCATCGACGGTAGCCGCAATCCCAGCGACTTTGTTAACAATCTGAGCCGAAATTAGATTGTTAAAGAGTGCAGTTACGGCCTTCTCGACCTGGCCAGGGATGGAGGGGAGGAACTTCTGGCCGATGAACGGGTCGAGAGTAGCGCGGATCTGCTGCTGCACGTACTGGATTGTCAGCGTCACAGACGGCGTACGGGTGATCACTGAATTCGTGTTAGTGGTTAGACCGTGGCGAACTCGTAGATTTCCGAGATCGAGCTGCTCGACTACCGTCACGCCCGATACCGCGACCTGATTTGCAGTGGTCGGGTCTAGATTACGACCGACCTGCTTGAAGCCCGTAATGCTTCGGCGGGTCCAAGGGGTAGCGACATCCACGGACGGGGCACAAGTCGAAGCGGCTAGAGCAGCCGCCATATAAACGCCGCTTACCAAACGGTCGGAGACGTTACCGAGATTATCGGAAACGGTCACGACGTAGGAGTCCGGGTAGACAACAGACATTAAGCTGCTGTTGATACCCTTTGCAATTGCCTGAACTCCCGTTGGGGTAGTGCCAACCTCAACGCCGACGAGACCGGTGCGCTCACCCTCTTGGCGCGGAGTGCTCATGAAGGTGACGTGGTTTGTCAGATAAGCGGCGACCGGTGGGGCTCCGGTGAGTGGAACAATGATGTCAGGCTTTATGTTTCCACTGATCGGCTTCTTAAGTTCGTCGATAGCAGCTATGTAAGCGGCGTTAGAAGCGACCGGAGAATTCGGAAGCTTTAACACCTGCTTCAGACCTACGACAACCGCGCCATTGAGAATGGCTAGACGAGCCGCTAAGCTCAGCGGGTTATCAGGGGTCGGATCGCCGAAGTTCGCCTGAATCTTCTTCAGGTCCGTGTAGAGAGCTGTCGATAGATCTGACTTAAGGTACTCGTAGCTGATGTAGTAGTAATCACCAACGTTCGGTACATTGCCGGTGCTCTTATAAGTCTTGACCAGGCCGGTTGTACCGGCGGTGATGCCGACCGTGTTGCTCACGGTCAGCTCAACACCGTTCACCGCGAGAGTCGGAACAGCCGAATCACAAAGGAACGTGCTGCTGCAGACTAACGTGAAGCTGCCGCCTGAAGTGTAATCCCCTGTCTGCGGAGCTAAGATCGTGAACCGGAGTCCAGTACGACCGTCGGTATACGTCTGGCCAACTTGACCAACACCAGAGGAACCAGCATTCAGGTCGGAACTCGACACTGCATAACCGGAGATAGCGTCCTCTCCTTCATCCGCAGTGTCATTACCAATGCCGATACCGGTATCATCGATGAACACCGTGTCACTAATGGCATCGCTGAAGCTCAGCGAGGAGACGATTCCCGCAGACTTCGAGTTGATCTTCAGGAACGTGCCCTGACCCGTTACAGTCTCTGGGTAAGCGACTGCTAAACCAGAGAAAGTGGCATCAGCATTCAAAGCCGCTGCGATCTTGCTGGCGTCGGGTTGAACCCGATTCGTGGTCTTGGCAGTAAGCCCTAAGACTGACAGAGCAGTACTTCCAGAGGCCGCATTCTTAACCGTAACAGCAGACTTCACGGTGTTAGTCAGTGAGCTAATTACCACCTTAGCCAAAGTCGGATCAGCGACGTCAGCGTTAGCGCCTGCACCAACGGTAGCTGGCAGACCAGATGTACTGGTTAGAGCCACTGAGGTGTTCGTCGTATCATTTCGACCATGGACGTGGAACGGAGTGATTTGCTCATCACGGTGAGCGTTGAAAGCTCCGTTAGTGCTGAGGTAAGCAAGCGCCTCAGTTAAAGCGATGGTGCTTTCGAACAGAGGACCATTAGATCCGGACGCGTCACTTACTGTGACCGGATTCGTCGTGTCTGAAACCACGTGAACCGAAGCCTGGCTTAAGTGGCTATTGAATTTCGCCTTTATCTGGTTCGCTAACGCAGCTCCAGTCGATAAGCTGTCGGTAGTCACCGTGAGAGCAGCAAGGCTTATCGAGTTCGTCGAATCCGCCACGAAGTGGCTATTCGTGTTTACACGGTGAGCTTCGTATGCTGAACGGATATCATTCAGGAGGTAGAAGATAGCATCCTGGCTCTTGATGGTTCCGCCGCTTGTATAAGCGCCCACAAACGTTGATCCAACCAGGTCAAACGTGGTCAGACCAGTCGACGTAATCTGGAATGTCCCATTGGCGTTGGTCGTAAGACCACCAGTTCCAACTACGCCCGAGATATTCACCCAACGACCGGTGGCTAAACCATGGTTGGCGGTCGTCGTAACTGCGATTAGTCCAGAGCCATTGTTAGCCATTGAGCTAACAGCGAACGGAGTTAAAGTACCTACATCGAATGCCGTATTGCTTGTGGAAACGACATTGGTCGAATCATCGATACCGTGGGCACCTAACTGTAGCAAGTGCGAGTTGTACTTGGTCTGGATCAAGTGTGCTAACGACAGAGCGCTCGATAAATCAGTCGGAGTCGAAAAAGCAAAACCGTTAGCGGTGTCGCTCGTGTTGTGGACGCCGGACTGAGTAAGGTGTGCGTTGATCTTAGTGGCTAGTTCATTAAGCAGTGTTATCGACGTGCTTAGGTTAGTCGCGACAGGCGAACTTATCGTGTTGGTAGTATCAGCGTTCGCGTGTAAGGTCGCACTGGTGCGGTGATTTGAATTGTAGTTCGTACGCAGCTCGTTTGCTAGAACCACGAGCGATGCCTCTAAAGCGGCGACGCTGGAGGAAGCTGCGAAAGCGGCAGTCGCAGAGTATGAATCGTTAATGGCGTCTACCACCTGCTGGGCAGTAACGCTCGATCCAAGAGGCAACGTGGTCTGCCAGTCCTGACCATCGACGTTCAGGGCAAGACCATTATTAAGAGCAGTAATCTTGAAGTTACCAGTGTTGCTCGACACAACCACAGCGTTTTGATTCAGGGCATCGGACGAACCGTAGCTTGAGGCTATAGTTAGACCTAAAGCGGTCGAAGCGTCAGAGTCACCGGGGTTTACTGGCATCACCAGAACCCGAGCAACTAGACCGCCGCCGATACCGGACGGCAAAGAGCCGGAGTTACGGCCCTTGATCTTTAGGATAGCCTCCGAACCATATAGGACTACTGAAGCCAGGTTATTAGGAGCGGTCGACGCGAAAGTGCCGGTTCCGTCGGTGTGAACCGTAATATCGGCGTCAATAGCGGAGTTTATGGCAGAAGCGACGGAAGTTAGAGACGTGAGCGAAGCTAAGTTCACGTCAATTTCCACACCGTCAACATCTAACATTAGATGGTCAGTGCTTAGCAGCGCCAAGCTCGCATCGATGGGCTGTCCTAGTAGTACAGCAGGGAATGAGACTCCAAGGTCCGTAGCAGTGCTTATTCCATCGATCACGGCAGTTCCGAAAATTCTAGAGGCCGTGTAGATGTTATATGGGCCAGCAAGAGCAGAAGTAATAGAAGCGTGGGTAGCAGGCTCAAGCGCGTTATTGAAAGTGATAGTAACGGTCTCAGCAACCGGATTGCCGTCACCAGAATAGAGAGCGTCAGGGTTTGTCTCAACGCCAGACGGCCAATTGATCGTCTGCGATAACCCCGTGACTACACCGAACCGCACGTTATAAAGCGGGAGAGCCGTGTTGCGGCTCGAGACCATCGAGTACTGACCGATTCCGGAGGGTCCTGGAGTGATAACAGACAGCGTGTAGGTGACGTTATCCTGGATCCGGTTATAGTAATAGGTCGCGTAAACTTTGTAATCAGCCGGAACAGGATTCCGGAGTGTAATCGTGCGGTCGATTACCTCGAGAACTTCAACTGCTCCCTTGGCAAACGCATCACGCCACGTCTTGCCAACGTACGCCACAACGAGATTCGGATTGGTGGTACGAAGATCCTGGCGACCATTCGTGACCTGGTTAAAATAGGAGACAGACAGAGGAGTGTCACGACCATTGCCAGTGGTCGGCACATTGGCCAAGCGCCACTTGCTCAGGTCGTTCGTCGAAACCAGGCTAAGCTCTTCGCCGAATATACGGTTATCGACGAGCATGCCAGACATCTGTACACTGTCGAAGGCTACATTGCCGATAGTGCTGCCGGTGGTGATGTTATAGGCAGCACCCCAGTAGATCTTCGACTGATCAGCGTCGTTCAATACAACGTAGTCAGCGCCCTGCTTATAAGAGGCGTCCCCAGGGCCGATGCCAACGTTGAGAACATTTGTGATATTACTGTTCGGCAGATAATCGAACGTGTCCTGCCACGGGTTGTACCAGTACTCAACGCTCACGGTGGAACCAGCTACCGGGGCGAATGGTAGAACAACAGAGCGGGTGGCACCGTCGACAGACACCGGAGTCACCGGCACGTTATCGACGAGCACACGAACATCAGCCACGCTCGTGGTCGTACGGCCCTCATCTGAACCATCGACAATTGGTCCATTGAACACGACGAAGGTCTTATTTCGGGTGGTCGTCTGAAGAGCATTGAATCCAAAAGCGCCGTTCGCGCTACCATTACCGATCTTAAGCTGACCGGTAGTGGTAAGCCCTAAGTGAGAAAGACCTTCGGCGTCAGTGCTAGCATAAGCAGTTAGACCGGTTATGCCCTTCGAATTGATTTCGGATACGAGCTGGCTAACAGTGCGAGCGCTACCGGCTGTTAGAACGACCGATGTAACGGTCGCACTATCGTTGATGAAGAGCTCGAGTGTGTTGGTGGAAGAACCGATGCTGTAAGTAGTCGCAACAGGAGCCACGATGACGGCGGAGCCAGGCGAAACCTGTTCAGAAACGTCGTCCGTCACTCGAGTGTCTTTGCGACGGAAGTAGTAGTTCACCGTCACGAAATCCGACTCAGAAGGAGGGACGATGAGCGAAATGATGCCGTGGGCACCGTCGACCGCACCAACCGCAACCGGCTCACCGTTGACCGACACAGACACAAACTGAGTGTCGTTGGTCGGGCTGGCATTTAATCCATTGCTCGAGACAATGGGATAATTCCTGACGCGAAAACTAAACTTATTCCCATCGGTCGGACCTAGAGTCGGGTTCGCGAAGGTACCAGACACCACCCAATGGGATGATACGTCTTCTCCGAAAATAGGCGTATTGGCTTGGCTACTCGAACCACGAATCATCTCGATATTAGACTGGAGAATACTTTCCTTACCAGTCCCGATGAAAACGGGGATTCTAAGTCCGGCTATCAGATTTCCGACGACTGGCTCGATTAGAGTAGTCGTATAAACACCGGGAGGAGCATAAGTGGAAAAAGGTCCGATAGCCATTATTTTCTCCTGATTCGAAGTATCTAACGAATCTAGGTCTTGTCTGGTCTAAATATACTTAAGTCTATGTCTGATCTACAGCTCTCATCAAACATAGGGAGGCTATTGAAAGCCGACCAACCCAAGTATAAGGAGATCCGACCTAGTGTCACATTAAAGCGGAAAAATAAAATTTCAAATCATTCGTCAGATTTTATAGATTTCTTAAAGGTCCCAATCCCATCTTCTCGAGTCTTTAACACAGATTTATCTACAGCAGAATAAGAACCGTCTGAATTGCTTGCAATCGCATTGGTATTCAGTGACTTTCGAGCTTCATTTATACTCTTCTGCCGTTCCTTAATCATACCCCATTTTTTCTCGGAGCTTCTTGCAACCGCTTTATCTAGAGTCGGGTAATCAAGATCATGTACACCCGAGTTGCCATGTACTCCACTAGTCCCTCTTACATCACCTTTAAAGGAAAAACCAAATACCGAACCATGAAGCCGGGGCGCCAATAGCTTGCACTGAGGACATGGATGTGACTCAGAATATTGCTTTATCTCATCACGACTCATAAGTAGTTCTTCGAAATCAGCTTCGCACGTGGCACATCGATATTCATAGATTGGCATAAGTAACAATACGAATCAAATGATCCGTTCATAACCAATCGGCTTGCCGATATTGTAAGAGAACCTACCTATCGGATCCATTTGGACTAAATCGACCACTGCCGACCCGTCCAGGTTACCTTTAGACAGTTCCTCTGAGGCGGATACCATTTCCGCCCTTGAAACGACAACTGGAAGCGGCACATATATGAACCAGTCTACGCGAAATCCTAGAGAGATATTACTATCGTAGTAATATTCGTCGGTTTCAGGGTTATATACATCTTCATTCTCTCCACCAGGAGAGAGGTTAATGAGTTCAAGCCCTTCAAAACCCAGGGTATTCTGACGTTCAAGTATCTTCATCACTACGTAATCAGAAAGCTTTTCACGGTCCTCAGAATCCTTAGAGAAGGCTATTAGATCGAAGTTTACCTCGAATCGTCCACCGTAGACATTCGCAACCTCAGTTCTTTCATCCGTCACAACGACCGCGAATTTATCATATAACTGGGAGCGATCTCCAAATGCTATTACGATGCCAGGAAGAATCGAGACGTTAAACTCTTCTTGCTTAAAATCAAAAGGCCCGAGTTCAGGCATTTTATATCGATAGTCAGCGGTAATATACGCACCTTCAGGCTGGTCCTTAAGGAATGTTATCAGGCCTGTCGATTCGTCTACTAGAAAATCAACGTCGCGAATTAAAGCCTTTCGGTCATTTAACCAAAGTCTAATGCTATTTGGGTATATGTTATCGTGAGTAAGCTGAGCTTCACCGAAAGCCGAATAGTCGAACACGATCAAAGGTTCACCCGACACTGTTAAGTCCGGATAGACCACTACTTGACCGGGAATGTTCTTAGCTACATCCGGAATCGCAATCACTTCAAACGTATAAACACCCGGAGCCGTGGGAAAAGAGCCACCGGGGGAAATAGAGCCCAAAATGTTATTGTTTTCTCTAATCCATTCAACCGTGGTGTTCGGAGAATCAGAGACAGGCACTTGCATGCAAAAGGACTTCAAACGTCCCATAAAATTGTCGGCGGATAGGACAACCCTATCCGCCGACGTTCCATCAACTATTATACCGCGAGAAGGACGTTCTTCAAATGAGTACTTATTTTGTACGTTTTGACTGTCTTCGCGATAGCGGGGGTGTTGATATAGTATCTCCCGTAATTCCTTGATTATCCTACGCTTAGTAGCATTTGATAACCAAGAAATCATGGTCTACACCCCGTTATTCCTCCATTTGAGCATACACAAGAAGCCCAGTACCAACGGCGGTCATCGGATCGGTGGCATGCCGAACTTCCGAAATCGGAATCGGAAATTTCGCCCGATGCTTCTCGAAACGCTCCGCGAATTTGGCCACAAATCCCTTAGCCAGACTTGTTCCGCCAGAGATAACGATAGGGATGGGTTTCGGGATCGTTATTTCATTCTTGCTCTTTAGGAACTGCGATATTATGCTCGAAATCGCATAATCAATCAAACTTTCGATATAAACCGTTAGAGCCTCGGTCTCTCGGTTATTAGGCGACGCGATATCGACACCTGATTCTTTTAGAGCACAGATTTTAGCCGCTGTAGTCCCAATAGCTTTAGCGGCTCCCGAGTCGATCCAGTCACCACCACGACCAACGCTGAATTCAAGCGCCGACATCGCATTGTATGAAAGGCAAACGTTCGTCATACCGGAACCGAAGCTAATACCAAGACCGCTGAAATTCGAGCTGGCGCACTCCGAATAAATTACGGCAAGAGCCTCATTCACAGGCTCCGCATTGTATCCGAGTTCACCGAGAATCTTACCCAGCACCTTGCTATGATAAGTTATGTCGGAGCCTGTAACGTCGATAGCGGATGCAGGAACTGAGTAGCAACAACGCTCGTTAGGCTTCTTAGGATCGCCTAAAATCGTCTTCATCATAAGACCAATAACTTGTTGGGCATCGATCTCACCCGAAGCGACAATACCTCCAGCCATGGGACGACGGGCTTCGCGATTAAATAAATTGGCAGTATCTAAAGCCGCGTCACCTACGACTAACAGTTTCCCGTCCATTTCGACATAATTCGTATTACTGATTTTAAGCATCCGCTTGTTTTCGGGCGGAAGATCAATGAATGCATTCCGGATGCGTGCGGTAGTGACGTTTGATCCGGACTTTCTGGCGCTAACGAAATTCATCGTGCCAACGTCCAGACCGACTCCAAAAGACTCTGCAGGGTTTGACATATCGCCTCCTAAACGAATAATACCGAACGAAGGTCTATTTTCGCTTACGAAGCGATTTTAAAACATCAGTAGCTGAATCGATGTCGCTTCTGACGCTACTATCAGTTTGAATGTTTATCTTGGTTTCTATACCTTTTGGAACAATGTTTGATGGTATGAAAACAGGATCTGCGACGGTCGACTGATAGGATCCGACATTGGCCGCACTTAAGTGGGCGGGCAAATTAGAAGGCGTCGGAGATGTTGGAATATTCGATAAAGCGTCAGCGAGTTTCGAAATATTACTGTTAAGGGCATCTAGCTTATTATCGATAGATTTTAACAAAGTTACCTGAGGTTCTTCTTCGACTACCGGCTCTTCCTCAGGCGGTTTTTGATACTCAACGACCTTAGAATTGGCTGTTTTGGTAAATGACTTATCGCTATTAAACAACCTCAATGATATCATGTGTCGCACCTGCTTCGCTTGGAGCGAACTGTCATATAAATGTCTAGGTATTACCGCACTATCCCCATATTTCTCAAGCCTCACACCAATATCAGAAAGATAAATGAGCTCTTGTGATTTATTTGTAATTAAATAACTAGTCATCATTTCTCCAGAATCCCCATTATGGCCGGAGTGAATTCTTCGGCAATAAGCTGATTTATTTGGTCGATAAATTTTGACATTATACCTTGAAAATCCCCCTTAGGATGCTTTTGAACGAATTTTGTGTTCCTTACAGTTCTTTGGACCGAAACACGTAATTTCTTATCCACTACTTCCATTCCTCGAGGAGCAGTCGCTTCGAGTTCATGCTCTACGTACCTCTGACCGGAGTTCTTAACATTCGAATTACGTGTGCGGTCTGATGAAATTTTCCGGGCATCTCTCGGCATTTTTAACTTATCTTGTAAGGGCTTTCTAGCGTCATACCGACCGTTGATTCTTTCAGGCCGATTATTTCGACCTATGAAGTATGACTTCACATATCCTTTCGCTTGCGATTTCGATTGTACTAAAGACGCTTTCTTCTTATCTTTAGCTGAGGTTTCGGGTCGGTTGTACCCCCTTGGAGCTTCGTCCGTGGTTGAATCATCACTAAGGCCTTCGGCATCGATGTTTATCTCGAACATTACTGCGTCATCTGCAAGATGGGCATAAACTTGGTAATCTTTTAAGTATTCAGAGTCGGAGAAGCCAGACTCATCCAATATCTTCTTTAAAGCTAAGAGACCCTTGACCGCAATCGGCTCATAAATTGACAGCATAATATCATCAAACGATGTCGGAAGAATGAGTTCAGGCTTCATCTTCTATAAGTATTTTCGAATACAGGGGTTCGACCACGAATTTCCCGCTCATCCGGAATCGCCTGGCGTTCCGTCGTCATAGGGGTTGCGCTGCCTTCACCCGGAATTATATATCGAGTCTGCGGGATGACTAAGCTCGAAGTATCCAACACCGGAACCTTATACCGAATATCCGATTCATCTAAGTGAGAAATAGAAAAATGTTGTTGCAATTGCATCCCACGATTCGTTGGCATACGAACTGGACCTAGTCCATATCGATCACCATTCAATTTCACAATAAAGTCTCTCTGAGATAGGAGCGGACTTGGGCCGGTCCAAGTTTCATAATTATGCGTTAGACTTCTACCACGGTTGCTTTGAGCAATCGATCGGTCCGCATCGTCCGGAGCAATAATTAAGTCGTATGGACCATCATAACCACCGATAATGCCCGTACCAAAACAAGTTAGACAGTCTGAAGCTGGCTGCTTATTTGTAAATGAATAACAACCGCACTTTGGTCCTACATATTTACGAATAAAGCATTTTACGCGTTCACCGCTTTGATCTAGTATGAACTTATTCCGACGAATTGCTTCCCGCCAAATCCAGTCTAACTGTTCGATAGCGTTAGAATTAGTCGTGGTCGCTTTCTTGAGTTCAGTCTCGATAAGAGCACCATTCTCGTCATAAGCAATTGTAGTCACGCGATAAAACACGCGCTGATATAAGACAGTCTTGCTAACGGCATTAAAATATCTATACGAGGCCAATACGACCGAATCTAAGTTCGGCACGACGGACGGAACCATCTTTTGACTTATCACGTCAAAAGTCGGATTTGTTTCGATCACCACTTCGCCAGTTTGAGAAACAACCGATCTCACTTTAGCTTGACGACCGTCAATAGTGACATACATATTCGCGTCAATATCATCGGAATTGATAGCAGGCTGCAAGTAAAGCGGAGTGTTAACCGTTTTAAAGATCCAACGTCCCAGAGAGTCCGTCGGACCAACAGTGAGCCAATTTTTAGATACTTCTTCCTTAAAAACAGCTTTTACCTGGGTTCGATCCCGATAGAAATTCGCCTGAATTGGCGTGGCATTTAGTTTAATATAAGGACCGAATTGGGAATCAAAACTTCGATAAACGTTCACCCCGATTACATTAAATTTCGTGTTCGCAGATAACTCTGCCGGATTAGACCACCAAATATCTACAGTATACTTATCAAATGCAGAAGCACAAGTAACCGTCAGAGGAGACAGAGGTCTCTCCGGGTTAATGATCTCTAACGGTGATATAGGCCTATCGGGAGGTGACGGCATCTTATTTTAGCCGTCGCAATAAGGCCCGATTACTGGGCAGTATTATCTTCTTCTTTGAACTGCACAACTACTTCGCCGTTAGGACCGACGTTCACATCCTTGACGTCGGCAGGCTTAATTTTATTGTCTGACAGAAGATCATCTATGATCTTCTGACGAGACAGATACATCGAATCGATGGCCTCGAGCATCTTTCGGGCTTTGAGCGTCAGTACAACATGCTCAGAAGACCAGTGACTTATAGACGCCTCGAACTGCGTCAACTGGGCGAGAGATTCTTTAGAAAGCTGAAGTTTAGCAGTGGTCATGATATACCATACCGAACAAATATCTTAGTGTTAGTCGTCTGAGGACGACTCGTCATCCGAATCATCATCCGAATCGTCAGACTCATCGAGCAGGTCTTCTAGAGATTCCGCTGAACCAGAAGACTCATCCATTGAAGATTCTAGGTCATCCGATTCGTTGTCATCGGAGTTCTCAGAATAATCTACCGACCCTTCTAAGTCTAACTCACTGCTTTCATCCACTTGATCCCCATAATCTTCGGAGAGTTCACCGGCATCAGAAGATTTCGATCCTTCTTCCTCTGAGGTATCGGTATCAGAACCATCACCTAGTCCAAATTCATCCGCCCCTAGATCGCTCTCATCTATTAAAGAACAGTCTATCTTAATGGGCAACACTTTTACTTCGGTTTTGTTTAACCCAAGGTCATCGGATACTACTTTCATACTCGATTCAATCGCACTTTGAAGCTCGGCTTTGAGCTTGGAGACAAGATCAGCTTTAGACACCTGTCCATCAAAAGTAGCATTTAACAACAATTCGACATTACAAGCATATTCGGTAGTGGCAGAGGTAATATCCAATTCCGAATCGACATCATCGCCTACTTCTAATTCGTCCTGCGACTCGTCAATATCTTCCTCATACTGAGCTGCAATGCGACTAGCGATTCGATTTAAATGACGCATAGTTAAATTATACAAAAAGGATCTATATATAGAACATCACAAGAACATTATAGATATCTTGTCGTTGTAAATAAGCCGCCCGCTTACATCCCCGGCACTTAGAATCAAGTCCGTCGGATTTAGATCGACTCCGAGCGAACGCGTGTAAATCCAGTGTTAATTTGCATGTAGAACATATCTTCTGATTCATAAAGCAAAATAATCACATTCGTCTTAGACAGACAATGATTAAATTCCCAAAAACCTGCGAGGAGTTAAAGCGCCTCTGCCAACTGAAGGACCGAATGAGGACCTGATGCCGACGCCATATCTAGACTGCTGAATACCGCGTATAACTTTTACAGTCGCCTTCGCTCCGGTATCAGCGTTAAGCATGTCTTTGAAACGAGTATCTATAGCATCCGCCATACTTTGATATTTCGAAGATTTTTCTAAATCAAGAGACACTCCACCGATAGAGTATCCAAATTCCTCAGCGGTCCAGTTAATCGATAGTGCCTGAAGAGCATAAACCATCGCCCCGGTAAGCACCAAAGAACGCCAACCAGCATTCTGCTGGATCAACTGATCGATGGTCGCATAAAAAGTCCTAGGTGGGTACATATTAACAACATCGAGTGCGACCTTTAGGAATTCCAATAATTCAGGGTCTTCCCATATATACCCGAATACTCTATTAAATTGATTTACCGCTTCCTCCCCACTAGGGGGCTGGAAGTGATAATTTCGAGCTGGATTAGCGTCTCTAAGAAGAATTCTTAATGAACGAACAAGCTCAGATTCATTATTCGAGGCACCAGGGAGTGCTACGGGGGCCACGTCATTTGCTATAACGCAGAATTCTTGAACGACATTTGCGAATGGTGAAGTGAGGTATTCCCTCATCTTCCATCTGATCCGGTAATCACCAATGTTCGCATCGATCGGGATGGTGAAATTAGCATAATACTCGCCGACTGCTGGGTTAACGGGAATCCGATCAGCAGGTGGGAGAAGGACTTCGACCCCCGTAGTGAAGTCGTATACATTATAAAATATCTGAGCGGCATTACGAGGCGTACCGTCCTTAGACTTCAGGAATATGGACAGGCCGTTTGCGCGTCCTAACTGCTGGCAACGTTTGAATATGACACCGCTCATATTAATACCCGCTACTATAGGTCTACGAGCGATTCTAAACGATTTATTTGACGATTGAGTTCGTTCAGTCGAACATGCAGTATTTCACGGTCTTCATCGTTCTCAGGGATTTCATACTCCAATACTTCCTTTTCTTTAATAGCATCCTCGTATTGAGATCTATAAATCGAGTCCATCTGCTCCGTCAGCGACTGGATTTGATCAGCGTGCTGCTTGCGATCCGAACCGTATAGGCTGTACATCTTCTTCTTAAGTGATTGTATCTCGGGTGTGTCGAAGGCATCTGGTGTAACATATTTCTTTTTGAATTCGAAGTCGCGAATTCTTTCCTGTTTCTTCTTAATACTTCTATCTTTAAGAGATCTACGTTTTTTAATAGAGGTCTCTAACTCAGGTCTGATATCTATGTCGTGTTGCTGCCCAACGTATTTAAGCATCAACATCAGCTTAGAAACCGCTGTGACCAACGCTTTTACATCAGCGGCACTAGTGTGACTTGCATCTTTATTTAGTATACCCAATGCCGAGTTTACGTAGTCTAAATTATAGTAGTTTGGTTTACCGTTGAGCAGTTTAGAAAAACGATCGACAATATCGCGATCGTTGACTTTATCGATAACAGAATCTACGTACACCTGCATGAACTCTTGAGAATCTAGGTTGTCACATTTCTTAAGGGCAGAATCATTGATACCGTAAATCCTGCAACGACGCGAAATGAACTCACGATCGAACGGAGCATTATGTGCTACTAAAACGACTTTATAACTGGACGAAATGCGACGCACAAATTCAATGAATTCTTCTAAAAGATCTGACTCGGGCTTAAAGTCCGGAGGCATCTCACTGGTGGGAATTTCAATGGCTGGGCCTAATTCACTCTCAAAATCTTTGGTCGGTTTACGTTCTAAAGGCTTGTAATTGAGAGGCTTAGGCGGTAACGAGATATTGCGCTCGCTAACGAATCGGTCTAGTGGATAACGATTAAATTCTAAAATGGCTCTGACAGTCGGACCACCCCTGGCGGTATCAAGATTCTTTATCGTATCTTCTGTTAAATCCGCAGTTCCGTGAATATGGCCGAGGTATTCGGGTTTATATCCACCATGAGTCGAAATGAACTCTTGTTCTTCCTCTTTAGTACGTTTTTCGATGAAATCTTTTAAACCAACAGCTACAGCTGAGACTTGAGTAATTTGCACGTTTGGGAGTTGGTTTGGTAAACCCGTAGTCTCAGTGTCATAGAATACGAATGCATGATTCGTAAATTTGCTAAAAATCGAGTCAAAAAGATCTGCGGCCTTTACCTTCCCGGAGTCATCGACTGGAAGTTCATAAGCACTCATATGTGAACCCGAAGAAATCTTTAAGCTAATTGCTCGTAAATCTGCACGTGGTAAGGAGGCAATACTAGTGCCATAATCGGGTCGTTCCATTATATGACCGACCCATTCTCGATTGCTAGAAAGGCTATCAGAGAGTTTGTTGATTTTTAACATCCGCAACTCCCTGCGCACGAATTATACACCCCGCATAAACCAGGGTAACAAGCAGGTTTACAATGACACCCACAATTGTGACCCACGTTTGAGACGTTGGCAACAGGTTGCGGACAAAAAACATTAAACTTCATAGAAGGAGCGGATGTAATGCCTGTGAAGGGGTCCGTATAATTCCATTCAATCGAATACGTTCCAGAAAGACCGTTAACAATCCATATCACGAAATAATGGCCTACACCAGCGCGAGAGGCCACCTGATAATCGACCACAACGCAGCCATCAGGGCGAAGTATTCGGTAACGAACATTATCCGCATCCACTAACTCACAATATTCATTCTTTATGTAGAGAGCAAGGTCATCTACGCTTGTCACATATCCCACAACATACGTCTTAGAAGATGGATCAGGAAGAAGAGACGCAGGTTTCACCTGACCATCGACAATCGTAAACTGACCAGACTGAGCTACATAAAAATTCGTCGAATAAATCTCAGATCCATTAACAAACCACTTTGCTACATAGGTCCCAGGATTTACAGTTCGGTACGGAGCGTAGTACACACCATCATAATAGTTTATACTTGATAGATCCCGACCACTCACAAGGGTACAGTTAGTGTCGAATATAGAATATGTTACTTTTAAAGCGTCTAAAGTTCGACCTTCTAAATCGCGAATGATAATCGAAAGATCACCACGACTTAAATCAGTATTTACATTAAAGAAATTCATTTTATTTATAGAATGAACTGGTCAACCCACCAGATATTGAAGTGGTGGAAGCCGGAATTATGTCGAATTCTCGAGCGATTATCGCGCCGCCAGCTGGATAGGTGAAGCTTAGTTTAATGAACCCAGTCGAACTCGGATAGAACCGGATCGAATAAAACCCAGGTGAACCAATGATCTCATTGAAATAAACGTTGCCAGATACAACGGAAGAATCCGGAATGTTGGTTCCATCAAGAAGATTCCAACCTACGTTCACATTATTGACAAATGCGGACAAGAATAAATCGCTAGCGACGATCCCATTAATACGGCTGGGCGGAGTGCTAGTGTTGAAAAAATCTAGTTGATCTAAGACGAGCTTACATGTAGACACAGTTCTAACAGGGACTGAATCAGTCGGAGCAGATACACCCCCACCACCTCCGCCACCACCAGAACCAACCGTTATGTTCGCGTACCATTGATTGTACGTATATGGGCCTATTCCGGGAGAAGTAACGGCAATTTCTCCTCGCGCATACTGACCAGCTCCTAAAGATATGGGAAATTCATACTGACCGACATCTACATTCACGAAAGCGGGGCCGACGGATGAAACTACCACTCCATTTGCATTGCAAATAGCGAATGAAGTCCATGTGGGCGCAGCACCCGAATTTATAAGGTTACCGCTCACAGACCGCACAAAAAGCACTTCTCGTATTGACGACATCAGACACCTCTTATGGAGCGCTCGTGCCGTTGACGAACGCAATTTCTACCCAGAGATTTCCGTCCCAAATAAAGATGATTGTAGCACCCGCTGAAAGAGTACGGGTGGCGCCGTTTAAGGAGAGTTTGTTAGCAGAGCCTCTTTGAATGACTATATTATTTGACATGCCTACAATAGATTGTAATACCAACACCTGGCCAAGTGTTGGAGTGCCCCAACTGATAGTGGGAGCACTAGTCAGAGTAATATTACCGCCAGTCGTGTTGTTTAATCGATGGTAAGAGCTTGTCGGGTTAATCGTGTTAGAAGCGGCTGTAATGGATTGAACCGCAGCTCCCGAAAAAATCACAGTCCCTAAACCTACAGATATCAAACCACTTGTTATCTGAGAACCTGATATCGCTATTGGAGTCGAAGCCGCAGTAGTAAGCTGTCCCTGGGCATTTGTAGTGAAGGTAGCGACTGAACTTGCAGAGCCGTAAGACGCTGCGACTACCCCCGTATTTGCAAGGTTTAAGCTAGTACTACCACCTAGTGAAACCGCACCACCACCAGTTAGACCAGTTCCAGGATTTAAAGTAATGCTGGAGTTAGCTAAAGCTGCATTAGGAAGCTGACCAACCGTGAAAGTAGTACCGTCAGCAGTATAAACTGCCCTGTTGGCGACGCCACCAGCCGATGTTAAATTGGTGCCACCCTGAGCTACTGACACAACACCAGAAGTTATCTGGGAGCCACTGATCGAAATATCTTGGTCCGTAAGCGACGTGACTCGACCTTGAGCATCCGTTGTGATAGTAGCGCTTCGAGACGCGGTGCCTTTGGTAGTGGCCGTACCGACGTTTTGTAAGCTGATTGTTACATCAGCGGTTAACACACCGCCACCAGTAAGGCCGGTTCCGGCTATGACCTGGCGGGAGTCTGGGACTTTCCCAGATAAATCAGAGACTAAACCAATTACCTGTGATTGACTAATATCTACAGAAATTGGAGCGACGCTGGTGACACGACCCTGATCATCGGTAGTAAAGACAGGAACTGAAGAAGCGGAACCGTAACTACCAGCGGTCCCAACATACGGCATCGAGATCGTTCGATCGGCCGATAGATCGCCTCCCCCCGATAAACCAGTTCCGGCAAAAATAGATGTGGTCTTATCCGCTTTATCATTTAAAGATGAATCGAGGCCAGTCACTTGATCGATAGTAATCAAGATCGGGGTGTCAACCGCGCCGATGACTCTACCAAATTCATCGGTAGTGATTACTGAAGTCGAAGAAGTAGAACCAAAAACCCCGGTAAATCCGAAAGACGGTAATGAAATAGTTACATCGCTAGACAGGAAGCCGCCACCAATTAGACCAGGACCAGCAAGCACCGAACGCGCGTCGGTCACAAAGCCAGACAAAGTTCCCGTTAGACCATTTAACGATAAGACACCTATATTTTCTACAGTAATGCTTCCGGGACCGTTTATAATGGAAATGCCAGGACCAGTGGAAATCTGAGCCGAGGTGTAGTTAACACCATCCCCAATAGGAATGAACCCGTTTGAAGGAATAGTGCTGATGCCCAAACCGCCATAACCTACGGGTAAAATTCCAGTTACGTCAGCACCGGCTGTTAGGTTCACTGGAGTCGCCGGGCTTTGCAACACACCATCAATCACGTGGACTAGGCCTGTACCCGAAATCGAGGGGACTGTGGTAGCCACGCTTCCTGCTGTGTTATCTCCGAAGGATAAGGTGATTGTTTGAGAAGCTATAGTGGAACTTGCTTCGACTTCAATGTAAATACGGTCAGTGGTTAAAAGCGGAGTATTAGGGACGGCAATTAAGTTAAAGTATTGCTTAACAACAGTGGGAACGTAAAGGAATACTGGTTCAGAAGTCGAAATCAGCGTTGGGGTCAAACCGTCATACTTATAAAGTTTAAACCTGAAAAACACTGAATCCGCTAAGGAAGACGGCGAACTTGCCCAGATGTTAAAATCCCATAGACCCGAAGGCAAAGATATTGAATTCGGGTCCGATGGGTCAGTTACGAAGGCAGCTACCGTGGCATAGACCCCGCCGGTAGGAAGCACAGACGAAGTAAAGCTTGTTGAAGATGATTGAAAGGAACTAGAAAGAAGCTTCGTTGAGCCAAAAAGTCCCGTGGTCGGTGCGGTTCCCGGAACATAATCATTAAAATAATAAATTTTACCGCCACCACCGGAGCCACCAGACGAAGGTGTGGTAGGCACCCATGCAGTTCCATTCCATGTGGGAACGGTCCCAGGGACAGGGGTTTCAAGGGCTATTGGATTTAACTGCCACGAAAATAATACGGGATTTGGATAGCTGCTATCTGAAAGATCACCGCCTGCCAGACCGGTCGGGGGTCTAGAGTCGCTCAAACGAGGATCGTTTCCTTCGGTTACAGTATTTGCAGCACTGCCATATACAGGCTGGAAGGTCCGATTTGCCGAAAGGTCACCGCCGCCCGTTAAACCATTTACAGAATTTATGACTATCGATTTATCGGCCTTATTGTCGGATAAACCAGTGATACCTAAAGCTAAGTCGTTTAGAGAATTTGAGATACTGGATAAATCCGAATTTAAACCTGATACTTGAGACTCTGATATAAGTATATCACTCGCGGTAATGCCCGAAACTCGACCTTGAATATCAAGAGTGAGAACGGAAATCTGATCAGCGGCACCATAAACACCAGGAATACCTACATCAGGCATCGAAATCGTTCGATCGGCGCTTAAATCACCGCCGCCGGTCAAACCGGATCCTGCACTGATTGTTGTGGCTTTGAAAGCTAAAGAATCGGGTATCTGTGAGGAGGTCAGCTTGCCGTCATTATCTAAAGTCGCCGTACCGTTCGCGGTACCGCCATTCGAAGGTATGTTCGGTCCAATGATAGGCATACATGCTCCGAATCGCGTTCAGCGACTTACACTAGGAAGCATGAATAATGGTTTATGAACTCGCTAATGATACCGCTTACTGATCAAAACATAATTGCTTCATGGCGATAATCTTCTGGGAATACTCGTGCGCTTTAACAGTTGCGGTACCCGAATAATAAGCGGTACGCAAATCCGAAATCGATCCACCGACGTTGCTAAATACAAAGTATTTTCGCGGACCGACCTTACGTTCGCGTTTAAGGGTACAACCAGCCAAAATCAAATAGGCAGCAAAATAAATGTCGTGAGTTTCGTGTTCATCAGCGCTAAGAGTGGTTATCATGAGTTACCATACAGAACGAATACGAATCAGCCCCATATCCTGGATAGGATATGGGGCTGATCCGACTGAGGGAATATTACAGGGTAAACGGGGTGCTGCCGTCGTCCTCGAGGCAGTAAAGAGCCGCACCAGCGGGTAGACCGACGCGAGCGCCACCAGGCTGAAACGAAGAAGAGCTAAACTTGCTTAAGTTTCCGTAAGCGAAGCTTAAAAGAACTGGACCGGTCTCAACTAACTGGGGAGCAACGACGTCCTGGATGGCCGAAACAAGGGTGTTCTGAGCAGCGGTCGTAAGGTACTGCCAAGAAGTCAGACCAAGTATCGTAGCACTGCTAACGTCTATGGAAGAGGCAGTAGGATAAACGCCCGCCTCAAGAGCCGCGACGGATAATCCGACAACAGCAGTCGTGGATAAACCGAGCACCGTCTCCAAGGTAGAAGTCGCATCTACCTTAACGTAACCACTCGGACCTTTGTTGGTGCCGGTCGAATCGATGAAAACTCGGTTAGTGCCGCTGTTCCGAGCTACTAGTCTAAGAGAGTTTGCGGAAAAACCGGCATTCAGATCACTGATGATAGTAGCGATCGGAACGGCTGCACCGGCAGTCACGGTAATGGTAGCATTCGAGCCGGTAGCAGAATCCTTAATTACAAGAACGTTCGCACCAGCCGCAGTATTGAACGTAGCGCCAGCCACGGTTCCGTTTAGGGTGACCGGAGCATAAGCATTCAAAACTGACAGAAGAGCGTCAGACATGGGCTTAGAGAAGTACCGGCTTTGGCCAGGAGGCTCGGCGGAGAAGCAGCGCTGAACGCGGCTTTCTACGTCGTTAACGTAAACTTTCTGGATATCGGTACGAAGGGCTCCTACGCGCATATTAGACTCCTATATAGCTTAGAGGGTGAAGGTGTTGCTGTACTTAGAATTAGCGAAGACCTGAGCGGTCCAGCCAGCACCCGGAACTCCGATAGTTACGGTGCCATCAAGAATATCGATCTGGGTAGCTAAGAAGGCGGAGAATCCAGACGAAGGAATCGTCTGACTATCGCCAGTCAGGTTCGTGAGAATCACGTAGGTAATATCTGGAGCTACCGAAAGGAAGGTGGTGCCGGTAATCGTGGTAGTACCCGCAGCATTCGATGCGGCAGTAATAGTAGAAGTCGTAACTAGGTTCGAGGCGACGATCGCAGTACTAACTACTCCGGCAGTCGTCAGCCCGCTGATCGTGCCTAGATTATAAGAAAGAAGAACTTCGTCAGTAGGGACTAAATCGACGTAACCCTTGACGGCAGGGTTGGCCGGATTGGACTTAGGAACGTAGATCTTTTGCTTGGCAATTTGAGCGTAATTCGTGAAGTTGCTCTGACTCCGGTCGATCTTATCGATCAGAACGGTATCGAGATTCACGCTTAGGCTATTAACCGAAGACGGGTTTTCATTTATGACGCGAACGAGATTTATTGGCATTTATTTACTCCACTATTATAATGGCATACCCGCTAGCAGTCTAGCTTGAATCTGGAAGTCAGTGGAAGCAGCAGTTCCTCGTAAGAACAAAACGGTGCTAGTCGGGAACGCAGACCCGAATATGATTCCAGTGCCAACACCAGGCATCGGAAATTCAGCACCATTAGGTTCAAAGGCAACATACAGAGTCTGTCCCGACTCGACCTCAAAATTAAAATTATTCGCCGTGAGAGGAAGCTGAAGCTCTTCAGCAGTCAATCCTACTGAGCCAGACAAAACGAGAGTTCGGTTAGGAACAGAAGAAAATGGCAACACCATTTGAGGTGTCTCGGGCGTTCCTACCACACCATAAGGGTCGATAGGAGCGATCCGCACCCAAAATGGTGTTGTATCATCAACAGCAGCCACAGAGGCAGTATAATCGGTCGGATCGAATAAAAATCTCGTTAACCCACGGAATTGTGAATCCTGAGTGTTGAGCGTTATGGGTGTAACTGATTTATATCCATTTGACGGAACATCTTGGAACGCATTAAATGTTCCGTTGAAGTCCGTGCTAGCCTGGAATTGAAACCCAGACACACCAGAACGCTTCGGGAGCGTGATATCCACAACCCCTGGCCGACGTCTGTAAATCGAAAGCGTCCTAGGCATCCTAGGACAGATGATTTAATAAAACCCCAACAAAATCATTCAGGTTTTTCAGTCTTGACCTTCGAAACATAAGTAGCAGCTGAATCCGGTCCTGAGTCCTTTAATGCTTCCATCTGGGCTTCTTTCCATGAGCCCATCTCGACGCCTTTGTAATTCGGAACGGCGCCTTTCTTGATGCTAGCGAATTTCTCATTTTGGCGACGTTCGGCAGCTGCCGCCTGTTTAGCACGATATTGCTTAAACCGATTACCCTTAGACGGCCAGCTTCCCGATGGACCATCCACGAAGGACACTAAAGGAACCGTAGGAGTGAACGTATAATCACAGGAACCACCACATTCACAGGTGGGGTGATGTAGATCTCGAGAAGAGATCGAGCAGGAATCTTCCTGAACTTCACCACAGGAAGTGCACTTAAAATCGTAAGTAGGAATGGTAGCCTCCTACCCCACTATACTGATCAATCGTTCTCATCTTCCGGTATCTGTTCGAACTGAGACTCCTGAACTATCTGCTCAATATCATCCTGAGATACCTGCTCATATTCCGAGTCATCACGATCTTGCAGTTCTTCATCTTCAAATATAATCTCGATATCATCATCATCTATTTCTTCGATAGGAATCTCTACGTACTCATCCATCTTTGCCCAGTTATCCTGGATAGCATCTTCGATGTTTTCATCAGGCAATTCTTCATACAGCTCGTTAAGATAACTTTCAAATCGCTTCAAAGCAGCATAAGTATGCTTACATAACCAGATCTTTTTATCAGGATCGCGGACGTTGGGTGTTTCAGCCGTTCCCATCGGGGCGCCAAGAAGATATTTATTACGCTTGGCGTGGTATTCGGGACCGTTATACTGCCAATATTTACAATCGCAGTTTAACACAATATTATTATCGTCGATCATGCTCAAATTGACAGTATGAGCGTCTTTACCACCCGTGGCAGTGAATGAGAACACGTTAGTTTCAGGATCGTGGCTTAGCACCTTGATGCTGATGGACTTCGCGTTGTCTTTTGCAGGTTCGACCGCCTTAGTCAAAAGATATTCGGGAGTTAGAGCTACTCTTAGAATAAGTGGTCTATTTAAGCGAGTCGAAGAATGTCGTACGGGCGATTCTTCCGTGCGATACGGATAGCTCACATATTGAGTAATGTCAACATCCGACATGTAACTTGTGTCTGTTGGCACCTGAATATTCTCGTCTTGGTAAAGATCTTGGTGACGAGTCTTAGAATCGGGAGTTACAACATCAAATATGGAGCCCGGCTCACTTGAAGGAATTGTAGGTTCGACATCTTCATACTTGAATGTCTGATAACTGAATAAATCACCTTCAGGAGTTGCTCCAGACGGGGTCACCCCGTCAGCCACTTTTTTGGCGACAGATATATGACTGCTTGCAACAGTGACTTCCGCCCTAATAGGAATGAGGAAGATCTGTTTTAAATGATCTGGTATTGCAGCCGCAAAACTCACGATATCAGGGAACACATCCTGACATTTAAACGCATATTCAGCAGCTTCAGACAGAATGAATCCGGAAGATTCCACGGTCGCCTCCTAAGCATCGCCCCGATCAAATACTATCGGGTTACCCGTGCGACGGGGCATCTTAAGTCGAACATCCTCAAGCACACGTTCTAACTCATCAACCTTGTCTGGGCGTAAACTCTGCCGAAGTTCTTCGTAGTCTATCTTATTCATAGCTAAGGCTGCAGCTTCTAGCGCCTTTTCAAGCTTCATCAAAGTGTTCGGAACAGCTTCTATCACATCACCAGCTACAGCATAAAAATGATCTTTCTTCGGGGATTCGTTCACTAAATCTAGTACTCTGACTATATATCCTTTGAGTTCGTCGCATCGAAGACGAGCGTCCGATAACTCCTCCTGTATATAAATAGTGGCGCCAGCAGTATGATTAGTAGCCATACTACTGGCGCCCCATTAAAAAACGATATTAAGCGTCGAACTGTTCAGGGTATTCTTTGACTAAGAGCTTCCTCATCTGGTCACCTTCAGCAGCATAAAGCGCTTCAATAAATTCAGCCGAAGGGTTTACGGACTTAAGCGCTGCAAGTCTATCAGCCAATTTGCCTTCAAACACCCAATCCGAAGGAAAATCCGGGCAGATCGAACGAGCGATCCGGATTCTCGGAGATAATTTTTCGGTAGAAATCGCCTTAGCTGGCTTAGGATCACGAATGTTACTAGTGTCTCTGATCGATATGCCTTCAACATGATCGACACTAGAGTTTCTCACACGACCGACTACATTTGACTCATCTGAAGAGTCAGTTTCTATGCGATCAACTCTTCCGACGTTCGATTTAATCGTCACGCCTTCCTTTACGACAGTTTTTTCGATTAAATCGGCTCTGACATTCGATAAGTTTTCAAGCTCTTGGAGCTTGCGACCTGAATCACTTCGGGAAGCTTCGAAAGTAGCCTTAGCACTGGTCTTTATGCGAGCGATTGTGACCGCCCCCTGGTCATCAGATGTGTCGCTCTTAACGTCTAACCGGCTCTTTCGATTATCTTGAGCCGTAATTATCTTAGGCCCCTGGGGCGAAGCGGAGGACCGATCCGCAACCTGTAGCACTTCATCTTCATCAAGAGAAGAAGTCTCGATGACAGCGGGAGAAGCACGCTGCACTTTGTTTAGATCGCGGTTGATTGTTTGAGCCTTAGCTATGTTTCGCGTAGGTCTGACAGCCTCGACCGAAGGCATGTCGTCCATGGCCAAAGTAGCCCAGCCACTTAATACGGCCCCGCGCATCTGAGGCTGACTGAACTCCATACCAGAGTATTTCAGGATCGAACCGTCATACTCGAATTCGTCGCCCTTCATAATGTCGACCGGACTAGCTCCACCGACTCGAATCTTCATCTGAGCGAAAAATTTAAGGAAGTTTCCGCGCTGCCACTTAATTTGCTCCATAATATTGAGCCTCCTGCGATACTATACGCAGGAGGCTCAAAAATGTTTATAGAAAATTTAAGAGTAGGTTAGACTGGAGGCCTATGACCGGGTTTCATCGTTACCCGAGTGTTCGTTGGAGGTATCGTAATCAAACTTAATTGATGTAGAACGTAGTCAGTCAATTCCTTTACTGCATCTACATCCCAGACCTGGGTAGTCCGAACGGCAGGATCTTTAACATGGTCATTAACAGCCAGAACAATATCATCTTTGTAGATATCCATAATTCCATGCTTCTGTAGCCATTTTTCATACCGATCCATCCATTTATAAACATCAGGTCCGATCACTAAGGGCTCACTAACCTTTTTGCTTTCTGGAGGTACCTTTTTCTTTACTTCCTCAATAAAATCTACGATCGTGGGACAAGGGTCTGTTAGGAATTCAACACCATTTTCGACTACGTTCTCTTTTTCATCCAATTCAATAAATAAGTCGGAAACCCAACGATAAGTGTCGATACCGGCAATCGCACCGCCACCCAAAGCTTTGTTGTAGTATCTCACAAATAGTGCAGCATCAACAATCTGAGTGCCCGCTTTTGTTCTACTAGGTTTAGCGCCAGTCCAGTTTGTGGACGGCTCTTCAGATTTATATGATGGGTCACGAGATACCAGAAAATGAATAGTTCCTCTTCTATTAGTATTAACAAGCTCCGACGATTTCATGCCGAATGTGGATGAGTCCCCTTTAAACGCCTTCGTGCCTTCTGCCGTAACATCTTCCATACTTAAGAAAACACCAGAGCAAGCCTTCATCAGAGCATCAGCTACGCCACGGTTAATCTTGGTACCCAAAGTACGATCTGTAGCCGTGTTAAGGCTACCAGCAATTCGAGAGGCGATTCTTATAAATATATCCATTTGGTTCTCCTGTATTGGAAAATAGTTAAAGAAAGCTTAACATTAGAAGGCGTCCAATTCGACCACAAGGTCAGCGGATGAAAGACCGGAAGAGCCTACGACCTCAACCGAAAAGAATTCCCCTAGTTGGAGATCCTCTGATACGGTATAGCAAGTAGCTAGTTTATCAGAATTAGATAGAGTAGCAGTCATGGCGGTAGGAAACCCAGAACCTGAAATGCCAGTAGAAGAACGTTTTAACGTCACAGTCGTCGTCTTTCCCGTTCCAGGCGGGACCCGAAGTGTGATCATCATCCCTTGTATGATCATCTTTTGCTGGGCCCTCATAAACACTTCGGTGTTGTCGAGATTCGTCACAAGAGTACCGGGCCACATATAGTGAGCAGGAGAGGCATCTACATTTCCTTTAAGACCAAAAGTGAATAACATAGGGGTGACGTAAGTAGTGAAGGGCCGTTGACCGGCAGTCTTGTTTACAAGATCGCAACCGGGACCTAGCTGAATCCCGTAGGTGATGAATCCAGATCCGGGACTTGTCTGCAGAATATCCGATCCTGAGTAATTCAATAAAGTGAAAATCAATGAATCAGTACCAACTACACCATTAGTGAAGCAGGTCCAAACAGACCCAGAATAAGTTCCACCATATACTCGAGTGCTAGCATTTAATGAGGATGACCCGACAGGAAAATCATTAGCGCGAGTCCACGCGCCTCCACTATTAACTATCCAAATACCATTGTTCGTTCCAACTGTCTGGCCAGTGGCTAATACTTGCATGCCAGTTGTCAAAGCGACGCCCTGAAGTGTGTAGGCGCCTGTCAAAGCGATATTAGTGGTCGCAGCTACCACAACAGGTAATTTAGTGGTAGAAGTAATAAAGGGTGCGCTCCCGATAGAACTTGTTCTGAATTGAGCGGAACCTAATGAATTCGATGATGAGACGCCTACATAGCTTCCGGTCGAATTGATATCTGTAGGCTCTCTTACGTAGATATTGGTATCCCGGAAAGTGATTTCGGTCGCAGTTGTTATATCAACCCCGCGTTTATTACCGCCCCCATTCGAATAAATATTTACGGTTACGCCACGTGTGAAATTAAAACTAAATGCTGAGTTACCAAGCAAAGTAGACCCGTTCGCCAGTATTCCTGTAACGTTTGTAGAAGCCGCTGCAGATAGTCCGGAGTTGTCGACAGTGATAACGGCGGTGCGTAGCTTACTGGTGCCCGATGTATTGCCGGGCAGTGCGATACCAACCAAGTTAGTCGTTGAATTACTAGAATTAAGCTGAAGATTCAGGTCTTCAACACGACTGTTTTCACCCATAGTGAGCATCGTGACAACGCCACCGGGGTTAGAAGCATTCATCAGGATCTTAGTAGTTTGAACGTTTTGACCACGCATCGCACAACCAGTTGGCATCGTCAAACCGGTTGTTGAACTTGAAAGCGTATAAGTTCCAGGCATGATCCAAAGCGTAGCGGGAGACCCGAAAGAAGCGACCGCAGATAAACCAGCTTCGACTGTCTTAAATGATCGACCGTTTACAGAGCCCGTGGCATCATTACCGTTAACGATATCAACTACTGCAACATTACCTAACCCGCCTAAACCCGGAAGCCCAGAAGGTCCGATCGCTCCAGTAGGTCCGATCGGACCCGTTATGCCCTGAATTCCTTGAATTCCCTGGCTCCCGGTTGCGCCGGTCGGCCCTTGAATGCCTTGTATTCCTGAGGGACCAATGGGGCCTGTGGGGCCTTGTAGACCAATAGGCCCTGTAGAACCAACCGATCCAGTTGCGCCAACAGGACCGGTCGGGCCCGTTAAGCCAATCGGTCCGGTCGAACCTGTGGGACCAACAGATCCATTAGGACCAGTCGGACCTACTATTCCGCCGTGAGTAAGAGCATGGATTACTCCATACTGATCTTTCCAGTATAATTCATCATCGGATACCTCAGTATATATAGAGCCTCTTGGGACGTCGATGCCTGGGGTGGGAGTAAGAACTACAGCAGTAGGATCCGATATTAACGAAACTGTGTTTCCACCAAAGTATGCAACCGTATCTGGATCTAAACCTCCGGCACTACCGGAACCAGAAAGTAGCACTCGAGTTTTGCCGAATGGTAGTTTTAAAACTACTCCAGAAAGTGACGCAGCAGCGATATTAACGCCAACGCTACTAACATCGATTCGATATGTTGCTATATTATAGCCCGATAAATCGGTGCTTTTGTGTACAGCTAGTATAGGATAATTACCATTTAAACCGGCAAAAGCACCAGATAATCCTGACACCTCGACAGTTTCATATCTAATGAAGCCAAAGGATTCTGCAAAATCGAGGACGAAAGACAGTGTATCATTCTGACGTTGTACGTTGTTAACTAGAGCTGTTAGGGGAGCTCCGGTCTTAGTAGTACCGCCTTCGTCTTTGTGATCCTTAAGCAAAAATACGAAATCCGCCGTAATTAAACCAGCTTGGACGAATTTAAATATGCTTCCCTCCTGGAGGGAAAGCATGGAACGGGATGACATAGGGACGTCGACATAGCCGCCGACCGGTACGTAAACCGGAACTTTTCGGTGTTGGTACTCCAAACCAGTATCAAGATCATTTATTTGTACTGATGTTATATTAGGCGACCCGTCCGCCATGAGACCAGTATGAGTAAGACGCACATAAAAAACAGTCAGATTATTCATGTGGAGGCCTCAAGATAGGTGTAATTTGACATATGCATGGTAGATCTATACCTCAATATTTCATTAGAAATCCACCTGAAGAACCAAGATATCAAGAAAGACTCAAGTTAGAGCTAAGTTGGTTTGAAAATACGGTAGCTGAAGACTACATACTGACCGTAGCTGAAATATGCCGCAACATTAGAGACATACCCCATACGATCAGGGGATCCGCTGGATCGAGCCTTGTCATATACCTTCTTGGCATCTCTGACATCGACCCAGTTAAATGGAATATAGCTCCAGAGCGATTCTTTCATCCGAAACGCAAGGATCTCCCCGATATCGACTTGGACTTTCCAGATATAAGAAGAGAAGAAGTATTTGACAGAATTCACCAGTTGTTCCCAAATCGAACAGCACGAATATCGAATCATATAACATACAAAGACAAGAGTGCGATTCGCGAGGCGATTCGTAGGTTAGGAGTTCGAAAAAAGCTGCCTCGAGGCTTTAAAATACATGAAGTGGTACCGGGTCGAGAGACCGATGCAATAGAAATAGCGGCAGATCTAAAGGGGCAAGTAAGAGATCTATCTCTACACTGCGGTGGAGTCATCGTGTTCGACAGAGAAGTTCCGCCAGACATTCGGATGAAAGAGAAAAAAGGCCAAATTAGAATCGATAAGTTCGAAACCGATATCATGAACTATTTTAAAATCGACATTTTGTCTAATATATCGCTAACTCAGCTCAATGATTGTGATTCAAGACCAATACTAGAATATCCTCCTGAAGACGCAAAAATCACTGAAATGCTTAGCCAGGGAAAATCTTTAGGTATTACGCAAGCAGAATCACCAGCATTTCAGAAAATGCTAAGAGCAGTCAAACCTAAAAGCGTAAACGATATGATAATGTGCATGGCGCTTATTAGACCGGCGTCAGCCTGGAGAGGTCATAGAGTTAACTTCATGGAGGAATGGAATAAAGAACGAGATACTGAATTCCTTATATTCGAGGATGACGCCACGAAAGTAATTCAAGAGATATCAGGTCTTTCGGGTCCCGAAGCTGACGCTCTTAGAAGAGCATTTGTTAAAAGAGACCACGAAGCCACTGAAGATTTCAGAAATCTGATATCACACCGAGATGATGCTCAGACGATCATAGATGATCTTGAAGCATTCAGGTCGTTCAGCATGTGCAAGTCCCACTCAGTTGCATATGGTCACGTGGCCTGGGCATTAGCGTGGCAAAAAGCACACAACACGAAAGCCTTCTGGAAGTCGGTGCTTAACCGAACTCAACCAATGTGGAGACCGTGGGTCCATGTCGAAGAAGCCAAGCTTGCTGGATGGAAAGTGATCCCAGGAAAGAGACCATTTGCAGTGAAAGACGATACGCTTATCGGGCAAGAGTACGTACCGCAGTTATTTAAATCGGACCCATGGTGGGAGCTTAAAAAGTATAAAATGTGGTCAGGAAATGAGTTCCCTAAAGAGTGTTACCGAAGCGATGACGGAGAAAGAATTGAATTCTACGGAATAATCGGAACGCACCGGATACTTAAGAGAAAAGATGGACAAGCAGTCACGTTTGCTACAATAGGAACATCGCCAGGATCATATGTAGACTTGATACTAGAGGGAGCTATAGACCTAAAGAGGTATCAAGCAATTCAAGGCAACGGTGAATTAGGGATTAAATTCGGCTCCGAATTTACGAAAGTCAAACAGTACTCTATACTTTAAATATGAATCAACCCACCAAGATGAACATTGGTGGGTTGATTCATATTGGAATTACTTAGAGCTCGGACCTGATCCTTTGACCGGAGGCTTAACGGGTTTTTCCTCCCTGACGACCTTTAAAACATAACAGCCAACGCCAGCTGGTGTTGCTGCTAGCGCAGCCGCTTCTGAATCCCAGGAAGCTGTTTTCTCATGCCCTATCGAACTAACCCAAGCGTTTTCGGTCGATAGGAAATGATGAGTTAGATCATTCTTTAGATAGAATTTAGAGGTCGCCATTAATTACTCCTACATAGCGCTGACGCCGGTATGCTTATACCAGTCGCCAGCGCCAGTGCTTGAAGTGGTAAAGATGCTAGTCGCTAAATCAGCGGCCAAGCTAGCAGTTATGTCGCCTGCATCCCAAGTATTTAAAGTCGCCTTCGCTGGCATGCTGGTCGCTTGGAAAACGACCGGGATACCGGGACCGCGAGGCCGAATCTTCGAATCCGGGCGATCAACAACGTTTACTATCTTAAACTGGCACGTGCCAGATAGGTAAACATTCGAGTCGAAAGCCGGTACCGCGCCAGCGCCTGCACCGTCTAAGCAATTTAAATCTTCTACAAACATCCCGCCGTCCGCTCCCACAAATGTTGAAGCAGCCCCATTTATGGCGGCAGCCGCATCCAAAGACGCGTTTGAGTCACCACCAGACGCTTCAAGGTAGGCGCACGTTAACCGACCGGAAATGCTAATGTAACCGCCATCTCCGCCGTTATTCCCAGTCCCAGTACCTCCGTTAGCATATAGATTGTCGATGATTGCATCTCCTGAAACGAAAAGCTGCCCACCACTACCACCAACACGATTGGCGAAATCGGTTATCACGGCACCGCCACGAATATTCATCGTATCACAGATTACGTCACCGTCGACGTAAATATTGCCGCCATTGCTACTGGATCCGGCCAAATTGGCGACGGTCGTATTGCCGAGGCGGTCTCCACCATCGAGGTCAATAGTGTTATTAGCTACATTAAGGTTACGACAGTTTATTTGGCCTCCATAACCCGCGTTGTGTGTTTCATCAGCTGAATTGCAATATCCGCCGTTTCCGGCGATATAATCACTAGTAAAATTGCCCTCAACGCTCACATACCCACCATTACCCCCCGAACCATTATTGGCTGAACCACCAAAGAATTCAAAATTTTGATCGCAAATTAAATTACCCCCAACCGAAATGTAAGCGCCATTGCCACCGTTTCCACCAGTTGCAGATTCACCATAGGCATAAAATTCATCGCAGGTTAAACTTCCGAGGACGTAAATACTACCACCTGACCCGCCGTTACCACCGTTGCCGGAGCCACCATAGATTTCGATTTCATCGCAGACAATATCACCATCGACGTCTATGACAGCGCCATTGCCTCCATTACCTGCATTACCGCTACCGCCGCTACACCAAAAATCGTCAACATTTGCTGAACCATTTACATAAATGATGCCAGCATTGCCGCCGCTTAAATCTCCCCAACCACCCGCAAGACGAACATCGCCGCTTGATAAATAGCCATTTATGTCGATGAAACCACCCGAACCTCCATCAGACCCATTACCGTAACCACCGTCTAAATCTAAAGTTCCAGTGCTAGTGAAATTCCCGTACACATACATTGACCCAGCACCAGCAGCATTAAATCCAACTTGTCCGTCTCCGCCTTGCAAACGAATACCACCGTTTATGGCCACATCACCATAAACATCAAAGGTGCCGCCAGTACCGGCTGCTAATACCCCATCAGAGTTAGCACCATCAAGGTATACATCACCAGTATACCAAGACCCGTAAACAATAATGTCAGCACCATTGGTTGCGGTATTGTCGACAGCCTCAGCTGTAAAGGGCGAACCGCCGCCGCCTAAGGTGCCATATACGCTTCCAGCCACTCTAAAAGTCGCTTGTGAACCACCACACTGAGGCCAGTAAAAATTCGTATAATAGAAAGATCCACCGACTGTGATGTTGCCTTGAGGAACCGTAATGTCAGCGGGCGTCATATCCCAGTTATGGGCTATCACATCACCTTCGACCTCGACCGAATGGCCGTCGGGACCGATCAAATCTCCGACTACATATAATGTACCTTTAACCAACACTGGACTAATAACGTTTACATTTCCTTCGCAGTAGACATTGCCGGAGTATGTACCGTCGAGATCTCCGCCATTCGGGATAACGGTGCCACCACCGCCACCACCGCCGGAATAAACGGTGGTGAATAATGTGCCGAATCCATCATTTGCAAGAGTCATGGATTTATCCTAGTCTAATGAGGAAGGTTAAGGCGCCACCTGTGGTATTGGTGATGGTAGTAGTAGTAAACGCCGCGTTATGAACGGCGTTGAAGGTACCGGTAGCATCGACCCAAGTCGGACCTACCGCTTTAACGACGGAAACGTCGGGCGGCAAACCGAAATTGTGGTTTAAAACCACATTCGCTCCGCCAGCTAGGGTGACGTTATCTTCTAAGGTAATGATGCCATTATCGCGCCACTTACGTAAGTCGCCCTTGAATGCGGAACGAATTACTTCGGTGGTATTCGGTAAATAGACCGACTGACCAGGATTAAGATAACGGTCCTCACCCTGACGACCTTCGGTCTGGGCCTGAGCTATGAACCGAAGATCGTGAAGATATATACGGATTGTAGAAACGTTTGTGATTTTCATAATTAAAGTCTCTTATTTAAAGGATAAAATCCGGAAATTCCTCTTATATTAAGTTCAGAATCATGAGGCAAGCATGAACATTTTTGTGACCCATCACAACCCGGAAATCGCAGCAAAGCACCTGTGTGACAAACACGTTCCCAAAATGATCTTAGAAAGTGCGCAGATGCTATCTAATGCGTTTCACGTCCTCGGACTCCCGCACCTGGCCCCATACAGACAGCTAATGCTGAAGCATCCTTGTTGCAAATGGGTACTTGAATCGAGAGGCAACTTCGAATGGTTGCTTAGGCACGCAAAACAAATTGCCGAGGAATTTGAACAGAGATTCGGGAAGAAGCACAAGTGTGAAGATGTAATTCTAAGTATGGAACGGAATTACATGAACCTCAGCTGGCCCAAGAAATCACGGACCAAATTCGTTCAGTGCATGCCAAGGATTTATCGCAATCGCGATGTCATCGTTGCGTACCGTTCATATATTAAGCACGCCAAGATGTTCGCTAAATGGAAAAAGGGGCGTAAGAAACCATCATGGTTCCTGAAGCATTACATCGAATTTAACCATGAAGAAATCGGTAATTATATGACCGAATCGATTCCGCTACCTGATAGTGTTCCGCAACATCATATTGATTTCAGTGCTACAATCGCTTGGGCCAAGTGGTCAGTCGAGCAGGAGAATGCAAATCTAATGTAGCCCCTACCGGCGGGACCAAAGGCACTTCCTGGGCTGCTACCAACTCCCGCCTTGTCTATCATATAGTCCGTAAAAGCCACGTCATTGGCTTCAGACTTCAGCTTTGTCCAAAGGAAGAAGGAACCTGAGGGAGTGAATGTTGTAAAATGTGGAGAATGAAGCAAGGCGTCTAATAACAAGTTACGTCGATTTTCATACTCCTTAGCCATTTCCGTCTGATGACTATTCCCGATCGAAAGAGCCGTCACAGCACCATATTGAGCGACACTGTTCACCCCGTTTGTACTACACCTGAGCAATTTCTTAATACGATCAAGAACTGGCTCGTTATTCGATACGACATAACCAATCCTTAGACCGCTCATTGCATAGCTCTTAGAGGAGCTAAATAAAGAGATAGTTCGATTATATGCACCAGGTAGAGAAGCCACGCTTACATGTTTTAATCCGTCGAAAATCACATGTTCGTAAGCTTCATCAGACACAATGATCAAGTCATACTTTTCTGCTAGATTAACGAATTCCTTTAAAACTGACTCAGAAAGCACGACTCCAGTTGGATTATGTGGAGTATTTAGGAAAATAGCTTTGGTATTGGGCGTAATATAACGCTCGACCATGTCCGCTGTATATGGATTGGGCTTGCTTAGGTCCATGGGACATCTAACAGCATAGCCACCAGCTAGTCTAATATTTTCTGCAATTTCGGTCCACATCGGATCCGGAATAATCACTTCATCATTGGTTTCGAGAATCGAAGCAAAGGTTAAGAAAAGTGCATGCATTCCGCCACTAGTGACCACCACATGGTTTGGGTCAGATACCGGTATATGATTTGATCGGCGGCATTTTTCGACAATCGCACGACGCAGTTCGACGATTCCAGCTGACGCCGTGTAATGTGTATAGTCTTTATCTAAAGCATCGCGCATAGCCTGCTTAACTTCCGGATGGACTGCGAAGTTCGGATCTCCAGACTCCAGTCGGTATACCTTACGGCCTTGAGACGCCAAACCGAGCAAGCGGTCTCTGACGGTTACAATCGCACCGAAGCTAATCTGGTCTAATTGAGAAATCATGAGACACTTTACAGATCAAACTAGAACATGCTTGTTGTTACTCTCTTCAGATGAATCACGGTTGCGCCAATATGGGGGTTGGTACCTCCATCGTCGGAAGCTACGACCTTCACCGTAGGCCTGGCGCATCCAAAAACCCGACACAAGCGTGCGAACTCGACGGACATTTATACTTTCGCTCGAGTTTTCTTCCGGGCTCCAAAGGGTTATGGAACGCCCAAGTCTAATTCGATTTTGAGGTATCAACTTCTTAAATCGATCTTTAAGGTCATCTTTCTTTCTTCCCTTAGGCAACTTCGAAATTCGATTCCATAAAGCCCTAGCTTCGTCATTGGCCATGAAGTGCTCGACCTCAACATCCGGCCAGGTGGAATACATAACAACATTCATCGCCCAATTAAAAAGGCCTTTCCATTCAGTTCGAAAAATATCACGAGCTTTCTGGTCGATGATGAGAGTGCTATCATCGACCACCCTTTGCTCATTCGAAAGAATGTCTGAAATCGGCGTGTTCTCAGGTAGCTCTATACTAAAGTGAAAAAGAGCATCGTCGAAGGCATTAGTACCATCATGTGCTGTTCCAACAAACAAAAATCTCCACGTTCTGACAGGCTTTGAAGGATCCTCTCCTACAGGGTCTTCCGTAAGATAAAATCCCTCAAGTTGATGCCAGCCCGTTTCTTCATTATATAGCCGAAGATTATTCGACTCAGACTTAGGGATCATCACATAGATACTGGCATAAGGCATGCGCAAATCATCGGAATTTATTCCACGCAACTCAGTATGCCGTAATCGTTCAGCCAAACCCGGCGAGACTTCGTACACTTTCTTTCCCGCGTGCTCATGAATCAGATAACACCAATTCTGAATCATTCCAGTCAGCGCTGAAGCATAGAACGCTTTTTCATCAAGATTGGGATTGTATGACTTGTAAGCAGAAAGTACCATAACATTAAACTGCTGCATCAAATCAGAATTGGCAGATAAAGAAAAACTATATGGAGTCGAAGCCGACTCCATCGACTTCGAAAGAATCTCAATAGTCAGAGCAGCCAGCTTTTGAGTGTAAGGATTAGAGTAAAATCGGTCATCCACCGCCTTCGAACGAATCGAACTACCCGAACCAGAAATAATGCTCTGAGATTTCAAGTTATGTAGATAATTCGCATAGCAAAGCAAGCCTAGTTTCTCGAAATCCTGCTTAGCTTCTGTACGCTTGCTATTAAAGAATTTGTAAGCACGTTCCCAGTGGGTTAGCATAGATTAATTTACACTAAACAAGAGTCCGCAATTCAAGACGCACATACGCGTGGGCCTCGACGGATATCTCCGTCGAGGCCCACGTTGGAAGGAAGCTTGATTTCGAACTTGATTCCGTTTAGAGAATCCGTCGCACCAGTCTTACCTACCTGCTCCACGGTCCTTATCGCAGATTACGCTGCGACCGAATCGCGTGCACCCATTCTAGTTTAACATCTCTCGACGCTAAACCAAAACCGGGACCAAGCCGATCTAGTAACCATCGCTGGTTACCGACCGAAATGGCATGTCGCGCCACGACAGGTATCGAACCACCTTGTTTAAGGGTTTGGCTCGAGACGCCATAAGAATCGCGACATTGCCGACAGCCAAGAGAACGACTCTCATCGTTCAAATGCGTTTCCGGCTCCGCAGTTGCCTACACTAGACCGCTCTAGTAAACGACAACAAAGGAACGACAGTCACTAGACTCTTCCGAGTATTTCGAGACCCCTTCTTTCAAGGCATCTCTAATCGACTGGCGCATAATAGCGCGCCGATAAAAATTCTAAAAATAGTAAGTAAATTACACGTCTTATGTATCGTGTAGGCATGAGTGTAGATAAGATAAGGATAGCCAACCGGATTGCTAAAGGGAAAACATCAGAATTGGTTGGTCAGGACCCAGACGTAAATCCGGACCTTAAAAATCCAGAGTCAGTTTCTGGACATAACGATCTAATAGATATCCCCAACGTACGTCAATATAATGATTTTACGTGCGGATCTGCATGCTTGCTGGCGATACTGGCTTATTATGGGAAATATGACGGTAGAGAAGACGACCTCGCAAGCGAATTACGAACAAATCCGATAAACGGAACAAATGCCGATGACATAGTTAAAATCGCAAGAAAGTTCGGCCTAAACGCAGAGCGTAGAGAAAACGCGGACCTTAAAATAATCGAATCATCACTTAGACGAAAAACGCCGATTATAGTGAACTTTCAAGCCTGGAGCGATTCTGGATCAGACTACAGGCACAGCAACGAGGATGGTCACTACGCCATAGTAACAGGCATGGACGACGAAAACCTGTATTTTCGAGATCCATCCATGAACGGAAAGATCGGCCGATTATCAAAAGCAGATTTTATGCAAAGATGGCATGACGAAGACGCACAATCTGACGTGGAACGGATGTGCATACTATTTCACGATAATATGATCCCTAGAATCGAAGAGATAGAGTATATAGGATAATTAAGATCTCGAGACATGTTTTGAAACCCAGTCGTTCATTGCTATAGAACCCGCCACCGCCGCGTTCAAACTGCGTACGGATCCATACTGAGGTATACAAACGCATCGATCCACTAAAGATAAAGTTTTTTCAGTGATACCTACCCCTTCCTCCCCTAAAATGAAAAGAGGAGGTCGATTATATGCAGTCTCATAAATCGACTGAGCGCCTGGAACCGTGTTCTCAAGAGCGACAAACTCATACTGAGACTTTAAGCATTCCAATGATTCGTAATCCGGTAGATGGTGAACATAACTGTAATTGAAAGTGCCGACTGCACCACGTTTATCATACTTCCGATTACCAATATAATAGACCGCTCTCGCATTAAAGGCATTGGCCGATCTAATTACTGTTCCGAAGTTAAAATCACCAACAAAGTTTTCCATCAAAACTGCGAACGGAAAAGCTTTGTTCGCTAAATCATCTCGAATAAGCTCGGTTGTCCACGCCTTATAACGATTAATCACATTCCTATTTTCTAGATCCAATTTATTCCTCGTGAATTTTAATAGATACTGCTTGATCACACGTCAATGACGGATAAGCTCTTCTAGCATAACCGTTCCATGAGGGAATTTCCAATATAGTTAACATATTGTGATCGGGTCTGACAGATGAGTCGACTTTGCAACCACAATTTAAGCATTTATAACGGTATAATCCAGCAATACCGGTAGGACCCTTGAAATCCCAGTCATGGCTCACGAGTTATGAACCTTATAAGATACACATTCTTCAACAGTATGCATTGATCTAGATTGATCATTCTCGAATTCCATAAAACACTCTGAACACATCGGGTTTATCTTGAATGCACTTCTAATCCCGGCATAGTCGATGGGATTCTTAATAGGAGAAATCATCCTTTGAAAAAGTTCGTTAGTTTCGTCGGTCGAGAGGCCGTCACGCGATACGCGCTTCACTTGATTATCTAAGAGAGCTTTGAGAGACGCCATCTTCTTTTCCCTATCGATCATGGACCACTTCCGCTAAGAATTCTTCGCACTTTGGGATAGCTCGATACTCCATCGAACCGCTATTAAAACACGACATTATTCGACCGACAACAAACCAGTCATAATTCGGACTGGTCCAATAACCGGCCGACGTAAGATAACCACACAACTTGCATTTCACTATGACGTTTCCATGAATCTCATGACTTAAAATCCAGTCATGCTCCATGGATTGTCCCCATGAGTATTTCTTCACAGGTTAGATAAGAAGAATTCTTTAAAATAGGATCCACAACTAAGAGCCAACCATCCTTAGATGGGTTATATGAACCCACAAAAATATAACCACACATGTCACATTTAAACGTTTTGAGACCACCTGATTCCTTGAGTAAAACCCATTCATGAAGCATAAATATTCCAGATTATTATTTCTTCGCAGGTCATATACTTTAAATCCTGAATCATATGGCTTCCGGATAATACTTTCTGGGCAGGAAACGGCATATTCACATCTCTAAACAAAGAACCGCACAAAAGGCATTCGAATTCTTTGTAGTACACACCCGGCGTCCTACATTTCCATTTATGAGGCATGAATATAATTCACCATCACATCATGATAGGTCCTAACGTCCACTAATTCATTATCACGTTCAACCCAATGTGGGTTGGGCTTCTGATTAGGATCAGAAAGCCTACACCAACTATTACAATTTAAGCATTTCCAAATATTCGAGTAAATTAACTGCCAATCATGGGCCATACCATAACTTACACCAAACTAGCACGCGGTCCAGCCCCAGACCAACCACAAAGTTTATGTAACATACGAGCTGCGATGATCGGATCATTTCCATCAGGTGAAGATTCATTTATATCGAATCCTACGATTTTTCGACCCGCATTTACAACTGCCTTTAGAATCGCATTTACCTGCCACCAATTTAGACCACCTGGAACGGGTGTTCCAGTGTTCGGAACCATCGAAATGTCGAACACATCCATGTCAAAACAAACATAAACATTGGGTGAGAGAGTCGTTGCTATACGTTCCGCAACTATGTCGAATGATTCGTATTGAGAGTATTCCCATAAATCTTTAGCAAAAAACGGCGTTATGCGACCTCTCGAATTCATGATCGATAGATACTCGAATTCGGAAAGGTCTCGAACGCCGACCTGTGTAATCGGACATTTAGTCATTTGCACGACATTGCTCATGACAGCAGCATGCGAAAAATGACATCCGTTATACCTAGTTCGAAGATCGGCATGAGCATCAAAGTGAAGAACGCTCAAGTCTTTAAAACGCTCAAAATGAGACACGATCGAACCAAGCGAAACCGAATTATCGCCACCCAACACTATAGGCACTTTTCCCTTCGACAGCCAATAACGAGAGCGATCCCTAATAGCCGAATAGACGGTGTTACAAACCCGATTAAGCTCGTCCAAAGCTCGCGTGTCATTATTCAGACTTCTGCGATATAAATCTCGAGCTATTTCATTTGCCTCGACCGCCTCAATAACCGGATCATCGACAAATATATTCCCAACAACATTGTCACTGAATTCCAGATCAAACGTGTCGACTTGATGAGTCGCCTCAATTACTGCATCCGGCGCAAAAGCAGACCCGAGTCTATAACTTGAAGTCCCGTCAAAAGGCACAGGCACAATTACGAACTTTGATTTCTCGATCGTGGATAACGATTCAAAGATAGGCTTAGAATTCACGATGGTAGATAAACGGTGAACTAAGTTCATGGACCGCCCTTAAGCATGAACTGTAATATTACAATTCGCTAAAATCTAAACGCCTTCTTGAACGCGTTACCTACTTTTTTACCAGTATCTACAACTGCGTTACCGGCCTTCTTACCAGTGTCTACAATCGCATTACCAGCTTTTTGTGCCGTGCTGACAACTGTAGACTCCGCTTTCTTCTCAGTAGCTACCACTGCACTACCGGCACTAGTTAAATCCTTGGCTGCTTGCTTAGTGTCTACAGTTACAGATACGTCGACCTTAGCTCCGACTAGTGCTGCCACATCTCCGCTAACGCCGACAGTGGCTTTACCGTCCTTGAAGGTAGCTTCGCCACCACCCCCAATACCTACTTGGTCGCCGACAGACACGCCAGCACCAGCCGTAGCTGAAGCCCCTCTCAGCTTCGCAGTGGCGTCAGCATCTACTCCAACAGCAGTACCAGAGGAGACGCCACCGGAGGCAGCCACACCATGATCTCCAGCAGAAATGGAGGCGTCAACGGTAGTTCCGGTTACAGCATAAGCATCACCTGAAGCTGATCCGCCAACGCCGTGATAATTTGTGGTCGCATCTACCGTCGCATGTGCCTCGGTGGTGTCAGAATAGTGCAGGCCAGCATTCACATTATTTCCATCTAAACCGGCCGAAACGCCAGCTTCAGTTCCAGTCTTAGCCGATACGCCTGCCGAAATCGACGCATTATCATTGCCGGTGCTAACCCCGGCGGAGGCTTCGATCGTGTTATTAATGGAAGCTGAAGCTGAATTCTTATCGGTAGTCGCGGTAGCTGACTGATTTGCACTTATGTTGGTGGACATTTTTGCTCCAAGTTATTTAGAACGAGATTTCGTTAAACGACTCTCGGCCTGATTCCAGGCCGCTTGTTCTTTAAGAATCGAAATGAATTCATCACGCTGCTGAATAAGATGCTTTTCCCGTTCGATTAACCTATCATGTTCACGATCGATCAAAGCCATAATTCGGTCGTCTTTTGAATGTATTTCCTTCAAATACTCGGCCTTGTCAGCTTGCCATGCCGCATGTTGGTAATAAACAATCGCTACCATCAGCACAACAGTGAAAGATTGTTCCTTAAGTTTGTTTAGGAATATGGAGATAGCGGAGGACTGAGATGAATCCGATGAACCAGCACTAGAACCCATACTACGATGGGTTTAAAGAAAACCGAAGAGTCATTGATATGCTTTTAACTGATAAAATGCTTCGATGATTCAATCACTACATCTCAACATCAGGTAACTTATCGGCTGCCTCAGTAAAGCCATGTTCGACTAGTGTTTCACCAATTGCGGGCTTCTCTTTCTCATCATACGAGCACATAAACCGCAGGGTATCCTCTTCTGCCGCGAACTTGGCACTCGATGAGTACTCTTTAAAATCCCTAGGCGTGAGCTTAACATAGTCGTGAGAAAGAATAGACTCAAGCGCTTTTCCATCGAAGAACGCTTGGTCTGATGACATGCGGGTTTCAGGAGCCATCATCTTAGGGTCGACATTCATGAAAGCCCAGCCGAAAGGCGTAAGGCTCGCCCATACCGGCTCCATATTGGTCACAAGACTCCCGACAACATCATGTTCTGTATAAGCTCCACCCTCAAAAATCGCTACCTCAATTCGAGGTTCGCCAGTCAATTCGGATGCAAGTTTACGAAGATGTTTTAAGACTAATTCGCGAGATGGATTTTTCGAGGCATCTATTTTAGAAGCGATCCGACGTAAAGTAGCAGACAAGTCAGCAGGTTTCATAATCATCTCCTTCCACTACTGGCACATTAGAAATGTATAATCGGTGCAAACAAATACGAATCGGCCCTGGACGTTTCCATCCAGGGCCGATTCGACAGTTCAGTTTTTCGAAATTAGCGGGTGACGATCAGACGCACTAAACCACGCGGATTGTACGCGCCGATACCAAGGTTCTCAAACATTGAGAATCCTATCGTCCGCTCCTCGGGGTTGTCAGCGGAGAGAACCGTGAGCTCAGTACGGACCGGAATGCGTCCGAACATCTCAGGCTCGCAGCAGACGTAGACAACGCCAGCGGGAACGATACGGGAGACGATGAACTGAGCGTTCCAGCCCGTCGCCATCATACCGGTCTTCCACAGGGTCGCCTGGCTCTCGATGTCGAGGACGTCACGGCCGAACTTACGGATGTCGGCATAGTCGACCGCGTTCATGTAAACGCGAGCGACGCGGAGGTCCTGACGCTCGATCTCGGCGAACGCGTCCGCGAGGACGGCCGGAGAGATCGGCGCGACAACCGGGATGTCCGGGTTCGTTCCACCGGGGAGTGAATCGAAGCCGTTGGCCGCGATCGCATCCATGATGGAGAACACGCGATCGTCCTCAGCAGCCTGGATCTGGGCCTTGCCGAGATCCTGCATACGCTTGAGTAGATCGTACCGGCGCTCCTTGACCTGGGTCAGGGGAGCCTTCGGT